TCTTGGTCCATCATGGCTTTGCCTCCTTCTTCGTCCACAGCTGGGCCCTTAGGCGCTTCCAAACATCAAGAATGACGCGGCGGTCTCCACTCACGTCGACTGGAATCATACGCGTGACCCGATCGAGACTTAGCTCCCGCGTCCAACGGCCATTTCTTAGACGGTAACCGCTCGCCGCCGCGTATCGCTCGTACGGCATCCCGCCGCGGTCCTCGTCAGACCAGTTCATCATATCGACAGGCGAGCTCGGGTACGGCTGGTTGACGCACCGGTAGCAGTATGGGTCGCCGTCCTCCCCCCATTGGTATTCTGCCGGCCACAACTTACATGACGCGCATTCATCCAGCAGGTATCCGTTTACGAAAGACCACCCGATGAGTCTCGCGTCGCGTCGTGTAAGCGCGAGCATGTTTCGTTTCACGGCCTCACCCTGGCGCCATTTCTGTCCAGCTCGCCAACCGCGCTCTTATCCGCCAACTCATCATTGACGCGCTGCCGCTCGTCGAGCTTAGCGAGCCGCGCCTGCATCGCCGCAAGGTCAGCTCGGATCTCCGCCCGCTCTTCCTCGCTAGCGTCCTCGCGAGGATTGGCGCACGCCTCGCGAAAGATGCCGATTGTGGTCTCGAGATTTGAGCGGATCGTAGCCAACGACGGTAGCCCGGTGACTCGCACATCGTACGACGCCTCCTTCTCCCTATGCGCCACAGTCTCACCCGGCGCCATCTTCGGCTTGACGATGTGCGCCTCCTTGTCACTCACGCCGACGATCTCGACGTCGTCGAGTTCGCGGCAGCGAGTGAAGCCGCAGCCTCGACCCCACGGCATTGCCATCACGCCAAGCGCCTGAGGCAAGTTGTCCTCGTCGTCCGCCTCCCCATCCCTCTCTCGCCGCGCAAGCAGCCGGCGGCGCATCGCCTCGCGGTCGGATGACATCAGCTCATCCTCGCTTTCTCTTTGGCGATCCTGTCGGCGCACTTCTCATTGAAGAATGCCTCAAGCTTCGCCCGTATGCGCCCGCGGTCTTCGCCGGTGGCGGCAGACATGAACTCGGTCTGTCCTTCCACCCACATGTTCCGAATGCGTTCGACGTCGCTCATGGCTTCACCACCATCACCGGCACCTTCAACGGCACCTCAAACTTCTGCCCATTGATCTCGATCTCCCAGTGCCCATCGAACATCCGCACATGGCCAGGCTCAACCGGCGGGTAGAGCGTCAGCTTTGGTGCTGGCATCGCGGGCCACTTGCTCTCGTTCCACAGCAGCGTTTCGCCCTGCGTCAAACGGGGCGTCTTCCCGCTCAGGTCAAGCGGGTATTGAATCCCGCCCGTCGTCACCTCCGCCGCCTTCGCCTTACCCGCAAACAGCGTTGCAAACGGCGTCATCAGCATGCCCAGAATCGTTTCTCTTCGGTTCATGTTGTCCTCTTTTTCTTTGACCGCCATGTCGCTCGGCTTTTTTTGAGTTCGCCCGCGTCGATCGCTCGGGTAAGCGCCTCAGGCAGAGACCTCGCTCGGAAGTGACTCCGCGTCGATTTCTTGTCTCCGTAGACGGTGACGAAGACGTCCCACGAGAACCGGCACAACTTGTGATTCTTCAGGTTCATTGGCGCCGTGCGCGTGATCGTCACGTCAGGCCATAGAACAAGCGCGCGGCGCAGCATCGCTGTGACGTCGATCACGTTTCCTCCGCCATCTTCCCAACTCCGCCGGTTGTGAAAGTGACGCCGCCGACCTCCAACGTCACCGGCTCGCCTTCGACGAACGGTGGCGCCTTCTCGCCAGGAAACGCTTCTTCGTAAGCGGCACACTCGAGTTCGTACTGAGCCTGAGACAATCTGCTTTGCATCATCGAGTGCGTGAGTGACGCATCACTCCGCCGCGTTTCCGCGAGCTGAAGCGTCTGCTTTGCCATACGCTCGGCGCGTCGCGCCTCCACGTACCGCTGCCACAGCTCCGCGTTCACTTGCCCCTCATGGCCGGCAGCACAGGCATTGCCAACGGGTCAGGCAACCTCACACTCTCCGCCAACTCCTCCAGCGTCCCGACCGCCACCTGCATGCCGAACTTCTTCCAAATCCAATCCAGCACCCGCGCGCGCGTCGCCTCGTCGAGCCCGTCGAGTGACTTCTGTACCGTGTGCATCGCCTTCAATTCAGGGTCCATCTTTGCCTCCAATCAGAATCGTTTTCAAATCCGCACTCGGTGCCACGTGCCCAGACGCCACGCATTCCATCCAGTCGCCAAATGGCGCCGTCGTAAGGCTCACCTTCACCATCCTAATCGCCACATCGTGACTCCCGCGCAGGCGTTTCCAGTGGATTCGCTCGGTGCGCAGTGACCGCGCCAGTTGCTTCTTTGCGACGCGACGCTTTCTGCCGCGGCTCACCATCGCGCCGCGAAAACAATCACAGCATAGGCCCAGCAACGTCGGCAAGACGTTGCGCTGGTCGTACGCGTCGAGCACTGAGTTGCACTTCCGGCACTTCACGTCGGTACCCTCACCCCAATCCTTTCCAGCTCCACGTCAGTGCACCACGGCACATGCGCCGGCAGCCAATCAACGACGCGCACCGGAATCCCCCATGCCATAGCTTGCGCGTCGCCTAGCGGCCCGCGCATCGTCTCATCAGGCGTCATCGCCTTCTCCGCAATCCTAGCCTTCATCTCGGGCCACACGTCGTGGCGCACGTAGAGTATTTTCGGAGGCGGTCCGTTCTCCGTGGCGATGGCGCGCATCGTCCGATTGCAATCGCGAACCATCTGGAGCCAGTTGAAAGGCTTGGCGGGCCCGTTGCTGAAGGTGCCGTTCATGGCGTCGCCACCTCATTCCCATCCGCATCAAACCACCTCGCCTCGACCCACTTCGCCTCATCACGCATCCGTCGCATCTCTTTCCAATCGATCGTTGGCCGGTTCAGGCACTCTTCACTCCACCGCGCCACGTAGTAGCCGTCAACGCGCGACCTGCGGCGCCCGCAGAAGTCGGCGAACCACTCGACCGCCGGGCCGTCTTCGTTCCACATTCGCAGCGCTTCCGCGTGCGTGGCCACCGCGTACTGTTTGCAGAAACCAAGTACGCGTCTTTCGGCAAGGCTCTCTAGCGGCACGACCACGAAGTACCACTTGAGCTCCCACTTCGGAGCGTCGGCGCCGAAGTCGATTTCGAGCATGGGCATGCTGTCGCTCATCCCTTCGCCCTCATCCTCTCCGCATTCGCCCGCGATAGCGCCCTCGCCGCATCAGACTCCGCCTTCGCCTCAGCGGAGCGCGACACGAAGCGATAGCCGTCGAGGAACTCTCGGTGGTGATAACACTTGTACTCAGCGCCGTGGCCGTAGCCGTAGTCGGCGTTGATGAGGTAAGCGGTCGCGCCGCAGCGGGGGCAGGTCATGACTTATTCCCCATCGCCATCGCTGCCTCCTTCGTTTGTCAACTTCTCGATCGTCAACCGCACGCGGTCGCCGACGTCTAGCCATCCCATGATTGCGCTCACTCCGATACTTTGGCCTGGCTCGGCCTCAATCCAGCAGCCGTCGCTGTCGCGTTCGACGGCGCGCTCCCATACGCATGATCGACTCCCAGTCGTCGTCTCGGCCTCCATCTGTGGCCCAGTTCGGAAAGCCGCACACTTTTGCTCTCTCAATCGCGATCTGCCCCAACGTCTTCGGCGTCGCCGCGACGATCGCGTCTGCGAGCGTCATCACGTTCACATCGCAGCGCTCTCTAAAGCACGCAGCAGCCGACTTGCGGTCCAGGAATAGTATCGCCTCAGTCGGATCGCGGACGACGGATACCTTTCCGTCGAAGCTCGCGCCAGCAATGAAGCGCAGCCCCTCTGGCTCGAGGGCGATTACGAACCCGACGCGGTTCTCGTCACCCACGCGACGCCTTCTCTTCCTCGCGCTTCACGCGGTCGATCTCACGGCATAGAAACTTGATAGCTTCATCCGTGTCGCCCAGTGGATTCGTCTCTATCCCGTGCTTGCGGTTTTGCTTCCGCCACTTCGCCATGTGCGCGCGGAGTGCTTCGTGCGTCGTTTCAGCCATCACCGTCCTCCACAATCTTCTCCAAAAACACCGCCGCGGCCTTGTCGAACCGATCCTGTGCCGCCGTGCACGCCAGCGCGGCTTCTCGCCATGCGCGGTAGCCGGCGTGAATCCTACCGGCTAGCTCCACTGGTGCGCTCGGCGTCTCTCGTCCAGCGTCGTCTTCCGCGCCACAGCTGAAAGCGCCGTCGCCGGGATGCGACCAGTAGGCGCTGAAGTAGCCGGGCTCGTTCTCGCTCGGCCAGTACGCGACCTTGCCGTTTGCGTGCAACTCCACGTTTAGCTCGCACATCTTTTCGTAAGCCGCCTGTGATGCGCCCTTTCGGACGCGCAGTTCGCGACCTAGCGTGCGGAGTTCCGTTATGTCGTCAGCCATCTTTGTCCTCCTCGAACTGGCTGCACCCAAACTCTGGCTTTGTCAGAAGCGCCGCATTGTTGCACCCGTAAGCTGCCGCGAATGCGATCCCGTGGGGGTCGTTCGGCTCACCTGAAACACCAAATAGCTCGGTACACGAGCCAAATCCTGCCTTTCCATACTTGCGATCTCGCGCGTATCGCCGCCCCTCACATCCTTCCCTGGCGATCAATTCTTCTGGTGACATCCAATGCGCGCAGTGTCTGCAACTACCCAGCATGAACCGCCTCCTTTCCCTCGTGCCACACACACCCAAACGTCTCATGCGTCGCGACCCACGCAAACGCCTTGACCGGCAGCATTTTCAACACCGGCGGAAGCTTCGCGTCTCGGCGAGCGCTAGGCAGATGGCATGTTCCGAAGCCTTCCGTTTCACACGCCGGTACGACCCAATGGCGGCATGTGGCGCAGTGATTACCCATTCCTAGCCTCCTCCTCCGCCGCGTCCGTCACGTCTACGATTACTTCCGCCGTCGGCGCGTCGTCGGGCGGCAGCGCATCCGCCGCCATCCTGATCTGTTCAGCAAACCGGTACGACACCGCGCGCGATAGCGTGAAGTGGCCGAGCCCGATCACGTCGACCCTCACGGCGCGCAGCGTGATCTGGGACGCCACCAGGATCTCGGGCTGCATGTCGGCCGGCTGCACCGGAGTTAGCGGCGGTAGCGACGGCGGGCGGCCGGTGGGCTTGCCAAATAGGCTCATGCGGCCGTCTCCCTAATCAAAAGCAGCCGCAGCGCCAGCTTGGCCGCCGTCTTCGCGGCATCGACGTCCGACAGTTGTCTCTCATACTTGATCTCGCCGCGGTGGTAGACGCGCAGATCGACCTTGCCCCACGCGGCCGGCACGATCAGCACGAGCGCGTGCGGCAGGTCCGCGGTGTGGCCGGAAACGGTGTCGCCGTCTGGCGTCCAGTCGATTTGCAGTTCAGCCATTCGACGCCTCTTTCTTCAACGGCTCTATGCGGATCTTGACGCCGAACGCTGGCGACTTCTCCTGCTTCCTGACGAACTTCGTTGGGCTGTCGGGCGCATCGCTAACGCCCAGCCAGCGCGCCGTTGCATCTGTCGACGCTTTCAGCGCACCGAAATTATTATCGTCGTCTAATAACACTGGGCCGAGACGTGTGAGCGTCACAAGCTGATGGCCTATTAAGCCGTACACGCGCATCGCTCGATTCAATAGACGCACAATCGCTTCGTGCTCCATCTTGACCCTTCTGTGCCGCGCAAATCCGTTCTCCTGCTTGTTCAGGCTCTTGAGCCGAAGCGGGACCGTGACTTCGATGCCGCCGTCGACAATGCCGTATGCCGGCGCCACGAACGGCGTAGGCTTGCGCGGTCTCTTCGCTGCGGGTTTCGCCTTTGCCGCCTTGCGCGGCTTGCCCGCTAGCTTGCGCCACTCAGCCAAGCTGATTCGGTTAGCCGCCATCTTCGCCGTCCTCTCCGCCCATCATCTCCTCAAGCAGCCTTCGCGCTCGCTTGCGCTCCAAGTGGCCGCTGACCATCTGCCAAACGAACATGACCAGCCACGTCGATAACGCGAAGATGACGACGGCGTTGCTGGTGATGGTCATTGTTTCGGCTCCGGCGCTGGGTTGTTGCCGGTCGGCACGTTTGGCTGCGGTAGCGCTGTCTCTTTCAGAATGCGAATCGCCGCGCCGCACATCATGGAGACGTCGGCCGTGTGCCGTTGCAACGCTTCTTCCAGCGGGCCAGTTGTGCCGCACCGAATCACACCATTCGCGGCGGTAAGGCAAAGCTCTACCGCGGTGTCGAGAGCGTCAGCCTGCACCCCACGGATGAACTCTTCAAACTCGGTCGGCAAAAGATTTGGGATCCACGCGTTGTCATCGTCGCCTACCCAGTACTTGTCGGATACGCTATTGGCCAATTCTCTCGCCGTCTTCATGTCGGCCCGTTCTCCTCTTCGATGTTCGCCGCGGTCACAACCACGCAATCCGGCAACGGCGGACACTCGACCCACTCGCCGCCGACGTGCCGCGTGTACCGGGTCGCGCCCGCGGACTTGCCGAGTTGCCGGCCCGACGTGTGCTCGAGATTGCAATTGCGGCACCGCTTCAGCACCACGCCGTCGCGACAGTAAGCCCAGTTGTGGAGCCGACTGCGGCGCAGCTTCGGCAGTCTCGCGCCGGCCGCCAAGTGTTGGAGAAGCGGTCCGCGCCAGTGCGTGCCCTTGGCGAAGATCTGCGCGGCCTTCTCGCATGGCTGCGTCGATGTACAGCCACATGTCAACGGAGCATCGTTGCTGATCACGCTGAGCCTCCCACGGTGAACCGCACCGTCACTTCGCACGCGCGACCACGCGGCGTCGTAATGCACGCTGCGCCGTCGCTCTGCTCGTCGAGCATCCGCCACACCGCCGTCATGACCGACTCGATCCAGTCGTCGGCGTCGTCGATGACTGTTGGTCGTTTGATGATGGCGATCTGCTTCTGCACCGGCTTACTCCTTCGACGCTTCGGGCGACGCTTGATCTTGGGCAACTGGCAACTCCCGTAGGTTCATTCCAACTAGGATCTGTCGCAGCAGTCGCCGCGCGCCCGTTTTGCGCGGATGCCCCGGATGCACGCCCGTCTTGTACGGCTTGCCCTCATGAAACATCTGCCACGCGTAATCCGACACGTCCGCAAACTCATAGACGTTCGAGATCTCGAGCCGGCCGATCTCGCGCGTGCGGCGCTCGTCGCCACCTGGAACGATCTGGAGGAGGACGCGGAGCATCACGCCACCTTCGCCGGAACGTTCTTCAGCCACCATTCGAGGTCCGGCAGATTGTCGAACACCGGAATGCCGAGCCGTTCGGCTTCATTCTTCTCGGCGCGCGCGCCCGATGATTGCTCCCACCGCGGCCCGAGCACAACGGCATCGGATCGACGTAGCAACTCCAGCGTACCGGAGAGCCAGAACGCATCGTCACACAGCCCGTCCATGTGCGCCGAATTGCTGTGTGGAATGAGCGGGAATCCGCCAAGCTTCGCCACCTCCGCGCCGACGCGCCGCGCAGATTGGATGTTGCATTCGCGCTCCCATGTCGTTGGGGCTCTGTACGGCGCGGCCACGTAAACGATTCGCATCAGCAAACTCCTTTACCGCCGTTTGGCAACACCAACCGCAGTAGTTTGGCGTACTCATCTGCCTCCGATCGCTTGCCGAAACGAGCGATAGGCACTTCGTCGCCGTCGCACCACGGCGCATGCGCGATCTGCACCTCGTGCCGTCGCTTCAGTCGCATTGTCTTCGACCATGATATGACGCGCACTCGCGGATGCGGTTTATTCAACATTACGACGCCTTCCTCTCCTTCTCATCCCGCCGCACGTCGTCGGTGAACTCGCAATTTCCCGCATGCCCCGCTTCGCGCAAACAAGTCCCATCACGCCAATCCTGGTGCAGCGTCGCGCGCCACTCCGGCGAGCCGACGAATGTGTTGGGGCCGCGCGCGGCTTCGAATTCGTCGCATAGGACTTCGAGCTTGCGCGCTAGGCAGCGGACCGTGATGTGCTTGGCGTGGGTCATGTGAGCCCCAGCTTTCTTGCGGCAGCTCTCAGCTTTCGGATCGCTGCCGCTTCGATCTGTTGCACTCTCGCCCGCGTGACGCCCAACTCTGCCGCGATCGACTCGTGCGTCGCGCCGTCACCGTCGGCAACGCTGGCGCCGACCGCGACATTTTGGTGCATGCGTGTAAGACGGAGGCGGTTGTCGCATCGTTTACATCGCGACTGGTAGCCGTCCAGACGACGGACAACGTCGCCCGTTGGCTGACGCGGCGCAGCGCCGACATTTGCGCCATGCATCGCCATGATGAAGTTCCATTCCGTTTTGGTGAACGCGGTAGGCCCTATTAGTCGCGCCACGCGAACAAGGAGCAGTTCATACGGATCGTCTATCGGCACCTGCCTCACCTTCGTCCAGTCGCGTCGCGCTACTTCCTTCCACGTATTCTCGATCGCTGAGATCACGTCATGCCCCATGCCGCTCAGCAGGACGTCCCAGTATTTCAGCAGCCCTGAGATTGCGGCGCGACACCGCACGTCGTGCTCTTGCTGCGTGCCACGGTAGCGCGACACGCGCCCTTTGACGTAGTGGTGCGAGATTCTGCCAAGCAAGATCGGCCACGGCCGCGACGGCATCTCGTAGAGGTCGCGCGCGTCCCACAATTCTCCGATGTCCCATCCGCACACCGAACAGAGCTGCATGCAGTAAATGGCGCAATCCGACACGCCGTCAATGAACCTTTCCGTGTCCGCCACGTGCTCCTGGGCCTCGCCAAATTCCTCGGTCATGCCCGCAATCATGAGCAGACCGTCTGGCTTGCCGAAGTTCTTGAGCTGCCACGCGAAGGCGTCCGTTTGGATTTTGGAAAGGATTGCGGCGGTCATGACGTTTGATCCTCTTGCGCAACGAACGACACGCCGATGTCGTCGTCATCCGTGAAGTCGTGCGGCCCATCGTGCCCAGCTTCAAGCATGCACGTGCCGTTCTTCCAGTCGTCATGCCACGTGTTGACCCACGCGTCGGAACCGAAGAACGAGCCGGCACCGTGCTCCGACTCGTAGGTCTCTTCGGTGGCTTCTTTGCGGTCTTTCCAGCAGTGCAGAACGCGATCAGTCATTCTCCACATCCCTTCCCGTCGTCAACCCTGCCAACGTCCGCCAGCCCGCGCTCGAACTCCGACGGCTCTTCAAGCGGCTCGAGTTGCTTCGGCTGGTAGGAGACGACTGCCGGCGTGTCCCGCGCCCAATCGTCAGAATCCCAAACCGCAGTCTTCTCCCACGGCTTGTCGTGGTCCTTGAAGTGAACATGCATTTGGCAGTATCGGTAAAATCCGGTTGCCAACCGCTTCGCCACTTCGGCTTTCGCGTAGGCGATCGCGTCGTCGCGCTCGTGAAACATCGCCCACGGCAGAGATGCCGAGTCGAAGAAGCAGCCGTATCCGTATTCCATCACGCCGCATCTCCTCCGCCATCGCCTTCCGGCTTCTTCGGCGTCCCGCGGAACGACGACGCTCCGACCGCTACGCTCGCGGGTCTATCTGGCGCACTGACGCGCGCCGGCTCCGCCAGCGGCGTCGACAGGTCAACGACGAACGGCGCGTTCGGATTCGTGGGAACGAACGGTATCGGCGCGTCGGATCGCTTGATCGGCCCCGACTCGCTCCGCGGCTTGCGCGCCTTAACCGGCGGGATGCGGGCCGCTAGCTTGTCGAGATCCACCGTGAGCTTGAGCCCAACGGCGTCGAGCTTCGCGATGTCTCGCTCCGCGTCGTTGAGCCGAGCGTCCGCTCGCTGGTGCGTCAGCAGGTCCGCTATCGCGATGACGACCAGCGCCACCGTCAGGATGATTTCGATTGTGGTCATGCGACTTTCTCCTCGATGGCGACGACGATTGGCGCCGGCGCGCTGAGCATGAGTGGCTGTCGGCCGCGCTTCAGATACTCGGCTCGCCCGTACATAACGGACGTGTGATCGTGCCCAGTGAGCGCGCCGATATACGGGAACGACCAATGCGGGAATAGTCCGTAGAGTGCGGCCCACCAGGCGTGCCGCGCCAACGCGATCGGCTTGAGCCGGCAATGTCCGACGATGAGTTCGGGCGCGACCCCGTACACGTCGGCAGCCTTGTCGAGAAGCAACCGAGCGAATGGCGGGAGTCGTTCGATAATCTCTTGCGGTGTCATGCTTCCAACAACCTCCGTATGGCCGCCATCGCGAACGCGTTGTTTCGTAGCTTCCGCAGCGCCGTAGCCTCGATCTGCTGCACGCGCTGACGCGTGAGTCCCAACTCTTCGCCGATCTCCTCGAACGTCATCGCGGGCGTGAGCTCTTGCGGCGACAGTTCCTCGGCATCGTCCAGCCGCATCGCGATGAGGTGACGGATTGGCGCGCAGTCGCGACAGTAGTCGGCATGGCCGTCATGGTGCGACGGGTCGCGTCGGAACTCGGAGAGCGCCAGCACTCGGCCGCAGACGCCGACGCATGGCTTGAGTTTGGGAGCGGCCGTCACGCGAACATCCTTTCGGCGAGACGTCGGCCTTTGGCGCTGAGCACGCGCCCGCCGGATCGCTTCCAACGCAAGAGGCGGCGGCGATCCAGCGCCTCCACTGTCCGGCGCTCACGACCGACCGCGTGCGTGTGCACTGGAACGCCGTTCTTCGCGTGCCGGAATGCCCAGAAGAGTTCTTCCGTCATGGCCGGCGACAAGCCGTATTCCTTGCCGCGATCCGCCAGTTCTTTCGTGATCACTTCGCGCCTCCGAGTTCGAACAGGATCGACTTGCGAAAGAGTCGACGGGCCAGCCCACCGTCGTATGCCGCTAAGATGCCAGCTTCATCTAGCCACGTTGTCACAATCGTCAATGCGCAAGCAGCCTCGCGCTCGTGAATGATCTTGGCGACGTCGAGTTCTCCGCGGCCTTCCTTGCCGACTTCGTCGAGCACCAGCACGCTGGCGCGTCGAGCGCGCAGCACTTCACCTGGAGCGTCGGCACCAAGCTTGTGCTCTTTGCGCGAGATCGCGAGCTGCGGCGCGTCGGCGAAGTGAGCGAACCGAGCCCGCTCTAGCGTCTTCATGTCGCACGACATCGCCGCGCCGGCTTCGATGACCTCGGCCAGCATCGCCACGGCGAGCGACGTCTTACCGGTCCCTGATTGGCCCACGATCGTCACGGTGGGGTTTGCGCCGCCAATGGCAGTCCAAGCCGCCCGGATAACCTTCGGCGTCGCCTTGAGCCGTTTGGCGAGCTCTGGCGCGGTAAGTCGGGACCACCGGAACCGGCTAGGGATCGATTCTCTGGCACGGTTGAGCTCGAACCCGCGGCGCTCGTACCGCTCGGCCTGCGCGCACTCGTCGCACACGCAGACGTTGGCCGACAGCTCGCGCTCGCAGCGTCCGCACGTGAACCGGCGGCGAGCAGGAACAGCCGGCAGCTTGGCGATTAGACCGGCCTTGCGCGCGATCTCGTCGAACCTGGACATCATCGGACCACCGTCGGGGCGTCGTCGTCGGAGATGGGGAGCGGGGCCGGTTGGACGGCGCGCTGGACGCCGCTGCGTGGTGTGCCGTTCCCGCGCTCCCACCGACGGCTCTGCATGACCCAAGTCATCCACGACGCAGCCCAGCTTTTGGACGCGGTCCCTTTGGCCGTGTGGTGCGCCGCGAAGTGCGTCGCCTCATCGGCGATGCGCTCGTCACCCCAACCGCGCTTCGCCGCGAACGCCCGGTCAACGTCGGTCGGCGCCCACCCAGCCGGCAACCGAGACCCCCGCCCACCCCTCGCGCGGTTACTGGATCCATCTGGATCTCCGGTAGGATCCGGATCAGATCCAGAAAGAACCAGAGGGGAGATCCCGCCCGCGGCCGCGCGAGAACGCGAACCATCAGCAAACGCATCGCCAACGTGACCATGTAGTTCGTCTAACGTTCGTTGTTTGTGTGCGCGATCGTTCGCGCGAACATCTCGCATACGGACGCGCGCCCTCTCCTTCGCCGCCTCCTCGTCGTCGGGCTGGTACCATTCGACGAAGTCGTGGATCTGGTAGCCGCCTTCGACGCGCTCCAGGAGGCCGACGCCGCCCTTCTTGACTACGGCGCCAACGCAAGCATCAGCAAGCTTCTTGGCGAGCGCAGGCTTGATGTGGGTCGGCGGAATCGTGTGAAGCGAGCCCTCTTCGAGAAAGCCGTGCGTGCCATTCTTGCGTGACCACTGGATCGACCACATCCAGAACGCGGCAGCCTCGTTGCCTGCCTTCTGGCACTTGGCGTGGTCGCGAGCACTGGAGTCGAAGTTGGACGAAGTCATTGGATAAATTCCTCCGGCCGCTTCGGGCGTCGCAAGTTGCACTGAGAATGAGTCACGCGCAGATTCGACGCGACTGTAGGTCCGCCAAGCAGCACAGGTCTGACGTGGTCGAGGTGAACATCATTGTACTCGACGTCGCCACCGCAGATACCGCACAGTAGCCCGTCGCGAGCAACCACTTTTGCTCGCAGAGCCTTTGAGATTGGCTCTCTCGCTACGAGCTCGAACAATTTGCCTTTGCCAAAGACTTGCAGCGTGCGGCCGTCCACTACCCACAATCGGGCACGAAATAGTTCCTCTTCGACAGCTTCAAGGCATTCCGGCCTACTGAACATCCACGTCGCGTCCCTAGTTACAAGGCAGTCCCAAAGACTGAACTCGCAACAGTACGCGATTGAACTGATGTAGGCACGGAAACCAGCGTCGCTCCTATCGGTATAACGGTTGTCGTGCAACAGCCTCTCTCCGTCGATGCGGAAGCTAAGCATGCTCACCGCCCTCAATCACAACAACCTCAACCCGCGCGCCGCGCGCCTGCCGCATGCAGTCGCGCGTGCCAGGTCCGCCCGTGGGAAACGCCACGCACAGCTTCTCGGCGCCCAGCGACCCAGCCAGCGTGGCCAGGCGACCAACGCAGAAGCCGTTTCGCTCAGGCCCCGCACGCTTCCCCTTTCGCTCCCCTTCCTCATCGCTGACCGGATACGGCTCAACGCGCACGCCGCGGCTCTTCGCCCAATCGTCAGCCAGCCCATCGGCACCACAGAACTCCGACTTGCCGCGCTCGTGGCATCCGCCGTGGATGACGGCAAGGATGGGCGTCTCCGCGTGGACGCGGTCGAGCGTCGCATACAGCAGCGCTTCGTCGGCGAAGTCACGACCTCCTGTAACAAGAACGATCATGTCTCCAGCCCCCTCAGCGCCGTCCGCAACCACTGTCCAACGAGCTCCACAGCCTCAGCCTTGGCCGCCTCAGCGTCGCCAGCCATCAGACCTTGCATGTCGAACAACGGATACGCGGAGCAGAACCACCGGTCGGGCTCGTAATCCATGTGATGGTGCACGACGATTCGGACGTTGGCCGTGCGAAGAGTCCACTCCTTTGGGACGCGAAGATCCGACGGGTCGCGCTGGCTCCAGGAACTGGTGTCTTTCCAGCGATCCCTCATAGCAACACTCTTTTCTTCGCTCGCTCAATTGCCGCGTCCGCCCACGCTCGGGCCTCGGCTTGCCTGTTGGTGTCAGGCTCTCTAGTGAGCCAGCCACGAATGTTCTCGGCAACCGCTAACCCGTCCTTGAGCCCTGCGATATATGCGTCTTTCATCGCGGAATTGATCGCGTCAATGACGTGCGGCGGACAAGGGGGCGCTGTTCTCACGTCCCACTCTCCTTCCGCTCATCCGCCGTCAGCTCGCTCGACCTCTTAAAAAGCAGACGGACGAGGTTGACCAAAACGAGCTGGTCGCTTGCCTCGCGCTGACAGTCTCCGCACAAGTGCGAGATGCTGCCGTCTCGATTGATGACGTCGCTCAAATAAGTCGATTGGTGGCGCTGGAGGCAGCGGACCGGGTGGATCATCGGACGGCTCCGATCGTGTTAAGCAGCGGCGCGTCGCCGATGATTCGCGCGATGGCGATTTCAACGTGCTTCGGCTTGAGCTCAAAACCGATCCAGCGACAGCCCTCGGCGAGCGCCGCGATCCCACCGGTACCGCTCCCGCATGTCATGTCGAGCACGAGGCCGCCGCGACGGCACACGAGACGCGTGCACCAGCGGATCACGCCGACGGGCTTCACCGTCGTGTGCGTGTTCTTCCGCTTCTTCTTGCCGCGCTGGTAGGGCGTGTCGTTCGGCGTGTGACGCCCGTCGTCGACGACTTCCTCGTCCATCCACTCGCAGCCGCGCTCCCGTTCTGCCTGCGACGCTTTCGGCTCGTAAAAGAACGGCTCGTAGGGGAACGTGGTGAAGTAGCGAGAGGCGCCGCCTGAGTCTAGATGCAGGTTGTGGTACTCGCTGTGACCAAAATCACCGAACCCGGTATTGCGGTACACATTGCCGTAACTGTTAGGGCGACCGCTTGGTCCGCTCACCCCGCTCTGCCCATCCAACATCCCCACTGGGCACCCTTCGACGCAGCGGTAGTCGTCCACCGTCTCGAATCCGTCGCCGTCCGTGTGGTGCACCGGTGACGTCTCCGCGCCAGTGAAGAGCGAAGGTGGCCGGTTATCGTTCCACGGCGGCGCGACTTTGACTTTGCGGACACCGACGCGCTGGCAGCCTTCTGCGTGCGAGAGGATGAGATTTGCGGGCCAGCGGCCGGCATCTATTTCTCTCCCCTTACCTCCGCCACCATTTAGCCCGTCGCCAAAAACACCAACTGATGAGTCTTTTGGTGCATCAAATTTATGGGTGCCACCAATGGTTCCAACTCGACACGCGTCAACATTGATCGCGCCCGTTCCCCACTTGCGGACGTTGTGCTCGAATGTGCCGTCGAGCGGCTTCATCGCCATGGCGATCGGCTCATGAGATGGCTTCAGACCAGTGCCAAGACCCGTGGCAAGACGAGGTTGGCCGCACCTTCCACAAATCGGCCATGCTCCGCTAGCTTGTGACTCCTGTTGTCTGGCCAAAGTTCTAGGTTCTTTGGCGCGTTGTCGTGGGAGTCGTGGTTTTCGTGGTGAACTACCTCGACGCTCGTCAAGGGTCTGCCCACCAACCGCGCCATCACCAGTCGATGCTCCGCTATATACTTGTCCGGGCGCGCCATCGTCAGCAGTTCCGGCGGACACCGCACGTAGCGACCGCCCTTGTAGTTCCCGTGGGCCTTCCGAATCGTCACGCCACCCTTCCATGCCGGGTTGAGGGCTCCACGCATGTAAGGACGCGGCGGGCACCTCCCCTTCTGTGGATGGGCCTTGTTCCGGCAGCCCCTCGAACAGTACAGACCCTTCCCCATCGCCAACTGGTAAGGACGTTTGTACGTCGGACGACCGCACACGCGACACGTCGTGTTGGGATACCTCTTCACAACGACAGACGCCGTAGGCAAACTTATTGACATTCTGTCCTTTCGGCATTCCTTGTGCATATAACCAATCAATTTGATCACGAAACCAAGCGCCGGCGTCCTCAATCGCGCACGCCATACGGTGATAGGTGCGCGTGCCGCCGAACGAGAGAATGTGACCGCCTGGCTTGAGAACGCGCAGCGCCTCTTTCCACATCGCGACATCGAACGCGATGCCGGTGCGGTCCCACGTCGCTGACATGAATCCAATTTCGTATGGCAGATCGATCACGATGGCGTCGACGCAGTTGTCTTGTAGGAGACGGAGGAGATCGCGGCAATCGCCTTGCTCGACATGCCATTTGCGCTCACCTGCAACGACCTGCGCGATCTCCTTGGCGCTCATCTCCAGCCCTCCGCGAGCGCCGCCCGCAGCTTGCGCATGGCCGACGCCTCGAGTTGTTGGATTCTCGATTTACTCATCCCAAGCCGCCGCGCGATCTCGCGATGCGACAGCCCGCCCGTGCCTTTGGCGTTCACGCCAGCGCCGCTGGCTCTGTATCCGCGCATCCGCTCCGCTTCGCAGAGGCGGCACGCGGCGCGTCTCCCGCATGCGGACGTGGACTGAAGGCCGAAGCACGCGAGCGGCTTTGCGTCGTGGCACTTGGAACAGGTCTTCATCGCTTGCCCCGCTTACTCCGCACGCCACGCACGAGCTCACCATCGTCCAGCGGCACGATGTCCCAGGTCCGAGGGACGAACTTGCCATCGATGAGACGGAGGCGAGTTTTGCCAGCGCGGTCGACCCATGCCGACAGCGTCACGTCGCCGATCTGGATGTGCAGGTGCCGCGTGTCCATGCGCTCAAGGTGGACGGCTGGCGCGTCTCGGATGACGAGTTCATCAAAGGGCGGCAGCGGCGGTAGTAGCCCTTCGATACCCTCCTTGTCGTCCGTGTCGATCGCCCACCGGCGTGACCCAGACTGCGCGAGTAGTCTCCAACTATGGAACGGCTTACGCTTCGTCATCGCTTCACCAGAAAACGCTGGAGGAATTTGCGACCCCTGTATTGCAAAACAGTGCGGTGCTCATGCGGCGTGAGAGTGATTGGCGGTGCCGCGAGCCGCTCTCTCTTCATCTCCTGCCGCGCGAGCCGCAGGACGCCGACGAACGTGACGACGCCAGCGGCGATCGCGAGCGGGATGGCGGTTACGGTGCGGATCATGCGGTCTCCATTTCGATCGCGTCAGCTATCTCGCGCACCATCGCGCGCGCTTCGTACGTCGAACACGCGCACGTTTTTAGATGCCTGCCGACCGTGAACCACTGCATCGCCGGCCCGGCGCCGCCCCACGTCTCAGCAATGCGAGCGGCGTCGATGAAGAACTGCGCCTGCGCCTCATCGTCCAGTTCGCAGAACGCGGCTGCCAGTTCGGCGGGCGTTAGCTTGACGTTTACGGTGAGTTTCATCCTAGTTTTTCCCCCAATCGTGCCGAATAACCAGCACGTCATTGTCGTCAATGAGCCGCGGGAAATCGCCGAATATCGGCTGCGAAATCTCCGTGCTGAGGCTTAGGAACACCATCTCGGCCGGCACTCGCTGCGCGGCCTCGCGTTGCGCGATCTGGTACGCGATGGTGGCGTCGAGCGCCAACGCCGCGGGGGCCGGCGGCAGCGATACGCGTCGCGCCGCTTTCTCGAGTGCGAGGTCTAGACGATGCTGCAAGGCACACAGCCGCATCGCATTTTGCTTGCCCTGCTCGCGCGTAAGGACCCAGCCGACGAAGTATCCGGATACGCCTGCTGCGGCGATTAGAAGACACTCAACGTAGAACATCACGCGCTCTCCTTTTCAATCCCCGCCGCAATACCGTTGACACCACTTCCAAATTGGATTCTTTCGGGCTCCCCTTGCAGCAACCATTTTCTTGCCGACAGATTCTTCTCCGACCACGTTTTCAGATACGCCTCGAGTTCTTCGAACGCGCCTTCCTTCACGTCGAATCCCTGGTCATCCATGCTGTTGCGATCGTCGAGCGACTCTTCCATCGCCGTGACGATCCAGTCCTTCAGGTGGAAGGCGCTCGGCACGTGGTCGGACGGGGACGCGTATTCGCCGCGACAAACATAGAAAACATCACCCGGGCAGAGTTCCAGAAAAACCGGTGCTTCAGCGATGGCAGCTTCTCTGGTCGAGCAGCGCCCGTACCAATCGATCGCCGAGGCGTCGACAGAGTACCCGAAGACCGTGCGGGCCGTCATGAGGCAACCTTCGTGGCATGAGCGACAGCGTCGAGGGCGTCTGCGACATCGCGGAAGTGTTTCGCGAGCTGTCCGGGCGGGCGCTCAGCGAGTAGCTGTGCGGCTTTAAATTGCGCGCCTACCGTATTCGTCCGATCCCACCCGCGGGACCTGATCGCGACCGATTGCGCCGGCAAGCCTGCCTCAATCTCAAATGCGAGCACATTGCGGATGAGGTTGTCGTAGTCATTCGTCTTGTATGTGAGCTGTTGCTCGAAGCGGTCGCGCTCGCGCTGTGCTTCCACCAATTCGCCGCGCATCTTCTCGATTGCATCGACGCCGAACTCTTCGCGCGCTTTCTGGTGCGCTTCGTCGCGACCTGCGAGCCTAGCGGCCTCTTGCGTCGCTGCCGCATTGCGCAGCATGCTCGCAACGAACAAGCGATCCCACGGCTCCGGCGTCAGCCGCGGCGCCTCGCGGAGCATCTTTACACTACCGCGTGGACCTGGCGCCTCGAACGCGCCCCACGTTTGCGGAACTTCGGCAAGTTCCACAACGCCAGCCGGGGCGGCGACCCACCAAAAGTCACACCACTTCAGAATTTCTGCGGCTTTCTCTGGCTGGTCGAGTTCGTTCTTCCAGTCCTGGCGCGACACCTTGACCTCGATGCCGGCGATCCAAATCCCACGCGACGGCCAGCACGACACTACGATGGCGTCCGCTGACCTCGTTACCTTGCGGCTGTAACCGGTGCCGTTGCGCACTTCGTACAAGAACGCGTGAGCCGGTTCTCGAAACGGGCCAGCGCGGAGACTGGCCAACACGTTGCTGGATGTGTACTTCCGCTCCTTCATGAGACCCAACCAAAACTCTCGCGTCTAACAACGCGCCTGATTGTTGTCGCGCTCACGCCGTATTCGGCCGCCATCGAACGCCGCGTGGCACCGGTCGCTACGCGTTCACGAATGCGCCTCGCGTCGTCTTCCGTTAGACGGCCCCGACGTTGTCCGGAAAAGGACCGCGCCGCCATAAACGCAGAAGCTCTACCGTCCTCTTGCATGTGACAGCGACGGCATAGAAGGTCAACGTTGCGAGGCTCATTATTGAGCGTGTTACCGTCGCTGTGGTGCCGCTCGGCAGGCGACCTGCCGCACCGGTCGCAAGGGCCGACCCGTCGATAGATAGATCTCGCGCGCTCTCTCCCGGCCTGCGCCGACGCATGGTCCCCTTTCCACTGTGGGTTGACCTTGCCGCGCATGGCGCACGCTTGTTGCTTTTCTGATGTCTGCCAAGCAGCCAATCGATTACAAATGTTGGAACAGAAGCGCGGCTCTCCGTGCGATCGGATCGATCGGTTTAACTCGACGGTGCATGCGCACCATTCGCACCTAAATCCGACGTTGACTGGAATTAATTTTCCACTGCGGAATTGATCCGCACGGTCGCGAACTATGAAGTGCTGTCCGCGCCTTGAACCAAAGGGCCTGTCTGTGCGGCATCGCTTTCTAAGCGGCTCCCGAAACGGTCCGTTGCGCAGCGCCGCAAGGACGGCGCCAGAAGACACGGTGTCGCGTTTCACGCGCTCCTCCGTCGAATCGGCTTCGGGATTGGCCACGGCGTGCCGTCTGGCTGATTCAAGATCGATTCGGCGAACAGCGTGCCCGCCGTCCGCTTCGTCTCACCCGGCAACAGCGGACGCACGAACGACTCGCCGACGCGCTTGCCCTTCGACGTCTTCGCCTGCATGGCGACGAAGTCGCGATTGATGGCGCGTGGCTTGTGAGATTTCATTTGGCGCCGTCTCCAATGTCTTCGGCGCCGCACTCGCGACCAACGAACTCACGGCATTTGGAGCAGAACCTGGCTGTCCCGCGAGACTCGAGCGGAGCGTCACAACATGGCGACTTGCCAGCGGCGAACGCGGCGAAGGCGCGCTCCCACATCGCGTGGTCCGCAGCGACCTCTTCCGCCGTGGGATAGCGGCGTTGCTCGCAATTGTTCGGAATGTCGCCGCCGCCGATCACCGGCAAGCAGGGCAAGCGATACGGGCCTTTCTCCGGCACCACGCGCACCGAGCGCACGACGACGCCCGCCAGACAGGTATCGTGCTGGATGCCGCGAAAGTGCACGCATGTTTTTTCGGACTTCATCGCGCCCGCCTTCCTGCGTCGATATGCCGGCAGTCAACGGTAGCCTGCACATCCGGCGACAGCATGCGCGCCTCGCCCCGCGCACAGTCGGCTGCGTGGTCACTGTGCGGCACCGCCGGCTCCGCAAGCGCCTCCAGGACGGCGGACGCCAGGAGCTCGTCGGCGCGGTCGCACGCGAGGAAGAGGACGCAGAGGATGATGAGGGCGCGTTTCATCAGCAGCACCCTGCGTTTCTGAATACGAAGATCCGCTCTTCTCCCGGGTCGACGACGTCGAGTTCCAGCGTCGGGTCAGCGGTTAGTGCCGCGCACTTCTTTGGGCACGTCTCCGCAATGAGCCTTCTAGCGGCTTCCAGACCACGCGCGACAACCGTAAGACCGCCGTCGTCGTGGTAGCGGTCGCTGACGTAGTCGCACTCTTCCCAGATAAAGACCTTCACAACCGCCTCCTTCCCCGCGGCATTTCCCGCATCTCCAGCACCGCCAGCACGATGAAGATGGCGAGCCCCGCAACCGCAACGACCGGCGCAGCGGCGTCGAGCGCGGACGCGGAGACGATGTCGCCGGCTTCGAGGGTGAGGGTGAGGAGCGTCATGCCGCTAACCTCGCCGATAGCGCGTACGCAACCAAGCCAGCGACGCCGCCGGCAACGAAGTTCAACGGCGTCGGGATGAGCATCGACAGCGCACCCGCGAGGTAGAAGCCGAGGAGCGAATACGTCAGCTTGGCGTTGTCGTTCATTGAATCTCTCCCGCTCTCTTGAGAACTATCGCCGCGCGCCAGCCGTACTCCGCCAGCGTCTCCGCCGACGCGCGCGACCACATGCGCTCGAGAACTGCGGCCTTGCCGATGCCGCCGCGGCCGTCGTCGCCGACGCGAATCGCGTGCTCGGCGAAGTCGAGCTCGAAGAGACTGCGGGCAACAGCCGACGGGTGAACCGTCACGGATTCGAGGTGCCGCGTCAGCGCATCAGCGGCGGCTTTGATCGACTCCGGCGTTGTCGGCTGACACTTCGGCGTCGGATAGGTGCCGGTGACGTCGCCGTTTTTGATGAAGTCGAAGCGACCTTCCGGCGGCGGTTCGGAGATGAGACGTTGTCCAGATTCGCCATCGAACACCTTCAGTGCCGGCGCACGCTCCGTGTCGCGCTTCTGCCGTGCATCCCACTCGGCCGGGGGCACGACAACAGTTCCAAACTCCGACATATGCAGCGTGGATCCCCACCTCTCAAACATCACGTGGAAGTGGTCGCCGTCGTGGCGGTCTACGGCCCCGCGCTCACCGACTCGGCCGACAGAGTTCGGCTTAGGCTCGGCTAGAACAACCTCATCGCCGACCCGCGGACCGCGCTTCTCAGTCCGCAAATTGACGCTGCCGAGTTCCCAGGCGGCGCGCTCGATCTCCCACTCCACGCCCGACGAAAAGCGGGCAAGGATGGCGTCGCCGTCGACACGAAACACCGTAGCGAAAATCTCGTTGAGGCCGTTGCCGTAGGTGACAACGGCGCCGACTGGCGGCGGCTCGCGCTTCCAGTTGCCGCGCTTCTCGGCTGGCGCGGCTTGCGGCCAGCGGGCGTTGACGTTGCCATCAAGATCACGCGAGACATGGTGCCCGGTGCTGTGTTGCGCGCGGGTGCAGGCCCAAACTCCGCCGGAGTTGTAGCCAACAGAAGACCCCAAGGATCCACAGTAGCTGGCGCCACGTTCGGCACGCGGCTCGCTCTCCCGCCACGGGTCCTTGTCCGCCGCGATCGGGAATACGTCAACGTGGGGCTCTAGCTCGGTATCGTCAGTCTCCCATACGGCCGACGGTCGGAAGTCCTGCTCGTAGTCAACGCGCCCGCCGATGGTGGGGCGACTTAGGATCGTTCCGACAGCACCGGTCAGTTTTAGCCGTACGCGATCGCCAACTTGAAACGTCATCACTCGCCTCCGTCAGACTTCTGGCGCTGGCTGTCCGCGCCGCGGCTTTCGGTCACCAACCCTTGTGCCCGTAGATTTGCTAATGCGTTATCGGCAAGGTCGCCCGGCGAGAGTGCATGTGCGTTTCCGGAAGCAGCGAAACAGAATACCGTCATCGCGCCCATCCAATCTCGTTCGAGAATCGTTGAATCGCGGCACCGAAGAATGTCCGTCGGTCGTCGGGATGAAGTTTCACGAGCTCGCGGAAGAGTCGCTCGGCCGGGGCCGGCTCTGACCCGGTCATCTCGCGCACCGTCTTATTGACCTGCCGCTGGATGTCCCGCTTAGCGCGCGACGTCGCCGGTTTAGGGGCCGTCTTGACCACATCCGCCACTGCGATCGCGACCTCGGTAACCTTTGCCGATTCCTCCGGAGTAGGATTCTTGGGCCCTAGCCTCGCCGCTTCCTTCTGCCCGATGAGGTCGGCGCGGTAGAGGTCGCGTACCTGCTCGGGGGCACGGAGGATGGCGCGGAGGCGCGTGTCTACGTCTGGCGTGTCTGCATTCTCCGCACCGGGCGGAGAATCCTCTTTGGCCCCTGTGTGCTGGTTCGCCCCATTCATTCGACGGCGGTCTTCCGCCACCGTTCCCAGTTGCACCACCTTCTTGCCCTTGGCCGCCTCTAGGAATGGCCTGAACTCGTCCCACGGCTTACCGAGTCCGTACGGCTGCGGGAACGCGCAGAACTCATCCCAGGTGGAAAAGAACGACCCATCTGGCTTGCTCATGAGCGTCCACGCTCGGTGTTGGATGACCTGGTCGACGAACGCCTGCACCCGCTCTGGCGCCTCTTCCAAGCGCTTCATGGCGGTTTGAAAGTGCAGGCGGACGTTCTGCGCCCACTCGACCGAGCCGATCGGGGCGGACTCGCGACCTATGCCGGGATCAGCTCGCATCGCCAGTCGCCTCCGCCGAACCGACCCCGCCGTGGCCTTGTCCGTTGAACGTGTTCCAGTCCGTGTGGGTGCCAATCTCAAGCACCTTGTGCCACGGGAGCACTTCCAGTTCTGGCCACGTCTTCAGCGTGCGCATGATCAGCCGCGACTGCTCATCGGTGAAATTGCCGTCAACGGACGAGTAGCGCGTCTCTCCAGCCGACCCTTCAAGCGGTCGGAAGGTGGCCAACGGGTGAACGCGAATGCCTTTCGGCTTGCCGCGCGCCATCTCCTCCCAAGCAAGATGCTGTTCGGCCAATAGGCCATCTATGACCGCACGCATCGGCGGATCATCTGGCACATAGATGTACGCGCATTGCTGCTCCCACGTAAGACCGCAGGAAGGATCGAAGCGCGTCACGCGTCCGAACATCTGCTCTAGCCATCCAGGAGAACGGACATCGGTCAAGCAGATGAGATGCGTGCAATCCGGCACGTCCAGCCCTTCGTGGGCCATGCCAACCGTAACGAGAACATCGCCAACCCGGTCTCGACGAAACGCCTTCAGATGGCGTTTACTGGCCGCATCATCGCTTATGGCAAGAGCTACCTTGACGCCTAGCTGTTTGCCGACAATGTCGGCGATTGACCGCGCCGCCGATTGACTATGCGTGACAACGATCGCGCGGGACGGATAGGTCGTCCGGCGATACGTCGCCCACTCGGAAAGCCTGCCCAGAACGTCGTCGCGATAGTTGGGCGACAGAAGAAGCGTCTTGAGAGCCTTCGCGTTTTCCGACTTCTTGGCGCTCGACAGCGTGACGTTTTTGACGTTGCCCTTGGAGGCGTAGATCGCGCGGCCGTCGATGCGTTTGAAGTTGATAGGCAGAATGGCCTTTTCAGCAAGCGCCTCTCGTCGCGTGTAGGTCACGTCGGCAACGAGAGAACCGTCTTCTCGGTACGGGACCAACGGAATCTTTTGGCCACGCTCACGCCAAAGCGTGCCGCTGCCGACTAAAATCTTTTCAGCCACATCGGCGATCGGTTTAAGGCTTTGCCACCAAGCGGCGCCCTCCGCGATCTCGGGATCATCGGTCGGGCGCTCGGACAGGTGATGTCCTTCATCCAGAACAAGAAGAAGCCTGAAGTCCGCAACAAGACGTTGCCACCGCTTCGGCGCTGCGGCGATTGCTTGGTACGTAGTGACCCATCCAGAACGGGCAAGGATGCTCTCCTGGCCAGACTTGATTTGCTTCGGGTCGTCTATGATCGCGCGGAAAAGGTATTGCCCATCCGTAAAACCCTCTCGCACTTGCGAGCGAAGCGAGTCGCGCGGCACAACGATGAGAACTTTCTGAACAATGCCGGCCTCGAGCAGTTCGTGGGCAAAGATCGAATAGGCCCGCGTCTTCCCGCCGCCAGGCGTAGCGCTCAAAACGAAGGTTCGCTCAGTACGTCTGCCGTCGACAATGTCGACAGCCAACGAATAGAGCGACTCCTGAAAGCCGCGCATCGCCCCGTACTTTTCGTCGCTCATCGCGCGCCAGCCTTTCGCGCGCCCGGTTTCGACCTGATGCCAGACCGGCCAACATCGATGCGCGGCGACGAGCCGCCTACGCGCGGCATCAGGTTCGCCAGCCACGCGACGAACGTGACAATGACCTTCCGCGCCTTGTGCTCACGCACCATCGTGTCCGCAATCGCAAGCGACGAGACGAGCTTTTGCGTGGGTCGATTGCCGTCAGCGTCGCGCGAGAAGATGACGCCGACCCTGCCGCTCGGCATCAGAAGCACGCGTGTGCTGTCGCGATCCGTTGGCGCGTACACCGCGTGCGACGGCGGCAACGGATGCGGACGTAGCCCTATGTGCTTGGGGCGCTGTTCAGTACCTTGAGCAAGTGACCCAAGTCCGTTCAGTGTGGACTGAACAGACAAGCGATGGCTAAGTTCCCCCTTGTGAACCTGATGTGCAGTAGGGATTTTGGTGGACGACGACTCAGCGGGCATGACCTAACGGGGCTCCTTGATCGGCACAGCGCGGAGCCGTGCCGGCAACTTCGCCGCACACAAGCGGCACAACATCACGACGACTTCCAGCGGCCCGACCCGCACGCGCACGGTCGAATCAGCATCCGCATTCTCCGCGCACGACGCCTGGCACACGAACGGCTCCGCCTCGTGCCGCTCCGCAATCGAGAGACCGCGCAGCGGTCTCAGCTGCGGAATACGCACGCGGGCGGCGCTTGCGGGCGGACGGGCCGTTTCCGCAACGCGGCTGATCGGGCGGGCGGGGGCGCTGCTATGCCGCATGGCCCACCCTTGCGGTCCGCCGCGACCCAGGCGACCATGCCGACCCTGCCAAAGAAGGCAGCTTACGGAGATCAGAATGGGAACAACCGGCGAGACAGTTCCGAACACCGGCGTTTATCGCTGCGTTTGCAGCCGAAATCACACGAACCGAATCTTGCTCGCGCAAAACGAGCTCTACCCACCGTGCACCGAGCGGACCGAAGCCGGCATGTGCGGCGCCGCCGTCGCGTGGCAGCGCGAGCCCGCCCCGCCCAAGTCCGTGCCGCCCAAGAAGCGCTAGGTCGCCGGCAGCTCCAACGGCACCGCGCCCGTCTCCCGGTCGCGCCGGTAGAAGATCCGCAGCTTGCCGTCTGGACCAAGAAAGCCGACCCACAGCCGACTCGGCGGCTCCACGAAGCCGCACCACCGGACTGTGTCGACGTGCTCGTAGTACCGGCATCGCAGCGTGCGCATGGGCGGTGGCTTTCGGGTGGAGGGTGGGGGTCATGCGGCTTCTCCGGCACGGGTCCTGATGGTTGGATCTCTTCGGCCCTTCGCATACGCCGCTACCGTCGTGTACGAGACACCGAACTCGGCAGCTATCTCGATAAGGCGAGAGGAGTTGGCGCCGATGCTAAGATCGCAGATGGTCCGGCGCTCTTCAGCGCTCAGCCGCGCGCCAGTTCGTCGGCCCTTCGATGCGGAGTCCTGTGCGTTTTCAGTGGCCGTACCGAGAAAGTGATGATCGTCCCGGCAGCATGGCGGGTTGTCGCATTTGTGACAGACCTGTATATCGCTGGTGATTGGACCATTCAGCCGCATCCAAGCAAAGCGATGTGCGTAGTAGATGCGTCGATCAAACTGGAGAATCCCGTAGCCGGCCGGCAATCTTCGCCCTTGCCACTCCCAACATCCCGGTCCGCGCAGCACGTACGACTCGAACCGCTCGACGTTGACGCGGTTGATCGCGAAATGCGCGAGCGCCAGCAGGGGCTCGTTGTGCTCCCACTCGAGAGCAGCCTCGAGAATCGCGAACGAGCGTGCTGGCCAGGCGAACGACATCTGTCAGGCCGCCTTTCGTCGTGTGCGGCTTCGCCTCTCAAACAGTTTCCGGCGGACCTCCTCCGAGTGCGCCCAGCGCTCGACCTTGACAGACCCTTTCGTCGCGTCTCTTATCGAGACCGCAAAGTCGACAGAGACGCGATCGCGCAAGCCTCGCAGGTGGCGCTGCACCTCGATGCGATCGAGGTCGTGCTCATCGCAGAATCTGGTGATGCTGAGTCCGCGTGCGTCGAGCCATGCACGGAGATCCTCAGCGCCGCCTGTGATGAAAATCTCTCTCGTCTTGGCCATCAGACGGCGACCCTTCCTCTCCGGACCTTTATATGTCGCTTTATCGACCGTGTCAAACCGACCGGTGCATTTCGACACACGAGCCCCCATTTACACCGGTGTGTTAGGCGCTAGCGTCGGGCTCATGGACAGGCGAAAAGGGCTGAAGAAACCACCGGAAAGTGCCGCTCGCGTGCAGGCGCTTCTTGATCGACTAGGCATGACGCAAGAAAGTGTCGCGCTCGCGGCCGTGGCAGCTGGTCGCAGCTTGACTCGCAACGACGTCAACAAGGTCTGCACGGGGCTCAACCAGGCAACGACCGAGAAGATCCGCGGTGGTCTTGCTGCTGGAATGAAGCTGCACAGGCTCGCGCTGAACGACTACCTAGACGGGCGGATTTCGCTGGACGATCTTCTCCGTCGACAGACCGTTCGGCTTGTCGACCCGGAGCTCGCGACCGAGGCGCTGCGGTTTGGTGAGTTGCGCGGTTGGGATGTCTCAGAAAAGGAAGCCGCAGAAATCGCGGCGTCGACGGACAGCGGGCTGACGCCGATCGATTTCTCAGGCGCGCGCAACTGGCCGGCGTTCGGCGTGCCAGTAGACGTGACGCCGCGGTTCGTTACGATCGTCGCCTGGCTGTGGAAGCAAGTCGCGACAGAAGAGATGCGGCGCGAAGCGCAGCGGCTGTTGCGACCAACGATCCCGCCACACTCACCATCGAGCGCAAAGATGGGCAGCAAATAGTAACGCTGGCGAAGCGTGACAGTTTGGCCCGATAGCGAAACACGACAGGGCAACCGCTTGGTCGGATGCGACCGATCCGCAGTAAAACTTTGCCCGTCGGCAGGAATCGACTGGCCAGGTCGCTCCTACTTCTTTACGATGACATCGGGCTGTGACATTAGTCAATGAGGTGGGGAATACCTTCACAGAAGGTGCCGTCCGACGTTGGATGGCCGCGACGCCCATGTTCGGCAATGCCCGACGTGCGCGCATCGTCGCGTCGCTGTACGTAAACGCGCGCATCGTCCCACCGTGTTCACCGACCACGCTTGCGCGCGCGCTCGGGATTGACCTGCCGCCGGTACGTAAGACGGACGCTGCCCTAGGTGAGCTGGTGGCGTTTGCCGCGATTGCAAGGTCCGCTCTGCCGACACATCTGAAAGACTCCGGCGCGGATGTGCTGCGGCTAGCATTCGCCCTTGCGGCGCCCGATCCGATTCTCGAGCATCGCGCCGAAGACGGCGTCGAACCGGCGGTGCCCGTCCCGGCTTGGGTAATGGATGCCCTAACGAGAGGGAGGCCGGGGCCGCGCTCTGGAATCCGACCTTGCCCCGCTGGGTTACGGTTCATGAGAAAATAATTAGACCGGTCTTATTGACACCGGTCTTAATAGACCGTAGACTCCGATCATGTTCATCGGAGACGGGAGCCATGCCGAAGTACCTGACGAGACTCTGGGACGACTATTCGAAGATCGTGCTGTCCAACACCCGGGACTTCGATGCGCGCGACGAGAGCTACGAGGACAAGGTGGCGGACAAGGTCTGGTCGACCGTGTCGAAGCTGCGGGAAAAGCGAATGGCATTTCGCAACATGATCCGAGCCGAGTTGCGCGTGGCCCGCAAGCGCTCGCCGGCGTAACGACCGCCTGCGACTGCGGCGCGCTCCTCCCGTCGACCGGCGTCCCGGCGAACGAGGACGGGATGGCGTTGGCGGCGGGCGAGGCGCCCGCGATGGTGCTCGTGAACTGCAATGCAGATTGCCATACCACGCCGCGCACGTTCGCGCTGGCCGTGAGGGCGGCATGAGCGCCGTTGTTCGCTGGACAATGCCGTCTCTTGAGACGGTGGCGGAAGTTCCGCTGGCGGTCTTCTTGGCAGCGTGCGGACAACACTTCGACCGCGGCGGCCAAGCGGAAGTCGAACTCCAAGCGATGCGCGTCGGCAACGTGCTCAAGGTCGGCATGTCCAGCATGGTCGTCAGCGTCGAGAGGGTGCGATGAACCCCCGCGACCTAGCCATCCGCGCCGCCGTCAACACGCTGGCAGCTTGCGCGTGCTTGCTCATGCTGGTCGCGATCACGCTGCGCAGCTTGCTCATTGAACTAGCGGACGACGTCCGCGCATCACGTAACGAAAGTCGAAACCGAGGGGAACCCATGCTGAAGAACAAGACCGTCCGCGAGTACAACTCCACCACAGCTCTACGCATCCACAACGCCACGCTGGCGGCCAAGCACGGCGACACGTCGACGGCTCGCGCGGTGCTATCGGACGCGCGGCAACTGGCGACTGAGATTGCGATGCCGATGCCGCGGAGGCAGTCGTGAATCGCGTCGCAACCGTCACGCTCTACGGCGCCAACGACGGCGAGCTACAGGTCACGGCCGACATTGACGAAGACGGTAAGGCGTCGCTGTGGACGCGGCCCGGCGATCTCGACGTTGTGGAACTCGCATCGTGGATGGGGACGACGGAGCGGGTTGTGCTGCTGACGGTCGAAGAGCTAGCGGCACGGCAGGAGATGGATGCGCCGGCCGACGACGAGGATCCGCCGCGGGGAGCCGCGCGATGAGCGCGCGCACTTCCGGGCCGTGGCAAGTGTCGTTAGACGAACCGACACGCGTTCACTCGTCGGTCCCGAGTGACGCTAGCGTTGTCCGCTACGTAAGGTGCGCCGACGAGGTGAAGTCGTGATGTCGCGCGAGGAGATGGTCGGGCTTTGGGAAGAAGTGAAAGCCAATGGCCGCAAGCTCGACGGCTGCGAGCGACACACGTTCGAGGCTGTCGATCCTGAGAAGAAATTCGGCGGCACGCACCGCTGCATCAATTGCGGCGGCACGGCGGATACGATGGCCAGGCATTGGTACGAGCGCGGCTCTAGGCACGCTCTAGAGTTCGCCGCTCTGATGGTCGAGGCCGACGCATCGCAGTGGCACCCTGGCACTGGCGGCGAGGAAGCTTGCGCCGTGCACGCCGCGGCAATCCGCGCGCTGAAGCCGAAGGAGCGGAGGTCAGAATGACCATTGAGCTTGAAGATTCTCTCAGCGAGCGCTGCTACGAATCCGTTGTTCGCACGGCAAGGCGCGAAGCGGCGCGCTGTGAACGCGCCGTTGCCCAGGGGTCGCCGGTCGAGTTTTGGCGGAAGCGAATGTGCCAATACGCCGCCGAGCTGGAAAAGGCAGCGGCTACGCTGCGCGAAACAATCGCTGCACTTCCCAGGGAGAGCCACCATGTGCGGTGAACTCGGCGCCTACACGGACGTCGTGCAGCTGCCGCTTGGCGGGCGCGTACGGTCCATCGACCGTTGCATCCACCATATCGTAGCCGCGCTCAATGCCGGCGGTGTCGCTACGGTCGCGTGCTGCTGCGGACACGTGAAGAATCGCGGACGAATTGATCTTGAGGACGGGCGCGTTCTATTGATCGTGACTACGCAAGAGGCGTCGGAGCTGGAAGTCCTGACGTCGCCACTGGCGGCGGCCGAGGATCTCAGGTGTCCGCATTGCGACGAATCGCAGACGCATGAGAGCGCTAGCGTCGGCGACGAAGTCGTGTGCCCTGGTTGCGGTGAAGAGTGGAGCCTAATGCGCACTGATGAGCGCGCTGATCCGATGACGGAGGAGGATTTGCAGCGACTCCGGTCCTGGGTCCACGACCCGGACTACTGCGGGCCAGCTTCTGACATCGGGAAGGCCCGTATGCTTCTGAACGAAGTCGATCGTCTGCGCAAGCGGGAGCGCGACTTGGAAGCAAAGCTGACATTACAAGACAAGATTGCGGAAGAAAGTTGGAAGCGATGACCGGGCCCATGAAGCCGAGCGACATCATCACATGGCAGTATCGGCTTGCCGCTAAACAGAAGGTCTACGCTGTCTGTATTTGCGACGGCGACATCGATACCACTGGCAACCTGTACGACAGTCGTGAGGCCGCGCAATTCGAGGTGGATTTTTGTCGGGCTCATGGCGAAAAGCGAGCGCGTGTTTGCTGCCTTGGCAACCTGCATTCGGCAGAACTGTCGCGGGAAAGGTGGTGGCAGTTATGAGACCCAACAACTGGTCACCCGATGACAAGGAAGCGTGGGCGCAGGTCCGGCGGCTGGAGCGTCACGTCGAGCTCCTGAAGCGCGCCTGCGAACTTGCGCAAGGAGTGATCGACGCGACGCTCATCGAAGCGAAGCGCGGCGGTTGGGCTGACTGGAAACTTAAGCGGGTTGAGCTCGCACAGCAAGCACTGCGAGACGCGTTGAAAGAGGTCAACTGCACATGAGCATCGCAAGCATTGAATCGAGAGTGTTGCAGCTTCGGTGCGATCAGCGCGATTGTGGGGGCCACACGCCGACCGCGCCATCTCAGGATGAGGCAATGCGCTACGCCAGAGAGATGGGATGGCAGGTGGCCGGATATTCGGCGCCGCCAAGGGTGGGCGATGTCATCGGGCAAGAATTGGTTCGTGACTACTGCCCCAAGCACAGGAGCGACCGATGATTTCCTATGACGACGAACGCCTGGCCATCTTCTCGGACGACGAGGCCAGGCTCTTCGCCTACGCGTCGAGCGTGCTCGCCGAACTCAAGGCCGCGCGCGACTTTATCGCCGACTACGACCGCAACATCTCAACCGAGGCGCTGGCGCGCATCGTCAAGCGACTGCACAGCATCGACGTGTTGATTGCGAAAGCCGAGGGCAAATGATCATCCATGAATTGGACGAGATCGACGACCTGATCGCGCGCTCATCGCTCGGTACGCCGGACGTTGTAGCGGCTCGACGCCTAGTTCCCAGGCACATCACCGATAGCATCTTGCGGCGCGCGGATGAGATCCACCGGGCGCACTCCGAAGCCGATCGCACTGCCGTCAGAATCGAGCTCCCGTCGAAGAGCGGAGGCGCCATCTTCGCGGAATGCGTCGTCGTTCATAACGGCGACGACGTGATTGGCGTGCGGCTACCCGACGGGCATGGCGCACTCGCTGAGGCGGCTGGCATCACGTTGGATGCGGCGACGGAGTGGGAGGGATACTTGTGCATCCTGGCGCGGATCGCGTTCGCGCGAGGTGGGCGATGAAGGCCGCAGAACTGAATCTTATTCGTCTCGACGCCGCCGAATGGGCGCGAGGCCGCATGGATACCGTCGCCGGTCGCCACCGCGCTGCGCTTCTGGTCGAGGTCGACCGACTTCGCGCCTCACACAGTGAACTCGCAGAGGCGGCGCGTGGCGTCATGGGCTTCTGGGCAGAGCGCGAGTCGGCGAAGTTGACAGTTATTGAAGCTGACGAACTAACCGAACTTGAATGTCGGTTGATCGACGCATTGAAGGAGACTCACACATGAGCTCGGCCCACATCATCGCAGCCGCCATCGCGTGGTCAGCGCCGAACCTGCCGAACGAGACGGTGGCGCGGTACGCGATCGACATCGACAACGCCATAGAGGAAGACGAGCTCCCCTTGGGTTTCGCGATGGTAGCAAATGCTAAGTGGGAATCTAACTTTCGCCACGAGATCGAGACTTGCCAGTGCCCGAGGGTAGACCCGGTCTCGCGCAGACGCGAATGCGATTCCGACAAGCATGGCAGACCGACGGCATTCGGGCTGTTTCAATTGAAGGCCGACCGACTCGGACCGTACACGCCCGCGCAGGTCTGCGCGTCGAACGCGCTGTCGGCGGAGCGAGCTGCGGTGACGATGCGCGAGAAACTCAAGGCGGCGGGTGGCCGCTATTGGAAAGCCTTTACGCTCTACGTCGGAGGCGAATCGCTTAGCGTCGTCGGTCGCCGCAAAGACTTCGATTGGATGCGGTCGAACCGCGCAGCGCTCGCCGAAAAGGGCGAGGCAATGTGCCAGGACTGGTGAACCGGATGACCAGCCAACGCCAATACTTCCCCGGCGAATGGGCCGATCTGCCCGGCGGTGGCGGCGACCGCGCGTCGTACTACGCGAACGTTCCCGACATCAAGCCGCCGCCGCCAGTCCTGCCCCATACGTCGTTTGGGCGCTCGTACTGCAACGGAAAATGTTGCGGCGTGGCGACGTGCATCGTGATCGGCACGGACGAGAAGGCGATTCGGCTCGACTGGGCGGCGGCCGATGACGGCGCGTACGTGCTGGAACTGGACCGGCACCGACAACCGATGGCAGCAAAGTACGAAGAGCGGTTTCACGAAGGGTGGGCGCGGTATCGGGAGCACGTTTGCAAATAGGAGGATGAGATGTTGCGGATGATTGGTGGAAAGGGGAAGAAGAAAGACGGGTCGATCGTGTCGCTGCTGGTGCACGAGACGCGGCTGCGCATGTACTCGGACGCTGAGGCGGATGCCGCGGTCGAACGCTGGATGCGTGGCACCGCCGACGAGAATGACCGGCGGATTGTGGTCGATGCATTGATCGCGGCGGAAGCAAAGGTCAGGGCTGGCGCCGTCGTGTTGGAGCGGGACAGCGATGGACCGCAGGAAGGGGCTGAGGGACAATGAACACGAAAGACTACTGGGAGCTGCCCGAAGAAGAGCGCGCGGCACTCACGCAAGAACAGGTCGATCGGTTCGCCGAGTACGAGCTGATGGCTAAAGGCGTTCTCCGCACGTCGACGTTGGAGCTCGAAGCCGTGCCGGAAGTACCGGAGCCATCGCTTTCGTTCTACCGCGTCAGCCGCGACACCTGGCACAAGCTCGACATCGCCTTCCGCTCTTCGGAAGACGCCATGAAGTTCTTGGCGCTCGATCCTGTGATCGTCGAAACCAACTACCACGGCGGACGCACGCCGATCGAGTCAGCGAAGGCGTTTGGCAAAGACGCGACGGTCAGCGCGCAGAAGCTTCGATCCGAGGAAGAGAGCAGCGCAGTTCTGACGACCGTGAAGCGCGCTGCGGAGATCTCGGCGTCTAACGACAAGCGCCGCGAGGAGCACGATAAGGCGGTCCGGGCACAGGAGGAGGCGCTTGTCGACATGTGGACCGATTGGCGCCGTTGCCGCGACCGAGACGCCGCAATGCGGCGCATCGTAAAGACGTACGACGAGTACGTAGCGACCGCTGGCGACGGCGCCATAGCTGCCAAGTTCTTGCTTAAGGCGTTTCCGCGTGACCAGATAGAGGAAGCGTCGCAGTGGACCGGGCGGGCGATTGGCCTGCCGGATGCGTCGAAGGACGAGACCCCCAAGAAGGCATCTGCGCTCAAGGCTGAGACGCAGGACGACGTGGCGTTTTGATGCGTCACAAGCGCCGCCGCCTGCAACGCCAGCGCAAGAAGGTGCGGCTTGCGATTGTTCAAATGGAGGACTTTCGCGGCGCCATTAGGCAGTTTCACGCCGCCGTCCTGCAAACCAAAGCGACCCTGGTACTACCATGACCACCCGCCCGCCGTCCGACCAAGAGTTCGCGCTGAAGCTGCTAGACGCGCGCCGCGAGCTGCTTCGACTCCGCTACGTCGTCAAGCGTCTCAGCGAAGCGACGATGGTCAACGGGGCCGACGACATCGCGGAGCGCGCGCTACAGAAGGCGCTCGTGGCGCAGCACCGGCAGGCGATGCTTTGCAACAGGTTGGACGCGGTGCTTGAGCTTTCGGACAGGATAAACGAGGAGATCGCGGCATCGTGAACCTATATCGATTCACCAGCGGATCGTATTCCGATTACAGCGAACGGTGGTTCTCTCATCCTGAGAAGATGACGGTGGCGGAACTGAAGGCGCTGCTGCTGCGACATCTACCGCCGCTCCGTGCGGAGCTGGAAGCGTGGGAGGCTAGGAAGGAAGAGGCGGCGCGGCGAATCTTCGGCGTTCCCGCCGTCGATGTCGGCTGGGAGTGGCAACGTGGCAGGGTGAACCGTGTCATGAGAACGCCACGCGGCACGGCCGAGGAATACGATGCGTGGGTGGCGGAGTTTCCGTATGAGCCAGAGGCGACGAACAAGCTCCTAGCCGCGGCCGGATTTATCGAGATCGAAGCGCTAGTGACGTTTGATGAAGGCGATCGGTTTACCTGGCAAGACAGGCTTAGCGAGATCGAGCTGGAGGCATCCAAGTGATCACCGTCCAAGCAACTTTGATTGAGATCAAAAACGGCCGCGCCTTCATGGAGTACGACGGCAGGTGTTTCACGCTGCCGCTGCGGAAGGCGGAACTGGATCAATTGACCGGACGCGAGGGGCGCTCGTTCAGCGTGGAGCTCGTGGAGTCGGCGAGTCCGGTTGCGGAGGTGGAGCTGTGACCGCGCGCATTCTCAACTGCACAGCGGCGGAGTACCACGCCGACCCGCTGCCTACTCCGTCGCTCAGTTCAAGCATCGCCAACATGCTGATCTCGGCATCACCGAAGCATGCGTGGCTCGCGCATCCGAAACTCGGCGGCGCATCGTCGCGGCATTCGCGCTCACTCGATTCCGGGTCGCTCATCCATGAGCTTTTGCTCGGATGCGGCAAGGGGCTCGTGATCGTCGAAGCGGAGGACTTCAAGACGAAGGTGGCACGCGAAGCCAGGGACGCGGCGCATCTCATTGGCAAGGTGCCGGTGCTGCGCGGTGACATCGACGGTGCCGAAACGGTCGTGGAAGCGTTGCGCGATCAGCTAGACGACCTCGGGGTCAAGTTCGACGGAGCTTCTGAGGTGGCGGTCGCGTGGGAAGAAAAGACGCAATTCGGCGCCGAGGTGCTGTGCCGCGGGATGATGGACCATCTCATCGTCGATCGCGGAACTATCTACGACGTCAAAACGATCCGGTCGGCAAATCCGAAGGTCTGCCAGCGGCACATGATCGACTATGGATATGACGTGCAGTGGGCGGCATACACGAGTGCGCTCGGGAAGCTCGTTCCGAATCTTGCCGGCCGCACGGACTTCGTCTTCCTGTTCTGTGAGATTGAACCGCCGTACTGCATTACGCCGGTGCGACCGAGTGGGTCGATGCGACAGCTCGGGCAGAGCAAGTGGGATCGCGCGGTCGAGTCGTGGAACTTCTGCATGACTTCTGGAAAGTGGCGCGGGTACGCCGACAGAATAATCGAGATCGAAGCGCCGCCGTGGGCGATGGCGCTGGAACTTGGGAGTGACGCTGCGGCGTAGCTCCGTCTTTCACAACGCAACCGATTGGAGAAAAGGCCATGTCACGAACATTCGTTGATTCGCCGGCAATAAGAGAAAAAACACCCCTGTTGCTCGGCCTCATAGGCCCGTCCGGAACAGGCAAAACCATGAGCGCGTTGCGCCTTGGCACCGGCATTCAACGCGTCACCGGCGGCGACATCTTCGTGATCGACACCGAGGCGCGGCGATCACTGCACTACGCGCCATCTCCTGGCACAACAGCGAAGCCGCCGGAGACTTTCAAGTTCACACACGTCCCTTTCGGCGCACCATTCTCGCCGCTCGATTACCTGGAGGCCATCGAGCACTGCGCTAAGAAGGGAGCGAAGATCATCATCGTCGACTCGATGAGTCATGAGCACGAGTCGGTGGGTGGCGTATTGGAAGAACACGCATCCGAGACCAAGCGTCTGGCCAAACTGTGGGGCGTGTCCGAGTCGAAAGCACAGATGTCGGCGTGGAGCGAGCCGAAGAAAAAGCGCCGCCGCCTCATCAACGCCGTGCTTCAGATGGATTGCAACTTCATCTTTTGCTGGCGCGCAAAGGAGAAGCTCAAAATCAAACCAGGCAAGGATCCTGAAGCTCTAGGCATGATGCCAATCGCGGGCGAGGAGTTCGTGTACGAGATGGTTCTGAAGTGCCTTCTCATGCCGGGCGCGAACGGCTTCCCGACGTGGAAATCAGAATACGCTGGCGAGCAGATGATGATGAAAATACCGCAGCAGTTCCGGCATCTCTTCAAAGAGCCGGCCCAGTTGAGCGAGGACATCGGCGAGGCGCTGGCGAAATGGGCAGCTGGCGGCCCAGGCGAAAAGCGCCAGCCAGTCGACATCTCGAAACTGCTCGCGCAGTACGAAGCGTGCTCGGATGCGGCAACGCTCCGCGTTCTCGAGGAAGAAAGGCGAGCCATCTGGGCCGGCGCAAGCAAAGACGACAAGGCGAGGCTAAAGACAGCGGCAGACGAGGCAAGCAAACGCATCGACGATGCTACAGCTGCCAACGGTGGCGCAGAGTCAGAAGACCGGGCGGACATCGAATGATCTCATCAACTGTATCTGGCCATCTCGGACGCGACGCCGAGACCAAAGAGGTCGGCAACACCGTTGTCACGTCGTTCTCGATCGCGTCGAGCGCCTACCGCAACAAGGAAAAGGTAACCGACTGGGTCAACGTATCTATGTGGGGCGACCGCGGCGAGAAGCTGGCGCAGTACCTGACGAAGGGCGCTTACGTCGTGGTGCGTGGCCAGATGTGGGTCCGATCGTACGAGTCGAAGGGAGAGCAGAAGTCATCTCTCGATATGCGTGCGGAGGACATCGAACTCGGCGGAGGCGGCAAGAAAGACGGCGCGCAAGGTGGAGGCGGACAGTCGAAGCCGAAGCCGCAAGCGAAACGGCAGGAGCTGGCGGACGAAGGCCTAGGCGACGTTGGCGGAGAGGATGAAATTCCGTTTTGAAAACATGTACTAAGTGCAAATTTGACGAGCCGCTCGACGCTTTCTACCTCCAGAAAGCCAACAGGCGGCCAATCACGAACCTTCACAGTGTCAGTCAAGCGGAGCCGTGCCGCATGACGTCCTCCACCTTCGCCATCGACCAACTCCGCCGAAAGGCAACATCATCATGCCATCCCCCGAAGTTCGAATCCTCCTAGCAACGATCGTGGTCGCCGTCGCGTGCGCGCTCGGCGTCGTCAGCTGCATTGAGTATCTCAGCGACGATGCGTCGATGGTGCGGGAATGAGCCCGCTCGGCGTCGCCGCGGCGCTGCGTGTCGCGATCTGCGTCCTTGGCGCTGCGGCGCTGGCGCTGGCGGTTGGAGGCGGGTGCGACGCGTCCTGGAGCCGCCCGACGCCAATCGTCGCGGAGCCAGGTCTGCCTTGCGGCCGAATCTATCACCAATGCCCAAGCGGCGGTTGCTGCGCGGAGGATGAAGTTTGCCGGCCCGGCGGGTATTGCGCGTACGTCGGCGGCCCAGGTCCGTTTTGGGGGTCGCGGCGCGACGGCGGTGGTGAATCGCTTCGACCACAGCTGTCGCCCGTTGAGGCGCAGAAAGCGGGGCCGCGGTGAAACGCAATCCGGGAGAGCATCCGGACGACTACGCCATACGCGTCAAGGCCACTGCGTACGGTCGCAAGTACGCAGCTGAGTTCGTTGCGGCACATTTACTACGGATGGAGAAGCTAATCGGAACTTACGCCGACGCCGACGCGGAAGAACAACTAGCGCACCTGCGCGAACGCTTCTGGGCTGAGTTGTGGAAACCGAAAGCGCTGAGGAGAAAACGATGACCATGTACGTCTCCCACTGCGCCAGATGCCACTCCGTCATCGCGGACGATGGAGAGACTTGCCCGACCTGCCCGGGTGGCGCCATCTACGATCTAATCGCTAACGACGAGCCGCCGCGATGCGTTTCGCCGACCGGCCGCACGGACTGCCACGGCACGTACGTCGAAGGGGACGGCGACGGCATGCGTTGCGCGTTCTGCAAGGAGGCGGTGTGATGGTGGCGGCGTACTGGAGCGGAGCACTAATCGGCTTTCTGATCGGCGCCAACATCGGCGTTCAGGCGTTGCTTTGGTGGGCAAGAAGGCGGAGCGGGAAATGATCTACCTGCAAGATGAAGGCGTGACGGTGACCGATTCGGCGCTGGATAACGACGGCTCCGGCGAAGCCGTATTCATTCAAGCCGGCCGCGGAGAATCTGCGCTGATCAGCCACACCGAAGCAGACGCCGTGCTGGTCGGGCTGCTGCGGTGGAAGCTGGAGAGAGTCTGGAAGAGCTGGAGACAGATGCTCAATTGGGCGTCAAAAGAATACGACGTGTGGTGGAAGGAGCGGAGACGATGAACGCGGAGAAGCCGATGAGTGCTGACCAAATCCAAGATGACATGCTTAGTCAAGCTCTTCCGTACCCAAAACTTTACTCGTCGGAGTTCTTCGCGAGTCACTGTGAACGGCTCCGCTCCCGCAATTGCAAGCTGCTTGAGGCGATGAAGCTGGAAGCGAAGCACCTCGAGGTGCTGTCGCCGCTGGCTGCGGCTAACCTCCGTGCCGCGATAGAGGAGAACGACGATGGGAAGTGAGTCAAAGAACGACCTGACCACAGAAGAGCTTCGTAAAGTCTGCGAGACATACGACGAGCTAACCAAGCTCCGCGCAGAGAACGAGCGGCTTCGGGATATTGAGGCTGACGCGAAGATTCGCCTTGACGATAGACAGCAACGACTAGACGCGGCCGAGACCGAGGTCCGTAGACTGAAACGCCTCGTCGATTGTTACGGCCCGCATGGCCCTACGACAGATCTAGCGCCGTTGCTTGCCGAAAATGTGCGACTCCGGGAGGCTGCAAAAGATTGGAGCGCGGCGGCTTACGGCGTTGTCACGGGTGACATCGACGTGGGGCCTCGATCGACGGAGGCGTTTAAGCGGCTGGAGGACATGGCGCGCGATGCGCTGGGCGAGGGAACGTGAGCAGAGCGCTCAACAGTGCACGCTGTGCCATTTGCGGCAAGTGGAAGGACGGCGATATCGTCGGCTGCTGTCCAATATGCGGCAGAGCCGTGTGTCGGCCGTGCGCCGAGGCGCCTTACGAGTTTTGCTGCGACCGGAAAGAGGAGAACGACGATGGGAAGTGAGCTAACAGACGTGGCCGACCTCCAATCGGCGCTGGAGAAGAAGCACCAGGAATGGCGCGTTGACCAGGTTCTGCTGAAGAGCTACGCCAACACGATCGGCGAACTCCGTGCCGAGAACGCGCGGCTCCAACAACAACTGACCTACGAGAAAGAGGAGCGCGCTCAGGCCGAAGTCAAGGCGAACCTCGAGCAGGATAGACAAGGCTTCGTTGTGCGAGAGAACGCGCGGCTCCGGGAAGCTCTCGCTGGCGCAAACGCCTACATTCGCGGGTCGCTCTTGAACCGAGACGACGTGCTTATGGTTGCGCGCGATGCGCTGGAAGGCAAGGGAACGTGAGCATTAAGTGGGACTACCCGTACCACGTTGTATGCGACAGATGCGGTCTCCGCGGGCCGGGCTCTTATACAGAGTATGGTGCCGTCGATCTAGCGGAAGACGATGGTTGGGACATGGACGTTGCTCTTGAAACGGGCGGCGCTGACTTTTGCCCACAATGCCAGGAATGAAAGGTCCAGTCGCCGGGCATAAGACGCTGCGCGATGCGCGGAAAGGCGGTGGAACGTGAGTGAGCACGACGCATGGGTTGCTCTGATTGCCATTGGGGTCTGGGAGTTTATTTGGGGTTGCCGGCGCGCGACCGTTCGTCTCGCCAGGTTGCAACCTAAAGGTCCATCCGATGCCGAAGAGTAATCAATCAGTGTTTGCATGCTGCACCGGGCGCGGAATGCACATTCGAATGCAGCTCGCCAGGGCGGCGTTTTGGTTGTTTGAGCGCCTTGACCCGCCGATGCTTTGCACGGAGTGTGGGCGGCGTGACTGCACGTATCCAATGCCGTTCGTACGTTGCCTCAACTGCGACGAGAGCTACACGGGCATGACGCCGCGCGTTTGGAAACGCCTGGACGAGCTGAAAGGTCCATCCGATGCCGAAGAGTAAGTGTAGCCTATGCGGCGAATTGCACATTAGTCGAGCGTGCGGCGTTGGCGTGTTCAAGCCAGCTGAGTCACCGCCCGAAGTGCCAGGCGCGCGATTCCAGCGACGCGTTGAGCAAGCGGGTCCGCTGGACGTCACTGTGCTCGCTTCGTCGGCACCAGAACCGTCTGTGTGGGACGAGCGAACGACGTGCCCGCGGTGCGACGGCCGCGGAACGGTGGTCGTGTCTGAGCCTCAGGACGGAGGTCAAGACGAGAAGATTCTCACCGTCGCGCGCAGTCGTCACGCCTCCGGCCATGCCGTGGCTGGGAACATTCTCGGCGGGCTGATTCGCATGGTGGACGACCTGACCGTGGAGCGTGACGACGCAATTGCCAGCGACCTTGCCTCCGACGCGCAGTTTGCGAAGCTAATTGCCGAGCGAGACGAGCTGCGCGAAGCGCTCAAGGAATCCGAGGCGCGCGTATTTCACCCTGCCACGCAGAGCATCAACCGTATCGCCGAAGGCTTGGAGAACGTTGATGGGGTGATTCGGTCGGTTCAGTCGAGAACCATTGAAGAGCTGCGAGCACAACTAGAAACGGTGCGCACGCAAGCGAACGACATGGTCCGCCTGTTCGACGAGGTCGAATCGGAGCGAGACGAGCTGCGCTCGAAGATGGACTGCTGCCAGGATTTAGTTTGCGCCACGCCGCCTGGATGCGCCCGGCACTGGGAAGAGCGCAATCGCGAATTGGTGGCCGAGCTGGGTGAGTTGCGCGCGAAGCTGGCCGAGCAAGAGGAGTGGTACCAGAAGGCGGTATGCGAACGGGAGAATCGAACGGCTATCGCCGAGGCGAAGCTGGCCGAGGCGGAGGCAACGCAGGCGAGGACACATGCATGCAATGAGGCGCTCCTTGACCAGACGATGGACCAGCGAGAGCGCATAGATGAACTGCTCAAGAGCGTTGAAGCCGCCGAAGCGCGCGTGCGTACTCTAACCGATGCTTTGTTTGCTGCGACAGGCGGACACGTTGACCTCGACAAGCTGGAAGGCCGATGACCCCCCTCCACGTCTTCGAGTTCTCCGACTGCGATCTCGTCGTCGCGGCCGACGTCGCGGACGCGTGGACGGCGCTGTTCGAGCAGACGGGCGAATGCCGAGACAACTACGACGAGACGGACGACGCGCTGTGGCGGCAGTGGCCGGACGAGGAGGAGCTTGGGATGTGGTGTGACGAGGACGGTGACATCGCGCAGATTGACCAGGATGGCGCGGACGTCGTGACGCGGACCGCTGGCGAGTGGGCGAAGAGGTTGGGCGTTGGGTGGTTTGGGAGTACAGAAGGCTGACGCAACGGAAGATAGGAGCATCTACATGTCGAACTATGGGCAACACTTTTCCACGCTGAAGACGCCGCAGTCGGAGTCTGCGCGGAGCGACCAGAAGAAGAACTCCGCTGGGGGCTTCGCGTTCACGCTCGACAAGTGGGCGCGGCTTGATCGCTGGCTCATCTTGGGCGCTGACGGCGGGACCTACTACGCCTCTGAGCGGGCGCTCACGCGCGACAACGCGCAAGTCGTCCTCGACTGCCTCGCAGAAGACGGGGCGCGCACGGTCGCTCGGATCGTCGAGATTTCCGACGCCGGTCGCGCGCCCAAGAACGACCCGGCGATCTTCGCGCTCGCGATGGCGGCCGCTGATAGCAGGCCGGAAACAAGGGCTATTGCGCTTGCTGCTCTCCCGAAAGTCTGCCGCATCGGCACCCACCTGTTCCACTTCGTTCGTGACGTGGAGAACTTCCGCAAGTGGGGGCGAGGTCTGCGCTCGGCGGTTGCTCGGTGGTACACCGCGAAGGAGCCCGACAGGCTCGCTCAGCAGCTGCTCAAGTATCAACAGCGCTACGGTTGGGCCCATCGTGACGTGCTGCGTCTATCGCATCCGAAGGCGCCCACGCCGCAGCATGACGCCGCGTTCCGTTGGTGCGTAGGCGCCCCGATGGGCGAGCGCGGCATGAAGCGCATGGCCGGAAAGGAAGAGCGCGCAGTCCAGTACCCGAGCAGGCTGGAAGCGTTGCCAGCACTTCTCGCCGCGTACGATGAGCTCAAGGCGTCGCCGGATCCGAAGACGACCGCGAAGCTCATCCGGCAACATCGATTCACCCACGAGATGATCCCGACAGAGCACAAGAACTCGGTGGACGTGTGGGAAGCGCTGCTCGAAGAGATGCCGCAGACGGCGCTGGTCCGCAACCTCGCGAAGATGACGGCAGTCGGGCTCTTCAAGCCGATGGGCGAGCACGTCAAGCTGGCGGCCGGCATGATCGCCGACGCCGACAGGATCAAGAAGGCGCGCGTTCACCCGATCGCGCTCCTGTCGGCGCTGCGCGTCTATCAGCAAGGCCACGGGGATAAGGGCAAGCTCACCTGGGCTCCAGCGCGGGAGATTGTCGACGCGCTCGACGAAGCGTTCTACCTGGCGTTTCAGGCGGTGGAGCCGACGGGCAAGAACATCCTGATCGGCCTTGATGTCTCAGGGTCTATGGAAAGCGGCGCAATCGCTGGCTGCCCTGGTCTCACGCCGCGCGTGGCCAGCGCAGCGATGGCAATGGTGACTGCTCGCACAGAGAAAAACTGGCACATATTCGGGTTTACGGCACCGATGAACGGACGCGGGTACGGTGGCATGCATGGCGGCGGAGCGCCGGGTTTCACGCCGATCGATATCAGCCCCAAGCAGCGCCTCGACGACGTCATCCGCGCGATAGCAAAGCTGCCCATGGGCGGAACCGATTGCGCATTGCCCATGCTCTACGCAGCCGGCTCCGATATCGAGGTCGACATGTTCCAGGTCTACACGGACAACGAAACTTGGGCAGGGACGATTCATCCATTCCAGGCGCTCCGCGCGTACCGGGAGAAGCTCAGCCGACCAGCCAAACTAGCCGTAGTTGGCATGACAGCAACGGAGTTCACGATCGCCGATCCCAACGATGCCGGAATGTTGGACTTCGTAGGATTCGATTCTGCGGCGCCGGCCCTCATGGCCGACTTTGCTCGAAACTGACTATTGACAATTCGAAAGGAATGGGGAATATGTGTGTTGAGCGAGTCGAAGTTACCGGTTATCTTTGGGATGACTCCGGTAGCGCTCCTTATTCGCTCTTATGGATCCGTTCGTCTAAAGGCAGGACGCTAAAACCGGTCAGTCGTACTTTGCCCGTTCGCGGGCCGCTGAGTGACCGTTACCCATTTAAGGTAGATATCCCGGTTCGATTCCGGGACGGATCCCCGACGCGGGTCGCAGGCAGACTGTTCTCGCTAATAGAAATCGGTCTGCTGCCTCTTTATCCGCGCTGTTCGTTTTTTGGAAGCGGTAGCTCAGTCGGTAGAGCAAAAGAATTCCCGCAAGGGATATCGGTTCTCACATCTTTGCCCGGTGACGGGCCGGCCGAGAATCGTTACCGGATCTTTGGGTCGCAGGTTCGAGTCCTGCCCGCTTCCCACAAGAAGCCGCGTTCTGAGTTTACGCAGGCCGACAGGTTCGCGCTCCTCGCCGAGCTAGACGCCGTGCGGGCGGAGAAGGAAGCGGCGGTTGACTGGGCCGCGAAACTCGAAGCGGCGCTGAGCGGAATACGCAGCGAGAGCGGCGTGAAACCCATCGGGGAGATAATCCTCCACCGGCTCTTGGAGAAGCGCGATGCGCGTTGACCAATACGACCGCGTGTGGCGCGTGCGCACTAGGCTGGCCGAGCGTTTCGGGCAGAGATGTCGCGTCGTCGTGCGAGGCGCGCTCAACAGCGCGTTAGTTGAGTTTGCGGACGGATTCAGGGTGGTCACGTCGAGGAACTACTTGAGAAAGGCGGCGCCAGATGTCGTTCGCTGAACATCCGTCCGACGCAAGCCGGAACATGCGCGCAAGTGTGGAGAAAGAATAGGAGTTCATCATGTCGAACGGCTTTGACCGACTCGCCGCGATGCTGTTACCGCTCCTCGCATGTCCGGAGCCGGAACAGTCGGCCGAGTATTCGGCTACGCGAGAGTTTCCAGCGAAGATCAAGCAAGGGGAACGTCACTCCAAGATCAGCAAGACGCCATCTCGGCGTACGCGAAAGCACGCGGCCTAAAGGTAACGCGGTTCTATGTTGAAGCCGAGAGCGCAGTCTACGAGCGGATCGAAAAGCGAGAGCAGATCCAGCTTCTGCTCAAAGAGGCGCGCAAGGGCGACCTCGTCGTGTGCGACAAGCTCGACCGGTGGTCGCGCGATCCAGAGTTCACATACGGCAGCATCAGAAGATTGCTTGAGGCTGGCGTCTCGTTCTACGCCGTCGGCGACAGGTGCGACCCGTCGACCCGAGACGGTGACACGATGCTCGGCGTTCGAGTGCTCGTCGCCAGGGAAGAACACAAGCGCATCAAAGAGCGGACGGTTGGAACGAGACGTCTGCTGCGAGATCGCGGCTACTACATCGACGGACTCGCGCCGATCGGCTACGTGCGTCCGCCGCGCAAGGGCGTCTCTCGACTCGAACACAACGTGCTCATCGTCGACGCCGATGGCGCAGCGATCGTTCGCGAGATGTACCGGATGTGCATCCGCGGCGCGGCCATCGGGACGATTCTCGACCACCTCACGAAGACCTATCGTCATCGTGGCTGGGACAAGAAGCTCGTCAACAAGACGCTGCGTCACCGCATCTACCTCGGCGAGACGAAAGATACGCGCGGCGTTTGGATCAAGGGCATGCACGAGCCGCTCATCGACGCGGATGTCTTCGCGCGCGCGCAGGCAGCTCTTGATTCTCGGCGCCTCGTCGGTGCGGCGCCGCAGGCGGGGTCCCGCACCAAGGACTGGCTGCTTCGTGAGATCGGGCGGTGCGGAAGATGCGGAGCAAGGCTTGGCGCATCCTACGGCGGCGGCTTCTACACTGGCGCCAAGAACTACACTTACTATTACCGGTGCCATCGCGCCTGCCCAGGGTCCCACTACATGCAGGTCAAACACTTCGACCCATTGGTGGCTGACATGACGCTGGCTCGGCTTGTGGAACTGCGCGACGAGTTGGGCCGTGGGCCAGAGCCACAGAAGCCGGCTAAGACGGTCGACTTCGTGGCGGAGCGGGTCAGACTCCAGAAGAAGCGCGAGCGATTCCTGGAGGCGTTCTCAGACGCGGGAATGACCAAGGCTGAGCTGGTCGCATCCTTGGCCAAGGTCGACGAGGCGCGGACGCGGTTGGAGTCGAAGGCGGCTCAGCAAGCCAGGCCGTCGCCGCTCGAGAACGCAGGTCTTCGGCGTGAGGCGCTCTTGCGGATCGAGAACATCAAGACGATTTGGAAAAGGGCCGACCGACAGGTGCAGCGCGCGGCGCTTCATGAGCTAGCGCACGCGGTACGAATCGAGCGAGATCGCGATCCGGTGGTAGAATGGCGATCGGCTGAAGAGATCGCGGGAGATGAGCGGCTATGAAGCTTGCGCGGGAAAGCACACCCTTGGAGTCTGCGTGCCAAAGAATAAGTGAGATACTACGCGCCTTTGCACTGGTGAAATGGCGCAAAACAAGCCAATTCGTGTTGGCTAGCGGCGCCTCGCTACTCCTCGCCGGCTGCAACCCCGGCCCTAGTTACCAAGACGGCGCCATGGCCGGCTGCGTCTCTCGCTGCCGAGAGCGCGGCGCATCGTCTGCCATCTATCGCGTCTACGACGGCTGCGGGTGCGTCTTCGAACTCCGAGACGGAGGCGCACGATGAGCAAGCCCAAGCAATGGACCGTCAACCACCATCTGCCAGGTGGCCGCTACGGAAGCATCTCGATCCGCCTCAACGATGAGCCGGTGGCGAAGATGTGGGGCGACACGCCGAAGATGTTGCGGCTCGCGAAGCGCATCGTCGCGGCGATGAATGCGGATGACGTCTGGTGCGTGCAGTCTCGCGACCGCTGGTGCGCGACGAAGGACGGCCGCAAGCCGTCGGCGGACGCGACGTGCGATCCGACCGCGTGCGGCATGTACGTCACGCTTCGGTGGGGCAGCGCCAAGATGCGGCCGACATGTGAGCACTGTCTGGCTGCGCTCGGTGGAAGTTCTAAGGGCGGGGAGAAGGAAGCAAACCAATCATGAAACGAAGTCTGATGTTGTTGATGGTCACCCTGCTCGCCGCGTGCGGTAACGCGCCTGAGGCGACGCTAAACCAAGCGCCAGATGAGCAGGCGCAAGGGTTGACGATCGACTACGCGACCACGAATGGCTACGGGTCGATTCCGGCCGCTCCTCTGAGATTCTGTCGGCCGACATATTTTCAGGCATCGCTTGCGCATGCAGGGTCGGCGAATTGGCCGAACGGTGTAGCGAAGAGCGGTGCGACGTGGCTTGTGTTGCCGGGCAACTTCGTCGCTTCCCCGCAGGGCGGATATGGCGGAGGTGAATTCGCACGGGCTGGCGCACGTTGCGAGTCGTTCTCCAATTACTCGCTACCCGCTGGAGCATTCGGCTCGTCAGACACGAATCCTTTCCAGCTCTATTGGCCGCAGGGTGCCGGCTCGGGTCATGTAGATCAGCAGATCGACCTGTTTTCGTACCCTGACAATTTCTGCTGGATAACCGGCGTAAGTGGCATGTCGGCCGGCGGGGACGATGAAACCACGCTTGAGTACGTATCCATCGATCCTGTCGTGAACATGTGGAAGCTGCGCGCGTTCGGTACGCCAGCGCTCGCCGCATGGGTCAAGTGTTTGCACCCGAACCGCCCGTTCAACATTTGGCGCGTCTTTTCTGCTGGACCTGGTCAAACGACGAGAGGCCCTAGCACGGCCCGTACGTTTTGCGGTCTTACGCTGCTCCAGGGCAACCTGGACGATGCCTTGGTGCAGATTTACGCCGCGCAAGGAAGCTGGTGGCTATCGGTCACGGCGTACAACGACAACGACACAATCCCGTACGCAGAGATGTCGTGCGCGCAGTTCCCGTAAGCAGCGCGACGCGCATGTCGAGCGCGGCGTTGCTGTCGGTGCTATGCACGGCGTGTTTTGGAGAGTTGTATTATGTTGATCAACGATTCACGCCAGAAGAAGCAGAGCAGATCCGCGTCGGCGCTGCTCTGTGGGCGCCGACCGGGCTGCACCGCGATCTCATCTTCGGCATCGGGTTCTCCGACGTTGCCAGCGACCGAAACATGATCATCCGAAGCAACTCGCGCGGCGCCAGCAACATCGACCGTTACTTCCGAGACCACACGACGGGCGTGGCGGCACGCGTACACAGCCCGCTCGAGCCGACGAAGATCGTGATTCTGATGGACAAGCTCCACGGCGACCCGCTTCGAATCGTGTTCGCGCACGAGCTCGGTCACGCGATGGGGCTTGAGCACGTGAGTGACGAGCGCGCCATCATGGCGCCAAAGGGCAGCGACGCGTCGCTCAACTGCCTGACGAGCGAGGACATCGCGGAGGCGTGCCGCAATGGCTACGGATGCCCGTCGACGCGGCCGGCGGGATGTGAAACGGTGACGCCATGAAAAGCTCAAGAATCGCAGTGATCGCGATCGTGATGGTGGGCTGCTCCGAACTCGACCCCAACGTGGGCCGGCTCTACGTTGAGCCGGTTGACGTTGGTGACGCTGGCGCGGCGGAGGACGCCGTGGATGGCGACGACGATGAGCCACCGGGGACCGTGAGCTTCGCGCTGGATATCCGGCCCATCATCATGCGAACAAAGGACCAGGCGACCGCCATGGGAGTCGGACGCGGCTGCGCGCCGTGTCACCTTCGCGGAGTGACCAATTCGACAGGAACGGCGCTGTCTGGCTTTGACGTGACCACGCTGGGCGAGCTCCGCCAAGGCGGCGGCTCTACCGGTACTCGCATCATCGTTCCTGGCAAGCCCGACGAGTCGGCGATCGTGCAAGCGCTTCGCGGACAATTCGGATCCAACCGGATGCCCAAGGGTTCACCCTATTGGCAGGAGGAAGAAATGAGGCTCATCACGACGTGGATAGCCGAAGGCGCGAAAGGAAGCGCGAGCGAATGATCAAGAAATTTAGTCCAAAGAGTCTGCGACGCGTCCGGTTGCCCCCGGCCACTACAAAAGAAGCAGCGGTGATGTTGAAAGACAAACTATTCCAGCGCGCACTGGACGTTTACCGATCGGCCCGCATTACCGCCGAGTTGGCGTGCATGGTTGGCGCCTTGGGCTTTGAGAAGGGCGGTGATGTACATAAGGCGCATCGCGTCTGTTTTGCCGCCGCTGCGCGCGAGCTAAAGAAATGCGGAGTGCGTGACGTTGATCTTTTTTTCGACTGCTGCGTCGAAGCTGAGCGAAGGACCGGAAACGCGCTGTGACCACCGCCGTCCTACCCGGTCTCGAGCGCGGCAGCGCCGTCTTATCGCCATGCGGTCGCTATCGGTACGAACTCCACCGCGAACGATGGGCGGCAGGTCCGCGGCTGCTGGCCATCTGCGCGAACCCGTCGATCGCCACGGCGGACGTGAACGACGCGACTTGCCGCAAGCTCATAGGTTTCGCGAAGCGCTGGGGCTACGGCGCGCTGTCACTCGCCAATCTGTTCGCGTTCATCTCGACCGATCCGGCAGGCATGTATGCGGCTGACGACCCGATCGGGCCTGACAATGATGCTCACATCTTGGCGATGGCCGAGCGTTGCATGGACGTCTTCGTCGGCTGGGGAGACATCGGTCTTTACCGCGATCGCGACATCGCAGTGATGAAGGTTCTCGCGGCGACAGGAAAGAAACCGATGTGCATCGGAGTGACGCGAGCGGGCTCGCCTCTGCACCCTTCTCGTCCCGGGTACGACTCACCGGTGTCGCTCTACCGCGGCAGACCAGCATGACCGCAGTGCTGTTCGTGACCGTCGCAATGTCCGCCGTCGGCCTTGTCGGCACGCTGGCCAACCAATGGTTCGAGCGGCGACAGGCGCGACGCAAAAAAGTTCTACGCGCATGCTGTGAGGTAGATGCCTGTCCGGAGTGCGGCGCATCCACACCGTGTGATTGTTTCCTATGACCGCCGCCTTCGCCTCCCACTTCGGACCACGCTACTGGCTGCGCCTAGGCCGCGAAGCCGACCGCTGCAAGTCCGACGTGCCGGGCGAGAAGGTGCGGCGGTGGCTAAATGAGTAGAGTCAAGGATGGCGCTGTGATCCGCGCCTATCGCTATCGTATCTATCCTACGCGGGCCCAAGAGGCGCGCTTGCGAGAAACGATGCGCCTACTGTGTGAACTATACAACGCTGCTCTACAGGAGCGAAGAGACGCTTACAAGAAGCAGGGGCGATCCATTTCCGAGTACCAACAGCAGCTTGAGCTGAAGGAAGTTCGCGTTGTACGGCCAGAGTACACTGGCATTCACGTCCACCTGCTCCAGGACGCTATCACGCGTCTCGACCGCGCCTACCGTGCGTTCTTCCGTCGCTGCAAGGCCGGCGAGACTCCTGGGTTTCCACGGTTCAAGGGGCGTGGGCGCTACCGCACTTTCACGTTCCGTGACGCGATAAATCGCAACGGCGCTCGCCTTGTTGCTGGCGGAACCAAGGTGGAACTGTCTTGCATCGGCAAGGTCAAGGTTAAGCTGCATCGCCCGATCGTAGGCACGGTCAAGCAAGTCCGCGTCACGCTCGCCGGAGACGGCCACTGGTATGTGACTTTCGTGTGCGACAACGTCCGCGTCGAACATCTAACGGCAACAGGCGCCAGCGTTGGCATCGACGTTGGCGTCACCACTTTCGCCGCTCTGAGCACCGGCGAGACTGTTGAGAATCCAAGGCGCTACGAGTCCGCGTTACAATTGCTCAAAACGGCTGACCGTAAGGTCACTCGCCGCAAACGCGGTTCGCGTCGGCGTCGCAAAGCGGTTGTGTTGCTAGCGAAGCAACACGACCGCGTCAGGCGAGCTCGGCTCGACTTCCACCACAAGGCGGCGCGCGGCATCGTCGCCCGTTTCGATTCGGTCGCCGTCGAAAATCTCAGCATCAAAGGTTTGGCGCAGATGCGCCTAGCCAAACAAGTTCACGACGCCGGATGGGCACAATTCATCAGGATTCTCGCGTACAAGGCTGAAAGCGCCGGACGCGAGTTCATCAAGGTGGAACCACGCGGCACATCACAAGAATGCAGCGGTTGCGGCGCTACGGTTCGCAAGAGCCTAAGCGTTCGCGTCCACGACTGTCCGCATTGCGGACTCGTACTGGACCGCGACGTCAACGCTGCCAAGAACGTACAATCGCGGGGGCACCGCGATCGGGGAGGGGCGAGCTGTAAGCGCCTCGTTGAACCGAGAAGCCGTAGCGAGGCAGACAATGCTTCGTGAAGGAGTTGTCACGCAACCGCGCGTTCCGTGCAAAACGCACGCGCGGCTGATGGGATTGATCGCGCGGTGTCCGACATGCGGGAGGTCGGGGTGATGTTTCCGGTGGGCATGCTCGTTTGGGATAACGCCAACGAACCGGTGTCAATCACGCAGCAAGCTGCGACGCCGCGGCGCAAGCCGGAGACTGGCGAACAACTCGACGGCACACGTAAGCAGCGTGGAATCTTCGAATGCTATTTTTGCAGCAAGCCGGCGCACACGGTGACGAGCGCCAACGTGCCGAGCTGCGTTAGATGTGTTGAGCGTTACAGGAGGAGAGAGTAGCAATGCCGTTGTCCTCAATAAGGCAAGCTTGGTGCGTTCAATGCGGGTCAACGTTCCGGAAACTGTGCGCGAACGCGGCGACGTGCTCTGAAGCCTGTAGGAGCAAACGCAAACGCACGCTAGACAGCGCTCGCGAACAGACTAGAGAGCGACGCCGACCGATTGGCGAAACGCTTGCCGTAAGGCTTCGGTGCGAAGCGTGGGCGAGGAGGAACAGAAACTGCACGCGCCAAAACCATTGGCTTGCCGGCGCTCCTCCATACCATGTCCACCTTCCGGGATGCGCCATGACGGTGCACTATTCACCGTTGCCGCGTTGGCCCATCGAACTAAGAAACTCGCCCGCTCTTCATGGCGCGCTTACGGCTGTACTCGGCGCCGGCCACGTGCCGCGTATTCCAAACTTCTCTCTCGTCCCGCATGGATCCGGATGGGGAGTACACTGGTTCAGACAGGAAGGAATGAAGCTAGCAGGAAAGTCGGTACACGTTCCGTTGTTCGACCGGCCGACTACGCTAACGTTTGGACCGGCGTGGCGCTTTCGATCACCTGCGATCCAAAGGCGCGGGCGGCAGCTGGTTCGGCTCGACGCCATCACTCCGATCGTCATTCGCTCGGGCGGTGGTGCGTCGGAATGCGTTCGACCTGGCGCCGTCAACATAGCAAGCGCGATCGGTGTTGAGTTCGTTCGACGACTCGCCCCGTCAGAGGAGTGGGCGCGCTATGTCGCCAAGAGGATCTGCGTTGAGATCGTGTCACAGGACACGCATCCGGAAACGATACCATTCGGTGGTAAGTATGGGCCCGTGCGTGGGTGGAGCGGATCGCTCGTGCTTGAGGTGAACGCGGTTTCGCGGTGGCTGCTCGAGGCGGCGGCTAGGATTGGATTCGGAGGCAGAACGGCATTCGGGTGCGGTCGTGTCATAATAACGGACATGATGCTGTGATGATGGCCTCTCAACTTTTGAGCGACCGTCTCGGCGGGGCGAAGGTCGCCGACGCTGTAGAGCATGCCGCTGAACATTGCTGGGTCTGCGCCGGATCGAGCGTGTTCGGTGTTCCGGTGGAGCGGTGGCTAGGCAGTACGTTCGTCGGTCAGTCACGCGTTCGGTCGCCGTCCAGCGCACATGTTTGCGCTTCATGCGTCCACGTGATGGCCGGCCGACCGCCGGATACGATGCGCATGTATTCGTGGCTCGTAGATGATCGATGCGTGCTCAAGTTCAACAAGGGAAACAAGCCGGAGATGCGCGCGTGGCTGCGTGCGCCGAAAGAGGGGCCGTGGTTCGCAGCTATTGCTGACAGCGGCCAAAAACACGTGATTCCTTGGACGCCAGTGAACCCGCCAAATACACGGCGAGGCGCCATCATGTTCGAGGAGACGCTCGTAACGATTCCGATCGATCATGCGTCCGGGTGGACGCTTGTCGATCGAATGACGACGTTGCTTACGGCTGGCGCGACGAAAGAAGAAGTGGAGCGCGGTGAGTACGGACAGGGCTCATACCAACGGTGCGCCGAAGAGATTCGCCGTTTCGAGGAGAACTGGTCGGACAAGCGCCGCTCGCCGTGGTTCGCGCTCGCGCTATGGCTGGCGCAACGAGATGAAGAAACGGTCGCCAAACGAATGGAAGAAGAGAAGGCGGCGCGGGCCGCAAAGAAGGAGGCTCAGCGTGATAGAAGAAAAGGTGAAGGAGCAACTCCGAAGCGCGACGGTAGACGTGCTGCTCGAGATCCGAGCGGCATACCTGTCGACGCCGCACGTGAACGTGCTGAAACATTGGGAGCAGTTGCAGGACAGAATGAGAGCGGCGGCGCGGATGTCGTCGGGTCCGGAGGAGTGGGCGACGATGATCGCAAGACAGCTCCAACTGTCGGCGCCCAGTGTTCGCTATTCGACATCATTACTCCAACTGACGCACCTCGTGCACGAGCGCGGGTGCGCAAGTGAGTGGCTGGACCTTATCGAGCGGGAATACGCGTTCCTGTTGGTTTTGACTAGAAAGATTGCCGAAGAACGTAAGGAGGCTAGAGATGCACGAGATCAAACGGTTTGAGTTTTTGCTGGAGGCGGCAACGCCAATAGCGCACCACTCTGAAGTGCACGGGAACAGCGCCGTCGCGTTCCGTCGCAAGATCCGCATGCCTGATGGTGCGTGGGCGCAAGTGGCGTGCGTGACGTCGGACACGATGCGCCACGCTTGCCGTGAGGCCATCGCGTACGCGTTTCTCGACGCCGCTGGGCTGCTGGCCGACCCGTCGCTGTCGGAGGCCGCTCTCCGCCTTCTCTTTGCTGGCGGAATGATCACTGGACGTGGTGACGCCAGCACCATCAAACTCGACACCTATCGAGAGATGTGTGATCTCGTGCCGTCCCTGTCGCTGCTGGGCGGGTGCGCAGGCAATCGCGTCATCCCTGGGCGACTCGTCGTGGAGGACGCGTTGCTGGTTTGCGCGGAGTCAAAGCACCTTTTGCCAAAGTGGATCGTTGATCACGTAGGTCAGTTCGACACGTCACGCGCGCACATGGAACTAGAGCAGCGCGTGCGCATGGACCCAACGCTCGACCCAGGCAAGCGTAAGCTCCTATCTGCTGGCGCCGCTTCCGATGCGGAGAACCGACTCTTGCAGAGCGAAGCCGCGCACGATACCGACATCGCAACGGCGCGGGAGGCAACGAAGAGTACGATGTTGCCCCGCACGTTCGAACGCGTCGCGTCAGGCTCGCTTTTCTCTTGGGGAGTCGAGGCCACGCTCTACAACGATCTCGATGTCGACGTTTTCTCCACTACGGTGGCAGCAATGCTTGCCAACGCGCGCGTCGGCGGAAAGCGAGGAACAGGGCATGGGCTACTCCGCGCCATTATGGCCAAGGGCGTTGCCGTAAGTGCGCCGGCTGATAGGCTACACCCCATGGACACGACGGATCTTGCCGCGAAGACTGGGACCATGTTCAGGTCGCACGTTCAAGCCAGGGCGGCGCGCATCAAAGAGTTTCTCGCTACGGTGAATGCGTGACTCCGCTTCGAATCACGGCGCGGCTAGATGGCCCCATCTCGCTACGGGACGGGTCGTTACGCCTAGATGGTCTGCTCGCGTGGGCCGTGGCACAGCGCGATCAACTGCCACCGCCAGGATTCGGCGAACTCGCCGACATCGAGATCCCGGTTACGAAGGAGCCCTGCGGTAGGTTTCACCTGTGCTCGTTCGCTACGCCTAAATTCGACCAGCACGAGCTGCGATACGTCAACCGCAAGTTCCCGCTTGCCGAAGCGCAGGCAATGGGCGCAACGAAGTTCAGACGGATTCTGTTATCGGCAGGGCCAACGAAGTCGTACCGCTTGCCGAGCGAAGTAGCGTGGGCAGAGCGCGACGAGGTTGAGTGGTTCGCCATGGGTGACGCTGACGCCATTCGCGATCTGCTCACTCTCGTTCGCTACCTTGGGCACAAGCGTTCAACCGGGCGCGGAAGGGTTCGCGAGTGGGCCGTGGACCCGTATGAGTCGTGGGGAGACGGGTTTCCAGTCGTCCGAGATGGTAAGCCACTGCGCGCGTTGCCGGCGGACTGGCCAGGTTTAGAGGATCCTCCGCTCGCGTATGCAACGATCACGTTTCCGTATTGGATGCATTCGCGAGAGCAGCTTTGCGCGGTGCCGGGCTGACGAGCTTGCGCAGGTTCGCAGAATTCGACCGCGGGCTGTTCCGATCCGGAAAGTATTCCGCCGGAGAATTGAAGCTGGCATTGACTCATAACGCAATCCGTCGCGTCGTCGACCTCAGAGACAATCCTCGCCAACTGCTGGCCTCAAGCACCTACGCAAAGCTTGGCGTTGAGTACGTTCGATTTCCGATCGATGAGCATCTGGGATTACCAGCGCTCAACGTGCTATCGCTTCTTGTGCGTGGAACGCTCGTGCATTGTTGGAAAGGGTCGCATAGGACAGGCGCCGTTGTCGCCGCCCATCGACTTCACACAGGCTGGACACGATCTGCCACGTGGGACGAGATGCAGCGGTTTGGGTTTGGCGAATGGCGCAAACACGAAAGGCTAGCCGAGAGCGTTTTCGGTGCGTGGCGACCGTGCTGATTGCGTCACCGCGGCACACGCCAGATGACCTTGCGGCGTGGGAGATAGTTGAGAGGACAGCGCGAGCCCACGCGTCGTTGTCGCTCTACCGTCGTCACGTAGATAGGGCGCGCGCGGCTGTCGCCGAATTCGTAGCTAGGACGCGATGCTACGCGGGTGTCAGTTGGGGGAAGGACTCGGTCGTGATCGCTCACATGGTGTCCGGGCTTGCGGCGGAGGTGCCTGTCGTTTGGATCCGCGTTGAGCCTATCTGCAACCCTGATTGCTCGCTCGTGCGAGACGCTTTTTTTCAAACGTACCCGAGCTCAAACTATCACGAGATCGTGAGCCAGTGCATCCGCGACGAAGACGGCTGGCATGCTACGGGCACGCTTGAGCGTGGCTTCGCTGAAGCGGCGCAACGCTTCGGCGCTGCTCACGTGAGCGGCGTACGCGCCGACGAGAGCGGGCAACGCAAGGCGCGGATGCGCGCATACGGCGAGTCCAGCGCGTCCACGTGCGCGCCCATCGGGTGGTGGTCCGGGCTCGACGTGTTCGCGTATCTCGTCGAGCACGACCTGCCGATCCATCCGGCCTACGCGTGCTCGCTCGGTGGGCAGCTAGACGCGACGCGCATTCGCGTTGCTTCGCTAGGCGGGCGGCGCGGCGACGGACATGGGCGGGCGGAGTGGGAACGGCGATACTACGCGGTCGAGCTGCGTCGGTTGCGGTAATTCTGGCGCAATGGCGGCGTCTCACGACGGCGTCGAGTGGCGGTGGAGACGGCGATCGGTCAGAGCGGAAGGGAAGGACGTGGGGAGACTCCGCTGTTTCGGTTCAAGGCGTTTCGCAATCAAAACGTTCATCTCGAATTCAAGCGGCTCGACCTGCTAAAGCGATTCAACCAAATAGCTGGTGGCCGACGGCTCAAACCGAAAGCGTGCGCGGAGAACGAGGCCGAACAATGAACGACGAGGAATGGTACGCGATGTTTCGCAAAGGGCCGGCGCACTTGCGCGCGGAGATCGACAGTCTCCGCGAAGAAACCGAGCGCTTCCGAACGGCGATCGCGCAGTGGATCCGAAACGTCGAGGCCGTTGGCCAAGCCGGCGCCGCCGACATGATGCGCGCAGCACTCGAAGCACCAAACGCAAAAAAGCCGCCCTCACCCGAAGGCGAAGGCGGCTGAAAGTCCCGGCGGTAAGTACGTTTGGGTAGCGGCGATTACGCCACAGTATCGCTACGCCGTGAGGGGTAGACGAGCGCACGAACACGGCGCTAGCGTGGTCAGCAAGGGGGCACAGATGGACCGATCGCGAGCGTCGAGGACGCGGCCGAAGCGATCGTCACGGCGCCAGCTGGCGCTGAGTAATATCATGTGGTTTCAAGCACTTACGAATAATCGACACAACAGTCTTGACACCGCTAATAGCGGTGATATCTTGAGTGTTGTGAGGCGGCAGACACCGCCTCCAAGGAGAGATAGGCAGATGAGCAAATACAATCACGGCAGCGAGCAAGTCGAACTACTCGGCCAGGCGAGTCGTACGGAGGTCGCGCGGCTGACCGATGCCGCTGCGGCGCGATCGGCCGGCCGGTACCTGCTCAGTGAGTCGGAGGCCTCTCAGTGGGAGGGCCGATGGGTGTCCGAGGCCGACCGGCTCCGCATCCGCGGGCAGATTTCGACGCTCGCCCTCGGTCTCGGGTGCTCCACGCTGGTGTTCCCGGCGGGGACGACGGTGGCGCTATGACCACCGCGGCAAAGGCGGGTGACGTGGTTGGTGAGTGGACCTACCTCGGCGACGGCATCGAGGCGAAGGTGGACGGCAAGGAGGCTCTCGTCTCGCAGCCTGGTGACGCCGACGACGGCGAGGTGCGCGACCTGTTGCACGCAGTGCTTGGCGGCACTTGGTCCCGCCGATCGGATTGGGCGGCGGCCGCTGGCGAGGCCGATGTAACGGCGCGCTGGGCAGCCGAGTAAATCGTCCCCACGAGGTGGCCCCGGCGAGGCAGACACCTCCCGGGGCCGTGGGCCAACCCTGATAGGAGGATCGACCGTGAAGAAGCGTAGCAAAAAGGCCAGCCACGGCGAAACGTGGACGCAGGAGAAGCGGCGCGCGGAAGGTAAGACGGTCGTCGCGTCGTTTTCGCTGCACCCCACGGTCGCGATCCTGATCGGAGTGCTGGCCCAAAAGTGGGGGTGCTCGCGCTCGGAGGTTGTGCGGCGCGGAATCGACGCGCTGTGGTGCGGGTTGCCGTAACCAGTCACGGCCTCACGATCACATTCGAGTCGAGCGAGCCGTTGTGAGATCGATCTTTGGGAACAAACGCAAAAAGCCGTCCCCTGCGCAGGCCGATAGGAGTCGGACCGGCGCAGTGGACGGCGGATGATGCGTTGTTGCGGATTCTTGGAACCGTTACTTAGGCGGTATCGTCGGCGGGTCGGCCATTGGCGGAAGTGGACCACGTTGAGGCGTCATGCCGTGCGCAACGCGCCACTTGTCGTTACGCTCGACCGTCGTCATGCCGGCGCCTTGGCACAGTTCGCAGACCTCACCTTGAGCGGCGACGTTCTCGCACGCGACGCAGCTTTCGAGAGTGACCTGGCCGCAGAGATGTTCGAGCAGGCTTCCGGGTTCAGGTGGATCAATCACTTCGGAAAGCACATGGCCTTTGCACCGGTGACCTGTCCGGTGATTTCTAGCCGCATCTGCGATCCGCCGATGATCGATACTGACCCATCATCCAAATTGCCCGTTATCGCCATGACCAAACACACGCCGCTCGCCGAACTGTAGCTGCTGAACGGCGATGAGGCAGTGGTCGCGGTGATCCATTCCTGCCCGTAGAGCGGACGCCCGAGCCACGCGCAAGTCGTCTGTGCCGATAGCTCTCGAAAGCCCGTGGCGTTCAGCGTGTAGAGCCATTGGTTGCTCGTTACGTCGATGTCGGTCTTCTCGGACGCATGGGACATGCTCCACGCTCCCGATAGTCCGCACACCGAGTCCTGGTAGTAAGCCCCAATGCTGCCCGATACCGCAGACAGCATGCCGGTGCCAGACCAACTTAGCCAGTAACGACCGGCGATTGCCCCGCCCGATCCATGAAAGTTCGACCACGAGTCGCATTGCACATCCTGGGTCGAGGTGCCGAGCGCGGTGTTGTACGGGATAGCCGCGATGGCGCTCGTGTCTCCGCCGAACGCCGCGCCAGCCGCCGGGACCATCTGGCCAAGGCCACCGTTAAAGACCACGGCTCCGGCGTGACCGCCAGTCGCCCGCATGCTGGTCGTGTGGCAGTAGTACTGCGAGGCCGCCGGCAGATTGGTCCATCCGTTGACCGCGGTCCTGTAGGTGACGAGCGGTGATTGCGTTGACTCGACGCTTTCCACGTCGGCACCAGAGCAACCGAAAAGGAACAACGCGCACACGACAAATAGAATTGTTCTCATGGGGGCCAGGCTCCATCCATCCCCCCACGGTGGTGAAACGCTTTTGCTTACGGAGCGCCTATGCGGCGCGGTGATTCAGACGCTGCCGCTCGGCTGAGACGCGATCAGATCCGCGAGTTCGCAGCGGCACTGCTCGTACTCGTCCTCTATGCGTTTTCGCGTCTCTGGCGACACGCGTTCCTTGGCGAGTTCCCGGACGTAGTTGACGAGCAGCGTCACGTCAGCCTCAAGAACTTTGACTCGCATCTCGAGCGAGAGTTCAGCGCGTACAGCCATGGTCATTTGCGTCACGCGCCCACGTTGGGCTTCTCGCCCATGCCATCGGCGGTCATGACGAGGTCGATGTATCTGGCCCAATCGAAGTTGGGGCCAGGGTCTGTGTGACCGCCCTTTACTGGGAATGCCTTCGACACTGTGTCGTGGCCACAAATCCCACGCGCGCCTGACTTCAATTCCTCAGGCCCGATCCGCTTGATCGCGATGCCGTGGCGGCGGCACAGGTCCGCGACCAGCACGGCGGAGCGGCGCAGCATCGCATCGGAGTACGCGTCCGCCCATTGCTCCGCGGTCTGCGAAGCGCGCCCAGCGTGCTCGATGTGGATGCCTTGTCGATTCGCCCCAGGTGCTCCCCAGGCCATGTCGGTAGTATTGACACACTGGACAATCTCGTCGGCATCTACGTTGAAGTGAGCAGAGGCTTGCGGCGCCGTCGCGCCAGCGAACCAAAGCGCCACGTTGCGCGCGGTGTTCGGCTTTTCTTGTGATTCCATTGAATGGATCACGATCACGGATGGCTGCGTACCGTATCGGCCGCGCGTGAAGTTCTTTGCCGCGATGAACTCAGCCGGCTTTGCCGTCATGATCGGTGGCGACACAGGCCGCGGCGGAACCGTCGCGGTCGAGGCCATCTTCGCTCGCGTGAGCGGACCGACGTACCCGTCCGGCATCAAGCCGTGCGCGCTCTGCCACATCTTCGTCATCGTCTCGGTGTTGAGGTCGAAGCGACCCGTCGGGAAGATTCCTAGTTGCAGCTGCCAATCCGCAACGTCGTCGCCTAGCATGCCTGCGCGTAGAGTTCTTGGTGTGGTCATCTATCCTCTACTGCAATCTGAAACGACCGGTTGTCGACGCGTGGCGGCACGGACGACGTAGTGATCGAATTCGTGATCCTGTATTTCTTGCCAACGGTCCCGCCAGACAGCCATATCGTGGCGGCGCTCGCGCTGAAGCTTTCGCCGGTGTTCGTCGGTCCTGACGGGGCGATCGCCCACGTCGATATGACGATAGTTTCGCCGGTAGCGAGCCACGCCGACCAGTCGATCGTGTAGTCTAGGGTAGCGTCTGGGTCTTTGCCGAAGTTGCCGATCATGGAGACACCTGGATGCTTCTCCGTTCGCGCGACACGCTATAGCGGCGCGGTTCTCGCGGCACATCTGTGCGTCTCGGTTCAGTTGCAACGACGACGCGGCGCCGCTCTGCTGGCACTTCTATACGTATGCCCGTTGTGGCGAGCGCGACGACGCTTCGAATTTCTGCCGCGACAGAAGCCGTGCGGTATTCGGCCGTAGCCGCCGTCGATCGCTCTTCAGCCAAGACGGCGGACTGGCGGCGCTCTCGGTGCACTGTCATGCGGCGCGCGGCTGGAGCGCTCGCGTAAGGCAGATACGAGTCGGATCTCCCGATCGCGAACGCGGAGGACGTGGCGTGTGCCGCGCCGGGCACGTCCGCTAGTCCCTCGGCAGCAGCGAACGCGAGCGCTGCCGAGAACATTTCGGGCGCTGGGCTTACGTATGCCCCGCCAACGGCTTCGGCGGACAGGACCGATAGCGCGTCGAGCGCGACGACGAGCTCGACGAGACTGGTGCCGTAAGCTGCGCTTGGTCCTACCGCGGCCGGCGCAATCGGCAGCGCTAGAGCTGCCATCGCGTGCGCGGACGAAGTGGATCCGTTTACCGGCGCCGCCGTAAGGTTAGAAGTGGAATCCGCACTTGCCGTCGAGGCAGCATGCAGAACAGGCGCAGCGTACTCGTCCGCGCGGGCCGACGACGCTCCGCTGGCCTGACAGATTGCCTCAGCGGCAGACGATGCAACGCCAGTCGGCGCCGCCGTTGCGGTCGCTACTCCGCCAACGCTTGGCGATTCTGACCTGACCGCCGACCCCTGCGCGTATGCGGAGCTCTCGGCGCCAGCCGCAGATCCATAAACGTAAGCGTGCGCGGTATGGTCGGCGGATGTGCTCGACGCCGCCGATAGTGCTGGCGACGATGCGTAGGTAGATGCGCCAGCGCCGGCCGCATGCGAAGCCGCCGCGGCCTCGCCGATGCCTGGTACAAGTAGAGCCCCGGCGCCTGCCGCTCCAGACGCCGAGACGGCCGCCGGTGCCGCCGTAAGGTCTTGGGCGCCTGACCCGAACGCCGACGCCGCGCCGCCCGTCTGTGGGGCCGCGCTGGCGTTCGCCGTGCCATCCGCGGAGGATGTAGACTCGGCCGAAGCCGCCACCGCCACCGAGACGTCTGCGCGCTCCGCCGCCGAAGCGGAGGCGATGGAGCTCGCGGCGCCGGACTGCGGCAGATCGAGCAGCCAAGACGACGTGGCCGCCGTCGCCGCAACGGCTGCAACCGTAACAGGTACATCGGCGCCGCCGAGCGTGGCCACGAAACTCACCGCCGACGTTGTTGGCGCCGCCGAACTTACCGCCTGCCCAGTTCCGAGCGCTTGGGAGGCTACGGCAGCTTCGGACGCTACCGAATTGTCGACGCGTGGCGCCGCTGTCGCTTCCGCATCGCCGGCCGATACGGCCGCCACCGATTGAGCCGCTTGCGCGACTCCGGCCGCGGCAGATTCGCAACCGGCCTCGACCGGGATTGAAACGGCCGCTTGCGCGACGCCGTCAGCTGTCGCCGCGGCATTCGCGGTCGCCGGCTCATCGATGACGGTCTCGTCCTCGCCACCGCCGGCCTCGGCGAACTCAGCGGCGAAGTCTGGCGTGGCATCTTCGTCGAACCACTCGTCGGCAACGAGCAGCCGGTCGAATGCGCCGGGGCGAGCCATGTTAGAGCGTGCGCATCCAACGGCAAGCCGAGCCGGCCTTGGCGACGATGGCGCTCGAGGCGACCTCCGACGCGAATCGCGCCGTCACGTCGCCGCCAGTGCCAGCGGTTCGGATGATGCCCCAGAGCGTCGCGATGTTGCCGGCGGTTAGACTGGTCGCATTGCACGCGGCTGGAATGTCATATGCAGTCGCTGAGTTCAGGCTCGTCGTCGTCGCAGCGAGCGTGTATTCGCTGCGATAGTGGAGCAGCGATGGCGACGACGGCCCGGTGATCGACCAACGGGAGCCGGTCGTCGTTGCGGCGGAAGTGTAGGCGATGACGAACTCGAACCAGTAGGTCTCGTTCGGTGACGTCGGAAAGGCTAGCCCCGTCACGTTCGCGATCGTGTTCGCGACGGCGTTGTTATTGGTGACGTCGGACGCCAGAATGACCGTGTTGAGCGACTGAACGGCTGCCGCCACGAAGCCGTCGCTCCGCATGATGACGCGGCCGCGGTTGTCCCGCACGGTGAAGCCGTTGTGCTCGTCGTAGTGGAGAGAGTCGCCAGCCGAAAGCGTCGCTTTGACTAGCTCCATCGCGTTCGTGCCGTCGGTGTGCACTACCGTCACGTCGACGGACGATGACGCGTGCGTGTTCCGGACGGTGAGCGTCTTGACGGTGCGGAACGTGCTTGCGGCTGGCGATGCGACGACGGTCGTCGTCGTGGCCGTGGTGATCGGGGGCGTGTTGGTCCGGCCAGGCGTGACGGCTGCGGCGAGCATGTCGACCCACGACGCGTGCACGTGGACCGAAGATACGGCCTGGCCTGTGGTGACGCGGAGCAGGTCGCTCGTGCTAGCAAGGAGAAGCACGACTACTGCAACCGAATCGTCGTGCCGGTCTCGAGCACAGGCCGAACGTTCTGCGTGATCGTGATGGGCGTGATGCGCTGCACCGTTCCGTTTCCGACTGCCGTGATGTCGAGCGTCGCGCCGCCCTGCGTGGTCGACACCGTGAACGTGTTGGCGTCTGGCGCCGTCTTGATCCAGTAGACCGTGCCCTCCGTTATGCCGGTTGGCAGAGAGCCCGCCTCGTACTGCCAGAATACGACGCGGTCATCGACGATCATGCCGTGCGCGTTCGACGTCACGGTATCGCTTATCGCAGCAGTGAACGGCGTTGGAGCAGGACCGATGCCGCCGCGAAGAATCAGGTTACCAGCGCCCGACACGTCCGTGCCGATCGACCAAAAGAATGCGGTCGTAGACCCTACGTCCGTGCGCTTGCCGAAGCTGATTTCAGCGACAGGGCTTACGGTTTTGCCAGACGTAGAGAATCCGCCTGCGCTTCGCGCGATCGCTGGACGCGCGTACCCAGTGTACGTGATCTCGCTCGTGTTCTGAGAGCCGGCGTCTCCTGGATCCGCAGAATGCAGTGCGGGGTAAAAGCTGCCCGCCGCCGTGCTGTTCTGGATCCCGGCAGCATCACCGATATTCGCATGGTCGGCGTTCTGGAAATAGTGGTTCAGCAGGTTCGTTACGAACGCCGTTGACAATGCACTCATGGAACTTCTCCTGTACCTGTTGCGGACAACTCAGTGGCCTCCCCCGAGGTCGATGCGTCTACGTGAAATGCGTATTGAAACTATGAGGATCGCGTCACGATCCGACCGCGCCGATTCAGCCACGCTTCAAGCGCCGCCGTAGCCGCGCGCCTCGTCCGGCGTGTTGCTATGCGAACCTGCCGCGCCGCGTGTCCGCCGTGCCTCGGCTCAAACGCTACCCAGCGCCGCGGCCCGCGCTTCGTCACGCAGCCGGTGCCGGGCTTGCGGCGCTGTCTCAACGCACGCGGACGGTCCCGAACGTGGACCCGCCGAGCAGCCCGAACACCTGAAGCAGCCATATGAGCAAGACGAGAATCACGACGACTTGCAGCACCACCTTGACCTTCGAATGACGGAGTTGACCAAGTAGAGCAAGACGCCAACGACGATGATGATGAGAATGATACCTATGATCGACATGGTGGTACTCCCCCTTCAGACGCGAATCTCGAGCACGTGCACGTCGTGCGCTCCGACAATCACGGCCTCGTCTGCCCAAACGCATCCAGGAAGCCAGCCGCCGTCGGGCGCATGGCATCCGGCGAAGCTTTCGGTCCAGCTATTTTGCAGCAGATACTTGCGCCGTCCGTTGTACGTGCCGCGTCCAGCAACTCGTTGAGCGTGACCGTTCTCGGTGCCACCGATGAAGTCGAGCCCAAGAACGTGCTCCGGCTGATCTGGCGTTCGCTGTTGGTAGTTCAGGAATAGATCCGATAGCCCGGTTCCTACGCCGACGCCCCAACCGCGCCGTAGTGCTTCGTCGACCTGGTCGAGCACGCCCGACCCGAGTCCAAGGATGCGGTACCGCTTGATGTCCTTTGCAAGCCGCTTGTCGTCCGCGAACATCTCGTCAGCGAGATCGTCGCCAGCTGGCGCGGCGCCCTTGCCGGCCTCTATATCGTCGTAGTCTTCGCCTTCGCGGTAGGGATCCCAGCCGCGCAGCACGAGGCTGTCGACCGCGTACTCGAGCCGCGTCCCGATTTCGATTGCCTCGATGAGCCCTTGCCGGCGGCGAGCGTCGCGCCAGATCGACACGCCGGACGCCCACGTAGGTTCAGGCAGGTTGCCATCGTAGCCGAGCGCGTCGACGATCTCGGCGAACGTCTGTCCGACGCAGTCGGGGAACTTTGGCTGCGCTCGGATCCACCGGATCGGCTGAATGAAGTCTGACTCAGTCTCGAGCGCAGATGGTACGCTGGTCGCAGCGTAGTTGAAGTCGACTCGGTCGCGGTCGCGCGACTCTTGGCGGTCAGGATGTGCGCCCGTGAGGAACGTCATTCGGCACCGCCGTCGGCTGTCCCGCAGCACTGGCTACGGAACGCGCAATCGAGCTCCGAGCACGACGCCATGCGCGCGATGCAATTACTTCCCCACGAACGACCATCTGCGAGCGCTCGCTTGCACGCATCCGCGAACGGTGCGCCCGCAGGCGTCCTGGCCCACGGCGAGCCGTCTTCGCGTCTACAATCGAGCAGCGCTAGCCTCTCTTGCGCGTTGTCGCACGAAGCCATGGTCGGCGGGTGCAGCGGCGGCAACGGCGGCGCCGGGCCAGGATTTGGCGTAGGCGTCGGCTTGCTGCACGCTACGAGCACGAGCGCGACGACGAGAAGCCGAAGCCTCATCGGTCGGCGCCAGCGTCGGAGGCGCCAGCTTTTGCAGCTTCGAATCTTGCCGCGCGCGCGCTCATCGCCATGCCGATCACGGCCGACTTTGGCACCTGTTCCGTCGACCCGTCAGGCAGACGAACAACCAAAAAATTGCACAACTCTCCAGCCGTCTCGATGATTGGGCAGATGTACGGCTTCGCCGCGCATCCCATCACTCCAATCGCCAACACCAGCATCAAGGCCGGCGGAAACATCGGCGGCCTTACGCTCTTCGCCGTCTGCCCTACGACTTCTCCGCCACCGCCGAACTTTTGCAGTAGCTCGATCAGAAGCGCTGGCGCCGTCGTGATGAGCGCGGCCGTGACGGCGCCCCAAAAGTCACCGCCGTTTTGAACCTGGTCCGCCACTGTCGCGAGTGCGCCAAGAACGATGACGGCGGCCACACGCAGTTTCGCGGCCCAATACGGCAGCTTGACCGTTTCGTTACCAAAGAACTTCACCAGCACGGGAAGAAGCACGGCCGCTAGCATGACGGCCAAGTGCTTCGATCCTAGGTCGTTATGCAGCTCCCCAGTGGGAGCCGTATCTCCGGCCCAAACCTGCGAGCAAGCCAGTACCGATGCGGCTGCCAGCGGCAGCGCCATTGTGATTCGTTTCATCTTTAACAACTCCGATCAGTGGTGCGCGGAAAGTCTCCAAACGAGTTCGCCGCAGAATGCCCCCAGGAAAAGTACGCTCATCGCTATCGCGAACGCGCCAGCGGTGCGCATTGTCGTGAGTCTGTGCAGTAGATCGCTAATCCGATAGAGCTGCCACGTGACGCTGTGGCGCCACTCGGCGTCCGGCTCCGTCGCCCACGCGAGATCGCGCTCTTCTTCGTCGGTCGTCAAGGTGGGCCGATAGGGTGGCCGCTTCTGGTCGGTCATTTTGGTTCGGCGTCAGTACCCGGCGCCGCCGTGGTCTCGCTCGCGTGAATCTCGGCTGCCACTTCCGCCATCGCGGCCAATCGCATCATGGCAGACGACGCGCGCATCATCGACGACCTTAACCACTGCACCGCGGCGTACGAAATCTTGTGCTCGGCGATGATGAGCGCCTTCGGGCAAGAGAAGGAGATGCCAGCTAGATCGCAGTCCTTATCCAGGACGATCTCACCCTCCGGCAACACCTCGTAGACGGTCCCGCCGTTCTTGCCTGGGTACATGGCGGCATACAGGCGAGCCGCCGGCATGTTGGTCGTGACGTAGACGAACCGGCCGATCGTTTCGGAGGCGGAGCCCGACCAGTCGTCAAGCCCGCGGACGCCCGTCTCGACCGATGGCAGCAGGAACTCGCCGATCTTCAGCCCAGGATGCCCGCCGTGAAAGTAGGTGGGGCGATTCACACGGCCTCGCCCAGCTCGCGCCCGCCCGTGATGCTGAGAATTAGCGCTTGCGTCGTGACGGCCGCGCAAGATGCGGCGGAGCCGCCGAGGAACGCTTGGAGCCACGGGTTCGTCGACGCGATCCAGTCGATGCCGGCGCCGATGAGTCCGATGCCGAGCGCGGCCCAAACGCGGTACTTGGGCGCGAGCCGCAACGGAAACCACCGCACGGCGTGGTCATCCTTCAGCAGCCGCACAAAGCTCCACACGAACAGGTAAAGAGGCATCACCCACCAATGGGTCGCGACGAGTTGATCCATTGGTCTGTCCCCTTTGACCGTCAGTGCTTGTGCACGGCCGGCGGTAACTTCGATTCGATCTTCGCGAGCTTCAAGGAATGCTCGGCAAGCTCTAGCTCTATGCGCTTGTTGTCGTCGTGAACGCGGATGACTTCGTTCACGTACTGCTTGAGACGCTCGAGCGTTACTTCCGAGTTTGCCTTGACGGCGACAAGCTTCGCGTTCATCTCCAAGAGCACATCCAGCACCGTGACCTTTCGGTCCGAATCCGTATCGACCTGAACGCTGGTAAGCAGCGCGTGCAGTTCGTCTAGCTTGTTGAGTCGTTCGAACTCCTCCCGAAGAGCCTTCAGGTTTTGATCGAACACATCCAGTCGAAGCGCGACCTGCTCCGATATGCGGACGCCCTCAATGCGGACGCTGTCGCCATTCGATGCAGCATGCTCTGAACCATTGGGCCTGTCGGTGTCGCGTTCGCGGTCTGGGTTGGGCGGAGGCGGAATGGTGTTGTTGCGGTCATTCATCTGAGCGGGTCACTTCTACGGCACGCGCCGTTGTTGCGTTGCTACGACGGCGTATCAGCACCGTCTTTGCTATCCCCACCCACGTTCTACGGTCTCCCTTTTGCCTTTGCCGTAGGCCCAAATACCGGCGGCGCTGGCGTCTTCGTATTCGAACCGTGCATCGACATCAGAATCTCGTCGAGACGGTCAAGTCGCTTGTTCAGAAGGTTCTGCGGATCGGAAACTTTGGAATCGACAGCTTTGATCGACGACTTGAGATCGTCGAGTCGCTCCGTAAGCGATGGTGGTAGCGGCTTCTTACCGTCGCTCTCTGGCGGCAGGCACACCGGGTCCATGCGGTGCGTCAGGCTCGCGATGTCTTCTTTCGAAGCGCGGCTGTTCACCCACAGGACGACCGCGACTACGATTCCGCCGACGAACATGATGCCGCCGCCGATCTCCTTGGTTGTCCCCCACCCGCGCGCGTGACGATCGCGCCACGTTGGGCGATAGGAACGCGGAGGAGGAGGAGGACTCGAGTAGCCGCCTCCGCCTTCAAGTGGTTTAGGCGGCCACTCTTGGCGCGGCGGTGGCGTGCTCTGTTCAAAGCCAGGATGGCTGCGCCGCGCTGCTTTCTCTGCCGCGCGTTCCTTCGCCTCACGCGCCATGCGCGCAAGGTCGACCGGGTCACCTTCCCCCGGATCGTCGTATGACTTCGGCATTCAAGTCCACTACGTTTTCGTGGAAACCAAGTTCGGCGTGGCGTCGTTCCATGTTGCATCGATCGTTTCCGGCGCTCGGCCCGGAGGCACGCGGCCTGACTTACCGGCGATGACGGGATCGTAAGGGTAAGCCCAAAGGGTCAGCGTGCGGTGCTTCAGCGTCGCGGCGTAACGGGTCGTAAGCCCGATAGGCGTAGAGTCGCCAACCGCGCCAATGTTATGGAGCGGATAGCCGAAATCGGCATCGATCGCGGCGCTGAATGCGTCAGCTAGAGACTGGGCGGGGAACACAACGTGGGCCATTAGAAGCCTTCCAATCCTGCCTCCAGTGCCGTCGCGACACTGTCTGGCAACGCGCCCGCGTAGGCTACGATATCGGAGACGTCGCACGGCTGCGGAAACGTCCCGGAAGGGCCGGATCCGATGTGGATTACCGGCCCTGTGGGAGCGACAAGAGTTGTGGTTGTGCCAGATAGAGCCTGGTTAGCGCCGTCGATGCGAAGCGTCGGCGCCGCCGCCGCCGCCCGCCTTAATGTCACCTTCTCCCAGTTTGTGGTAGGCGCCCCGTCTGTCGCGGCAAATGCGCCAGGGTGCCCAACGCCTCTCGCGGCCCCGGCCGCCGTGACGTAATAGTAGTTACCGCCGCCGACCGTGCCGGCGTTTCCGAACAATATTTTTAACGCAACCGCGGAGTTCAGTTTAGCCGCTACTACCCACGAATATGCACCGCTGCCGAACATGTCGACGCCAGCTTTGAGCAAGCTGTCATCGGTGCCGTCGAAACGAAGCGCGGGTCGGCCGTTGTGACCATTTAGAATAAACAGCGGCTGCGCGGACGCCGTTACCTGGGCAACGTTATTGCCAGCGCCGCTCTGGTCGTTCCATTGCGCGACTGTGATGTCCCACGTGTTGTTGATATTGTAAGGGCCGACGGCCATCGATACCGAGAGCCCCGTCGTGCCGAGCGCCGTCGGGCCAGCCGCGGTGACGAGTCCCGAATTCGCTGGGATGTACGTCGTACCGTTGTCCTCGCTCCAATCGTAAGTGGCCTGACCTAGTCCTGTGCCTCCTGCCACAGACGCTATTCTGCCGCGCAAACCAACCTGGCGAGTGGCAGTGCCGCTGATCGTCCACGCGGGCGGTGTCGTTCCGCCGGTACGCAGCGTTGGGCCGTACTGAATCCCCTTGTCGGCGCGCAGCAAGAGCTTCAGGCCGTACTGCGCCGCGTAGTAGAGCGGGTTGCCATGATTGGCTCGCGCCAGTCCAGACGACTCAATGTCGAGCGAAAGACCAAGTCGCATCGTTACGATGCCTGCGCGACTTCCGGCAGCGCCTTCTCGGCGCCGTTCTGAATCTTCGCCTCAACAGCGGCGTCCTTCCACGGCTTCATCTGCTCGGCCGACTCAAGGAACGGCAGCAGGCAGTGCAGGATCTGCGGAATGTATCCGCCGCCGGTGGGGCCCACGGTGGGGCTCAGAATGATTCTCTTGAGCGCATTGGCGCGGTCGTCCTCGAACACCCAGTGGCCTCGCGCCTTGGCAACATCTGCTTGCGCCTCAATCTCGTCGTAGAGCTTGATCGCGAACCGCGACGCCTTGATGGGCTCCATTCCCTGCGTAAGGCCAGTGTCCGAAAGGCGTCCGATCAGAAACTGAAGGTGCGTCATCGGCTGTACAGGCTTGCCATCCGCGTCGAGCGCGGGCGTGCGGTTCACGTTGGTGAGTTGAACATCGGGAACGTACGGGAACGATTGCATGTGACTGTCCTCTTGCTTGGAAATGCCAAGCCGTTTGCGCTTTCGCGCGGATCTGCTGCTCACTCGCTATGAGTCGAGGTGAACGGGAAACTTGTAACGCGTGCCGTCGATGTAGACGACGAAGTATCTGTCGAGCGCGCCGCCGGCTACCGTCATCTCGCCGTCGAACGTGAACATCCGCTCGCCCACGGCGCCGGCTCCGAATGCCGTCTTGAATCCAGGGCGCCCGTCGTCGGAATACATGACGAAGCCACCGACAGGAAACCCGGCGCCGATGCTAGCAACCGAGCAATCGCCAACGAAGATGCAACTGGCGGCGGTATCGGCCGGCACGTTGGCAGCAGAAACCCCACCCGCCAACAGCCCTAGCACATTCTGGCTGTTGAACTGCGATAGCTGCACCATTGCGACGCCGCCGAGTTCCAGCACCACACCGCCAGGTATTCCGGCGCCCGAAGCCGGCCCGCCGCTGATGTGGACGTCGCCGCCGTTGGTGGTGCCGGCTCCGCCCTGCTGCCCCTCGAAGTTGAAGTTGTTGCCGTTGAGCCCAGCCCCCGCTATGTCGCAGTAGATTGTTCGGCTGCCACCAGCCAAAAATGAGCGGGTGAACACCACCGCAGTGTTGAGCGTTACCTGCGCCGTCGTGATGTTGACGTACTCAACGTCGGAAACGAGGAAGCTGTGGTAGCCGGGCGGGTCGCCACCCGCCGCTGGCGCCGGAACTTCGTAGATCAGATTTCCGGGAAGCTTGTTGCTGGCCGCGCTAGCGAACGGCGCCTGCGACTTGATCCGAAGATCCGTGCAAGCGATGTCGCCCGTGCGACCTTGATGCGAGATGACAGGCGAAGATGTCGACTCATCAAAGCGAAAAGTTGGTGAGTAAACGTGAACGATCGGGTTCGATGCGTCGAAGAACGTTACGACTGGCCGGCCGCCGGTGGTGAACAGCATGTCACCGTGACTGCCGCCGGCGCCAGCGCCGGTGACAAGCGATAGGTTGCCGCCCTTGGTGGTCGAGCTGCTCTGCGCCTGAACCGTCAGCGCGCTTGGCGTACCGGCGATCGTGGCCTGCCCGATGACCGGAGCCGATACCGACGACCCGAACTGCAACAGCGGCAACGTGACGGTGACCGATGCCGCCGTCACGTTCACGCCGCCTTCACTGGAAGACGCTTGAATGGCGACCGATCCGGATGCCGGGCCACCCCCTCCGTAGAGCTTGAGTAGACCTCCCGTTACGGTGCCGTCACCGGCAGCAACGAGTAGCCCTAGCCCAGTCCCCGTGGCGTCTTCTGGCTTGACGGTAAACGAAACCGTGGATCGCAGCTCCGCCACGCTCGCCAAAAGCCTGGTCGAATCGATGAAGAGCCCGCCGGATGTCGAACTCGACTTGATATCGACGCTTCCAGGCGTGACACCGCCGCCCCCGTAGAGCTTTAGAAGACCACCAACATCGCCGCTGCTGTCTCCGGCCGCGAAGACCGCGCCTGACCCAGTACCAACGACCGTTGCGGGTTTGATCGTTGTGCCGACCAGCGTTACGATGCCAGCGAGCCCCGTTAGCTTTTCTACGACGTTGCCGCTGCTTACGCCGGAGACGTCGCCTGCGAGCGTAACGGTGCCGCCTGCCGTCGTGGTCAACAACGGGACCCAAAGGCCGCCTTGCCCGACGTAGGCTATTCCGGCCGTCGCATTGGACGCAATAGCTCCAGTCGGAGCTGTACCGCTAGGCGTGCTCGCGAAGCCGTAGATGGCGTTGTTGCTCATAAGAACGCCACCGTTGCACCGTTGTTAGTGATCGACCCGTTGATCTGACTGTATAGAACGTCCTGACCGCCGACGAGCATCTCCCTTCCGGCGCCAAGCGTCTTGTTCACCGTCACGGACGAGCCAGCATCCACTATGAGTCTAGCGCCAGCACCCACCGTTACGCCGTGCGTTGGGTTGTTGGTGCCCCATAGCGCCGGTATCTCTGTGGACACTTGCGTGAGCCACACTTGGCATCCAGGATCGATCAGCACGACACGATCGGCGCCGCGATTGAAGATACAAGCGGTCCCAACGACAACACTTCCACGGTCGACACAAAAGATGGCGCTCGCGTCGAAGAGGTCGTCGAAGTCTAATACTGCGTTACTACCTCCGCGGACCGCCAGCGACGCTGTGTTGTCCTTGTGGCGACAAGCGACGAACCGTACGAGTAGTCCAGAGAGGACAACCGTGTTACCGCGGAAATTGCACTGGTAGAATTGAGTGAACCCTGAGCCAGCGAAGATTGACGGCGTCCAAATGTTGCATCTCCTAAAGAAGACGCCAGTGACGGTGGAAGAGATTGCGCTGCCAGTATCATGCTGCAAACCTGTATTCTCGCCACCGAAGTCCAGTTCGATGTCCTGAACGTTGACTTGGTTGAACCCGGCTCCACCGAATACAACTTGGTTATCGCCTGAGCCGAAACGCCAATCAGCACAATGCACGACCGGATAGGTTACGATCTCGAACGGGTCGCCTGCTTGCGGGGTCGCTCGCGTGAACCCAGTAGAAATGAAAGGAAACGGAATGGTGCCAGGTGTGGAGATTGACGCGGAAGTGCCGAATGATTCGTGAATCCACCAGCCATTACCGGCGCGGGCTCCTCCGCTTATGCGCATGTATCGGCCGGCGTGTGCGGCGAACCCTCCTGAGAGTCCTGTCGCCTCAACGAGGTTGAGCGCTTCGGATCCAGGCGTTCGGTTAAACGCTGTGAAATTCGTAAGCGTTCCTGATGCCACAACACTTGCAACGCCTTGAAGTGTTAGATTCGAATTGTTTCCGATGACGGCGTCGAAGCGCGCCGCGTCTGGATCAATGGTGTTACCGTGATAGGTGATCGTGGTGGGCTGACGAAACCATGCCGTCCCGCGACCGAGTCGCCGCGTAAGCTCTTCTGCGTCTCGCCACGCCGTGCCCGCCGTCGCGCCGTCGCCGCGGTTGTTGGCCGCAGCTGAATCAATGTGGATGGCGGCCATCCGCTCCGTGATGCTCACTACGCCGCCTCCTTGAAGCGCCACGCGCCGCCACCGTTGGCGGGCGGAAGTTCGTCGTCGCCGCTAGCCGCTGGCGTAGCGCCCTTGTCGAGCCAGTAGAGACGTGTTGGCGTTTGCACGATGCAGAGGATCCGATCGGCGAGTGGTGTCACGAGGAGCAGCTCGAGCGCCGGCATATCGGCCACGATCTGCACCGCGGTCGCACTCGGCGGCAGCAGGTTGCCAATCGGCTCCGGGTCCCACACGCCACCGTTCCACCGCATGACGTCGTTGAGGACGGCGCCGCCCTGCGCGATGTTGGCGAGCGGAAGGGCGTTGATGACGGCGTTCGAGTTGGATAGGTCGACGGCGCCCCACGCGGACGCGGCGAGACCGGTCGCGCGGAGCGATTGGCCGACCAGGAGAGCGCCGCCCGCGGGGACGGTGGTGCCGTGGATGCGCTCGACGACGTTGGTGGCGAGCGGGCCCGTGACGTCGCCTAGCAGCGTACCCGTGCCAGGCACACCCGGCGACCAGACGATCGTGCCGGTACCGTCGGTGATGAGCGTGTAATTGAGCCCACCGGGCGCGAGCTTCGTGACGGCAATCGCCGCCGCCGGATCGATGTTCGCATTGACCGCTAGCGTCCAAGCCGTTGCCGTCGCGCCCGCGTTGGTCGTCAGGACCGTGTTGGCAGCGCCCGGCGTAATGGAGCCGATCGGGACCGCGGTCCACGTAGTGACGCCACCGACGGTGCCGAGAAACTGCCCGTTGGTACCGGGTGCGATGTGCGTGACGGCGAGAAGCCCGTCTACCGCGTCTTCGTCGGCAAGATCGAGTTCGCCGAAGTCGCACGTCGCGACGCCAGTCATGCGGAGCACGGATCCGACAGCACCGCCGCCTGGCGTCGTTACCGCGGTGCCGTTGATCGCGTCAACGCGAAAGACGCCAGCCGTCGTCGGCACCGAGACGTCGCCTGATACCGTTGCCCAGGCACCAAGCGGCGTCGCATTGGTGACGTAGATCTGCCGGTTGGCGCCTGGCGCGATCGAGCCCGCCGTAACGGTGCCCCATACGGCAACGCCTCCGGCCGTGACGATCGCCTGCCCGTTGGCGCCTGGCGCGAGCTTGGAGACCGCAATAGCGGCAGCAGGGTCAACGTCTGCATCGACGATGAGCGAACTCGAAAAGACGCCGCCGGCGCTCGAGTGGACGACGCCAAGCCCGAGCGTCGACACCGTAATGCCGGTGAGGACGACGACCTGCCGCGCGAGCCACGACGCCCCGTCCCAGCCGAGCACCTGACCCGCTACGGTGCCGGGGATGAGGGAGATGGTGCGGTTTGCCGACAGGTCCGCCGACGCGCCGCCGTCGATGCGGATGGGCGTCGTCGTGCTGATCGTGCGCCCCGTGGGGACGCCCGTTCCGGTCGCGGGGGCGCGGCGCGTGAGCTCGTTGATCTTGATAACCCAGCCCCACTCGGCCGAGCCCTCAAGTTTCTCGTTGATGAAGCCGAGCCTTAGCCCCTCACCTGTGCGTACGAAGACGCCAATGGTGGTCGTGTAGGTGGGGTCGGGCTGGCTGTAGCGGTCCTCGCCGAGCGCCAGAAAACCAACCTGGGACTGAATGCCGAGCGCAACGCCGTCGTCTGGCGGCGTCGGTACCGTAAAGGTGGCAGTTCCGGAGATCGACCCAGCCTGCGTGATCGCCGGCGCCGTAATCTCCTCATCGGTCCCAATAACCGTGAGGTTCCATAGGCGAATTCCGGCCGAATCGATCAGTCGAAGGCTGACTACTTCCCCGGGTAGGACGTCGACACCGTCCTCGGCGGCCGCGACCCAGCCGCCGAGGGAGGCGCTGTTGAGCTCTAGAAGCGGGGACGCCATCGGCTCATCGGTTCAGTTGTCCTGGTCGCAATGGGGCGTTAGGTTGGAGCAATGAGGCTTTTTGGATTGCTGATGGGGGTTGCGGCCATTGCCGCTTGCGGCGACGGCGCGGAGACGAAAGACCTGTTCGGGGCGAGGGTCTGCGTCGCCGGCACGACCATCGAATGCGCCTGCCCCGGTGGCACCAAAGGCGCGCAGTCGTGCCGCGACGACGGGACAGGCTACGAGGCGTGCCAATGCGGCGGAGGAGCTGGGAGTGGCGGCAGCGCCGGGAGTGGAGCAGGCATGGGTGGCTCCGCTGGGACGGGCGGAAGCGGAACTGGCGGCGCCGGTGGCGGCTGCACGCCGCGATCGATGTGCCCGGCACCGGATCCCGACGGCGGGGCGCCGCTCTGCGGCATGCTCGACGACTACTGCGGCGGCAAGCTCAGCTGCGGGTGCGAGTTCGGCAACTGTATCGGCGGCGCGTGCGAATGCAAACGATTGCCGGAGTGGGACCAATTGTGCCGGTCGCAGGCGCGCGGCCCACTTGCGATGCAATGCGCAGTCGGCGTTAAACCGCCGGATGGATGCGAACTAACGCCAGGCGGCTTCGGCTATCCACCGTATAGCTTGTGTTGCAAGCACTAGATTCTGGAATGCCACAGCGTCTGCCATGCCGCGCCGTCATAGTAGAAAGCAACCGCTGGGTTCTCGCCGGCGGTGCCTGTGTTGTTGAGATTCCACCCGGCGACGCCACCGACGTTAACGGTGGTATTTGTATATGCGCTGAAGACGATGACGTCTCCCGTTACGGCGCCAGTTGTGGATAGGGTGTAGGTACGGCCTGCGCCGAGCGCGGGGACAATGAAGAGTGTGCCTTCGTTGATTCCTACGGTGGCGTTGAGGTCTGGCAGGTTGTACCGGCGGAACGCCACCCGCCCCGTTCCGCTCGGCGTCAAGATCCCGGTTAGCGCCACCGGCCCCGCCAGCGCAACCGAGCCAGCCGAAGTGAACGTGACGCCGGCCGTGAAGTTGGTGGCGTCAGAGAAACTTGCCGGCACCGCGCACGTGAGCGAAGACGAATCGAGGATGATGTCGCCCGATCCAATGTCGATCGAGATCGCGTCGACTGTGCCGCCGAACGACGCCGGCACGCCGCCTCCGACCTGAAACCCTATCGCCTGGCTGATCGTGACTTCGCCGAAGAAGTCGATGACGCCAGTGCCAGCGGCGGCAACGAAGTTCTTGTTCGCGGCTAGGGTGAGCGTGTCATTGAAGGTGGACGGATCGTTGAAGACGGCGAAGCCGTTGAACGTCGCCGTCTTGCCAGCTACGAACGCGATGTCTCGGTTGACGAACGTGTCGGCGTAGATGATGAGCTGCGAGCCTAGGTTATCGCCGATGCTGACGTCGCCCTCTAGGTTGGACGGGGCCGTCACCTTGATGCCGAAGGCACCGCCGATTTCGATCAGCGCGGATGGGTTCCATGTCCCACCGCCAGCGCCGTCGATCAGGTCGGGCCAGTACGCGTCTGACGCGTTCATTTGGGCGCTCGTGAGCTTCTCGAGAAAGCCCCAGTTCCCAGGTCGGATTCTTGCTTTTGTCATTGCGCTATTCGCATGGCGACACGTCGCCTAGGAGTCGAAGTACTCACCATCGAGATTGCCGTCCTCATCGAGATAGAACCCTGGTCCGCCACTACCGTCCCACGCCCAGTCAAGAGTGGTCCACGCCGCCATGTAATCGCGCAGGAAGAACTTCAATTGGCGCAGCCGATCAAAAAACTCGTGCTGCGTCATGCCGACGATCGCGTCGTAGCGAACCACACGCACGAGTACGTGCGCGATGCTTGACGTCCACATCGTCGGCTCGGATGGAGTGCCACCTGGCCAACTTGAATGGCCCGTGACGAGGTCGGCATACAGGACATCGATATACGCGCTGCCCATAATGGCGGCCGCCACTTCCTCGATGGTTCCGTAGAGAGATGCGCTGAGCGCAAGAAACTTGAGCGCCACGACGGCGCGGCGCGCGTTGTCAGAGTCGTTGCGATGCGGGCGAAGATCAAAGATGTCTTCCCACCGGCCCAGGAAATCCGTCATCTTCGCCGGATCCATCTGGTTGGCGAGACGCGCGTTTGCGCTCCACACGGCGGCGATGGCGCGGGCGTCCGCCGACGTCTCCGCCGTGACGGTGCTCTCGTCGGTCGTATCGAACGCCGTCCCGAGCCCCTCGTTGAGAGATCGGTAGATGACCAGTTGATTCGACGGTCCGCCGCCGAATCGAAACGGGAATGGGTTAAGACCGCCGAAGCCCATTCATGTCCACGAACAGAAGATAGGGATCGCGTTGAGCGCGTCGGCGGCGCCAGCGGCGTTGAACGTGCGGACTGTCATCGTGTTCGCTGTAAACGCCGACACCTTGCCGCTGCTAAGCGCTGTGTCGATCGTGCTCGGCACGTGCGGGTAGCGAATGTTGAGCGTTCGGAGGACGAGGATCTCGTCCGTCACGGTCGCCGGCCACGTGATGAGGTAGATGCCGGCGGCCGATTGCGTGACGACAGGAATGACGCCGGCAGATCCGCCCCACGTCGCGTTATGGTCGCTTACCGGAATCGACTGCGTGCCGGACGTGTACGTGAGCCCGTTGAACTTGACCCACGCTCGCGCGATCATCCGCGTGCACCCAGCGGTATCGCTCATCAGCTCGCTAGCGGCATCAGCGTCGATCTCCGTCGTCGGGTCTTCGACGGGGCGCTCGTTCGTGTACGGCCCCCCGTACGTGTCGGAGAGCGTGGCTTCGTCGGGCAAACTCATTTGTGGTCCTAGGGAATGCGGTCGAAAAACCCGAGCCTGGATGGCACGAACACGAACGGGCTATCCGCTGTCGTTGCCGGAACGCCGGGCGTGGTCGCCGAGCGGTATAGGTACTGGGCGTCCTCAACCTCTTCGCCCGAGTCGACGATCGGCTTGAGAAGCGAGCCCGTGATGTCGCTCGGCTGTTGTCGGTTGACGAGCGGCTGCCGCGCCGCTTCGGGCACGAGCGCGAGATTGGGATGCCACTGCCCAGGACCGAGGTCGCCGATCGCCGTCAGCAGCGCTTGCGCGTAGACTTCGTGATTCTCCGCGTTGGGAAACACGTAGTCGCCCGCGATGATGCCAGTGAATGGCGCCGACAGCGTAACGGTGATGGCGCCGGTCGTGCCGCCGTGCGCCGTCACGGTCGCCGTGATGATGGCCGCGTTTCCATCGGAGTACGAGACTGGCGAGAACCAAGCGATTTGTGTGACGCCGTCCTGGAGACCGTCGGCGCTTGGCGTCGTGCCAGCCTCGTCCGACGTGAGTATCAAGTGCGTCGAGTCGGTCACCGACAGGACCGTGCACCGCGTCGCTACGCCGTTAAGGATCGGCCATGGCCGCACGTCAACCCATCCGCCGCCTGGTCCGCCGGCGCCGGTTGATTCTGGCAGATCTAGCCCTATCGACACCGATAGGTTTACATTCGGCGTTGCTCCAGAGTCCGTTGGCGTCGTCGTCGTCAGGTTGACGTGTCCGCGCGCATTGAGCTGCGCCGCAACGGCAGCATGCACAAGCGTGCGCACGGTCGCCGACACCTCGCGCGTGAACCCGTTGACGACGTCGTACGTGAGCTCCCCTAGCAAGTTCAGGCCCACGGTCGCGGGGCCGTCGAGCGCCGGGTAAACGAACGCCGCCTTCACGCTCGAGCTTGCAGCTTTCGCCCACGCGATGATTTGCGACCAATTGCCGCCGCCGGCCGGATTGCGAAGGTGCGTGTAGAGCAGCGATCTGCTGTCTTCGTCCTCGTCCGTGTCGGCGCCGCCGATGAGCCCAGGCGACGCCACCGCGGCAAGCGGATCCGCGAATGCCGGCTGGTCGACCCATTGCAGGATGTCGTCTTCGTCGTGGTCTGTCGACTTGCCGGTCGAGACGCCAATGACAGGGATCTCGTCGCCGTCGTCGTAATTGCCGCCGACCGTGACCCGGTAGACCTGGCCAACGTCGTCGATGAGCTGCGAGTCGACCGGGACGAGCGTCGTCGTGCTCGTCGTCAGGATGATGTTTCCGCTAGCGCCGGCCGCAGTGAGAGGCGTCAGACCGTAGATCTTCAGGTGCCGCACCAGCCGCTCGCCCGTGGCGGTGTCTGGCATCATCTGATCGCCCATGATGACGCCGTTCCGGTACGCGGGAACAAGGTTCAACGCGAGTGCGCGGGCTCGCACGTAATGGTCGCTGTCGCGAGTCACGTTCGGGTTCTCTACGCCGCGCAGGATGAGCGCATTTCGCGTAACGCGCAGATTTGCGTTTATTAGATCGTCCACCGTGGGCGAGTAGAATTCGTCGATGTCTGCCATCAGCCAGTGATCGTGACTTCATCGAGCGGAAGCTCGATCGTTAGATCGGTGATTCGAACGCGCGTCACCGTCGGCATTCCGCCGTTGGGTTCGACCGTGATCGAGTCGATGCGGATAAACTCCTGGTCGATGAGCGGCTTGAATGCCTCTTGAACGCGCGCTTCCATTTCTTGCTGCAAGTTGGGCGTGACGTAGCGGGCTTCGTAGAAGCGATTGCCAATGTCCTTGGCGACCGACGATCCCTTCACCATGAGCGCCGCGATCGTGACTAGGTGCTGGACGTCCGGCATGCCCTTCGCACGACCGTAGGAGTCGTACTCGTATTTCGCTCCAGTGCGGATTGGTAGCAACGAGCTGCGGTCGCCGAACTTCAGCTTGCGGCTGCCGCGAATGACGCCGTGGTCGTCGCGGTAGACGGCGCCGCCTGGGATGGGGGCGACCACGGGAGTCCCGTACCCGTATGCGGATAGTCCAAAAGGAGACACGCCCATGCCGCGGGAAGGGGCGACCATCAGGCGGCCGTCCCGTCAGCCAGGACCCAAATGGTCCCGTTCCAGTAGATCGGCTTCCCTGCGCCGGCGGCAAGCGTCGTGTCGAAGTATGTGGTGCCGATGTCGAGGTTGGTGGTAGCTGGCCGCGCGCCTGTGGTGCCGGAGCGCACGATCCCGACCTGCCGCGTCACCGCCGACGCGTCCTTCGCCGAGAGGGCGCCTGCCTTGCTCAAGTCTTGGTAGAGAAACTGACCGATGCCAGGCGTGTCGATTGTCGCTGGCGCGACGTACGCGAGCGCCAGCGGGCCGACGAAGTACGCGAGTGCGACTTGCGGGATGGAGAGCGGTAGGAGGTACGTTGCCTCTACGACGCCGTCGGCGTCGAGCCCTTGCAGGATGACGAGCCACGCGTCGCTTCCGATCGTTGGCGTGAACGTCGGACCCGCAGCGGCTACGTCGGAAAGCACAGCCTCGCTGCCGGCCGGTCCCGCCAGCGACCACAGGTAGGCGTCGTGCGTCGCTCCGACGAGCGCAAGCGTGACGAGTGTGCCGGTGGTGATGCCGGTCTGCGGCGAAGCGAATGACGAGCCGCCTGCGGCATTGACGGTGGTGACGCCTTGCTGCGCGGAGATTCCGGGCACTAGAGTTCACTCACTTTCGGACAAGGCGGGATGAGACCGTCCACGTACAGCTGCACAGTGGCGATCGCCTCTTGGAATGCGGCCACAACGATCGCCACTTCGGCCGGATTCAGCGTCGTTGGCGGCAGTGGAATCGGTGGGAGTTGCGCTAGGATCATCGCGGCAATGTCGGGCAGTTGGCAGCACAGCTTCGGCTGCGACGGGAATGGGAACGCTGGCAGCGCGGGAATCAAAAACGGCAACGGCAGCGGCGGTAGCGGAAACGACGGTAGATCGATACACGCCATCAGGTAACGGTCACGCTGTTAGATGGGATGAGCGCCGGTGACGCGCCGAGCGTTGCTTGAGCCGTGGCGATGGCCGCGATGAGCCCTGGGCCCGGAACGGCTGGTAAGCCAGGAGCAGCGGACACGTAGGCTCCTGGCGCCAGGAGAGCCGCCAAAACTGTGTTCAGCGCGTTGAGGGCTAGAATCACAGGCGTTGCCTTTGCCGCCGCGTCCGCCGCCGCAGCGCGCGGGCCGAGCGCCACGATCGATGCCTCGATCTGAATCATCTTGGCCGACAGTTTCGCGTACGAACCAAGCGAGCTTAGGGGCGCCGGCAGCCCTCCGATGCCGCCCATGTCGAGGCGCGCACCGGAGAACGTGAAAAGGTGGTAGCCGGTCGCGTCGAACGTTTCCTTGCCCCATCCGGCCAACCGAGTGAATGCGGTCGGCGACATCCGTTCGTAGACGGTCTGCCCTGTGCTCAGCCCGGTCGTCGTCGTCATATGCGTGACGGACCCGTCGAGCTTGTAGAGCGTGCACGCTTGCGAGCCAGGGGCATAGACCGTTGTCTCGCCTGGCTGCATGTTGCCGGCGATGTCGCCGGTACGAATGTCGCGCCCCGCAACACCGATGAAACCGGACGACGTTTCGAAAGCAAGGATTTCTGAGCCGACTGGCGGTATCGAAACAATGCCAGACGTCTGCATGAGCGCCACGCGCTCGTCGTGCGCTACCTCGGCTTGCGCGTCGCCGATGCCAAGCATGACGGCGCCCGTGTCCTCGATCTTCGAAGACAGCACGTGAAACAGATCGAACGGTTCGGTCATCTAAAAGAACAGCGCGTTTAGCGGCAACATTTCTAGCTCAGTAGTCGTGCCTGTCTGGCGGCTCTTGCTGAACGTGCGACCCACGATCCAAAGCGGCCCGCTGAATCGAGAGCGGTCGTCCTGCACTGAGACGACCATGTCGATCTGCGGAATCACCCCGTTGTCGAAGCGGTGGCCCGCTATCACGTAGGTGGCGACGAACGCGTGCCTCTGGTGAAGGCTCATCTGACGACGCGCGAAGTTCTGTAGTTGGTCGATCGTCGTGCTCTCGTCGTCGCGCACATACTTCGGCGTAGAAACTAGCGACGCGAATGGGTTGACGAGCGTTACGGGCTCCGCCTTTACGCGTGTCGTCCACTTCTTCAGCTCTTCATGAACGACGAAGTAATCCTCGCTGAATGAGCCGTCTTCCGTGCGCCTCGGCTCCAGGGGTCCAGCGTGCCGTTTCTCAATCGCTGTCAACGGAGAGACCTTGGGCGGCGCCGGCAAGGCCGGTAGCGAGCCGTCTTCGTTGCGAAGCGCGCCTTGTGACCTGCTGAACTTGAATTCCCCTGTGGGGCTGAACTTTCCGGTGAAGTGGTTGTCCAGCACCACCTGCATCTTCGAATGCTGCACTTCGCGCGCAGGAATCTTGCCGGTCGCGATGATGTGGCTCGGTTGATCGGTGCCGTCCCTAACTATGCCGCCGCGGATAATGTTGTTGTTGGCGCCGCCGCGTTTGCGCCGCAGCTCCGCCGCTGGCTCTTGATCGTAGTTCGGTTTCCCAATGATGACCCCGTCGCCTTGCACGTTCGGCCACATCCACAGGCCTTGGCGCTGCATGATGCGGCCAAGAAACTGAAACATCGTCTCGCCACTATGGGGCCGCGTTTTCTGGAGCGACCATTGCTTAAGCGCTTTTGGCGCTGCCGCGCGCGTCTTTCGTGGAACGCTTGAGAGCTTCTTCGGTCTCGCGCCCTTCGGTTGCTTGAGTGCGCGATCCGCCGCAACGGAGCGATTCTCATCGTTGTCGATTGCAAACTTCGTGAATCCGTAAGGCGTCAGGAGGTCTGTCAGCAGGTGTTCCAGCGTTAGCTTTTCTGGGTATCTGCGCTTAGGGTCGATCTCGGATCGGACTACCGGCGCAAACACATCAAACCCGTTGACGACGACGACGTTTCCGGTCATGCGGTCGCCAGTCGTATCGACTACAGCGATGTAGCCGGCGCACTGAGGGGCGCCGTCGATGAGAAGCTGGCATCTCCTACCAGGAACCAGTATGTCAAGAATCTCGTCGGTCAGAACCTCGTCGCCGATGATGAGGTGGAACGCATCAGTGGGCGCGAGAAAGTGGGAGTTGACCGTGTACGCCTTGTATACGGTGATCTCAGTGTCGCCAACCCGCAGCGACATGACGCCATATTCGCCAGCTCCAACGGTCAAGCCGCGACCTTGTAGTACTTGACGCGAGCGCCCGCGGGAATCACCGGCTTCTCGAGCTTGTCGCGATTCAGACGGATCATGTCATCGAGCTTCTGGTCAAGAAGCTGCGCCAGTACCGCAAGCGTCGACGGCACGCGCACGAGGTATTCGCGGATCGCCTTGTGATCGACGGCGAACTTGCGTTGAAGGTCAAAGACCGTCGCGCGCAGGTGCTCCATGCCGTCGACGATTGGCCACCATCGGGTAGCGTTGAACCGCGCCAGCGCGTCTTCGAGTCGGTCGAGTTTAGCTACGATGCGGTGAAAGATGCCGCCGACTTGCTTCGATAGAAGCGTAGCGGTATCCGGGATCGCTTGGAGCGACCGCATCATGTCGGAGAAGGAGACTGGATCCTCCAGGAGCTCCGGCGGAGCCGGGAACATTATGACGATCTGCTCGTCGAGCTTAGACGCGACCGCGATGCCGGTAGCGACAGGCGAGTAGACCGAGATGGATCCAATGAACTCGCCGTCGTCGAGCGATTGCACCCACTCAACGTCGAAGTCACAACCGTCGCGCTTGTTCGGATCGTAGTTCCAATTGAACGTGCGACACTTTACGTTCAGCTTTCCTAGATCAGGGTGAACGAGTTCACCCGTCATCGCGTTGGCGCAAGCTGCCACGAACCTACGAAAAATGTCTGGGAAGAGTGTCTGACCTGCCCACTTCTCGCTCGGCGCTGCCCTTAGGCTATTTCGAAACGGAATCGTGGCCGTGATGACGAGGTTGTTCGCGCCCGTAGCCTCCACGTGGAAGCCGTCTTGGTCTGGGCGCTTGTGCTCGACCATATCGGTCGATCCGGACGTTCGCATGCCGAGGAGAGGAAACGGGATTCCGCGCCACTCGGGCCCGATGAGCTGCTCGAGGACATCAAGCGACGTCGTCATGGGTTACCGCGCGGCGCTACCGCGGGTCGGATCGCCAGGGTTCGTTGGGCCTCCGGTTGGCACTTCGATCGACGCAATCTCTTTCGCCTTCTCGTTCATCTGCTGAAGGCTCTGCTGGAGCGACTGTAGAACCGTAGTGAGCTTCTCCATTTCCTTAGAAGCCGCCACGGCCGTTGAAGACCCCATCGCTGTAGCTTCGTCAGGCGTGACAAGATCCGTATTGACGATCGTGCCCGATGCATTTCGGTGCTTCTTGTTAGCCGCGTCTCTTGCTGCGGACTGAGCGATCAGGCTCTGCACGTCGGCGAGCTTCTTCCGCTTCTCTTCTGGCGTTGCTTCACCTTCGGCGAGCACGTCAGACACTCTGCCCTCTGCGCGCGATTGGGATATCTTGCTGATGCCATAAAGCGCACCGACGCCAACTCCTAAAATGCCGGCGAAGCCAGCAGCCGTGCCAAGTGCCCACGTGCCGACTGCGGCGGCCCCTGCGCCGGTTGCTGTCCCTGCGCCAGCTGCCGCTGCGCCACCAGCAGCGCTCATGCCGGCGCTTCCTATCACGGACGCGACCGATGACGCCGCGGCCGGAACCGTAATGGCCTTGATGACAGCAGTTAGCGCGGCGCCAACGCCTGCGCCAATGCCAGCGGTCGCGATTTCGGCAACCAGCGCTGCGCCGACAAGCGCGCCGACGCCGACCCATGCCGACTGGTTGGTGAAAAACTTGAGCATCGACTCTATAGCGGGGATTAGCTCGATGAGCTTCTCGACCAGCTTCGGGATGAGCGGCCCAAGTTGCTCGTCGAATACCTTGCCAAGTTTCTCAAGCGCTACGTTGATCTTGCGCTGGCGCTCTTCCATCGCTTCGGCCGCGCCCTTGTCGATGGCGGACTGCGTAGGAGTGTTCGATTTAAGAGAACTGAACTGCCCGCGAATCGCAGCTTCCCCTGCCGACCCTCCGCCGGCATTGGCGTACGCTACCTGCGCGCCAATCGCTGCACGTATCGAGCGCTCACCGAAGAGCTCCTTGAGAATCGTCATGTTGCCGCCGGACTTGACGACAGACTCCGTGATGACGTCTTCAGCGTTTCTAAACTTCGTCTTACCCTTGTCTGCGAAAACATCCACGCCGATTGCCTTGAAACCTGACTCGTGCTTGGCCATGTCCGACGACAGACGCGCTACTGACTCCGTCGCCTCTGCCGTATCGGTGGCACCGCCGAGCTTCTTCGCGAGCTGCGCAATCGCGCCGAAGCTTTCGATGTTGCCGGCGAGACCGCCTTCGTATTGCGCCGCACTCGCCGCTAGCCTGCCGCCGTACTGCCCGAGGTCCTTGATGTCGATGGCACCGGCCATGCCCTGTCCGATAAGGGCGCGCATGACCTCCAGCGTCTTCTTCGGATCCTGAAGTTGGTTCTGCACCTCGGCTGCCGTGTTGCCAAGATCGGCGAAGTTCGTGCCGGTCGCGGCCGACATCTTCGCCATGTCCTCGAGCATGTTCCTAGCGGCGCCTAGATCGCCCGTCTTGCGTACGAACTGGTCGAGACCGGCAAGCATCTCCTCTGTGGTGCCGCCAGTCTTGATGGCGGTCGCCTGGGCGAGATCCTTTACCTCTTTGGAACTGCCGAAGCCGCCCTTGTTCGCGGCGCCGCGGAAGATGATTCCCGAAGTAGTTTCATCGCGGATACCCTTGCCAAGCGCGTCGGCGATCGTGAACCCGCCGCCGATCGCTGCGACCGTTCCGGCGATGCGACCGGCCGTGCCGAGTGCGCGGGTAACAGCGCCGCCGCCGGCGCGCCCGAATGAGCGGGCGCGGGATTCAGCATCGCGGACTAGGCGCTCGTGCGCCGTCTTCGACTCCTGAAACGTAGCCTTCTCTGCATTGGCGCGTTTGCGCGCCTCTTCGTTAAGAGAGCGCGTCTTCGCGCGCTCCTTTTCCTGCCAGCTTTTTACTTCGAGCTGATTAACGGCATTCCTAATCCGAATCTGCTCGCGCGCCTCTCGGTCAACCGCACGCGTCGCTTCGCGCGAAGACTTGTCTGCCGCCTTCGCCGTATCCTTGAAACTCTTATCAGCGGCCTTCGCTGCGCGGTCGTGCGCCGACTGTCCGGCGCGTGATAGCTTATCTAGCGAACTCTGAACGTTTCCGATCGCACTTTGTACATCACGGAAGTTTGGGACAGAAAAGAGGATTTCGACCGGGGTCGCCACTCTACGCCACCAGCCTGCCGAGCATCACGTACCAGTGCCTGTCGCGCTTCAACCGAGTGAACCCGTAAGGGCTAAGCATCTCGGCGAGCAATTGATCCAGCGTCATCAGAGGCATTCGTTCATGGGTCTAGAAATGCTGAAAACCCGCTACCGTGTGCTCGATGGGGCACAGGCGCGGGCAGAGTAGTTGCGACAATTGGATTTGAAAGCTACGCGTTCGTCATTCGCTCGTGCTCAAGGTAAGCTCTTCTGGCTGCGTACCAGGCAAAATACTGCCCATCGCTGAGCTCGGACATCGCGACACCAAATGCATGGTCAGGTCGGTCCATTGAGCCAACGAGAGTGAAGCTAAAGGGATGGCCGAGCCGCCCTCCCGAAGACGCTCGATCAGCGCTTCGCGCGCTGGCTCCGACAGAAACGCCGCGATAGGTCCGAGCTCGAGCTGGACGAACTCGTACGCGTTCATCAGCACACCTACCTCGTCGGTCGTTAGCCCGTTGCGCACGTCGCGCACGCTAGCCGCGGTAGGAAACAGCGGAAGAGACGGGTTCTCGATGCGCATGCACGCACGGAACAAGATCTCGCACGCGCACGCGTTCTGGTACACGGGCGAGCCTTCGATGCGCGCGGCAAGCTCCGGGTCGGACGCGACGAGCGTCTTGGCGTACTTGAGCGCCGCCGACTGCGCGGCGAGGATCTCGCCTTGCTTGAGCGGCCGCATCAGCAGCTTGCCCATCGGCTCACCCGTCTCCGGGTCAGCGCGCGGGAAGTCTACCTCTTTGGTCGGACGCTTCTGCGACGCAAGCTTCGTCCAAAGCTCGGACGCTGGAATCTGCTCTTCTTTGGTACCGACTGCCTGCACTACTGCCACTCGGCGAATTCGCACATCATCGTGATGTCGAGCGACGCTTCGCTGTTGACGGCTTTCTTGAACGTGTCATCGGTCACGAAGCCGGTCGTCGTTAGGGAGCGGTTACCGGCAAAGACCGTGAATGCCTGCGTGGACAGCAGCTTCATTACCTCGCCTGGGTCGTATTCCATCTCGACAGCCGGCACGGCGTTCGAAAACGTGATCTCCAGGATGGGAGCGCCTGGCGACATGCCGGCGAAACCCTTCGCCATCGTGAGCTGCACTTGAGCGCCGGTCTTTCTGGCGACCTGGACTGACGTAGCTTGGAGGAGCAGCGCGCCTTCGATGTAGACGGCGGCATTCGTATATAGCTCAGCGGCCATTCGTTGCTCCTCAGGAAGTAGCGGACGAGTTGTCGTCGACCGCGATCATGCTCTGGAGGAGCAGATCGATGACCTCCGCGGGGATACGGAGTCCGACGCGGCTTGTGACGATGGGGTCGCGCTCGACGATCGCGTTGTCGGAGATCTTCTGCGCGTGCTTCAGGTACTTGTTGCCGTACTTGAAGACCTTCTCGGTGATGAGCGCGCGGATCTGCCGCGGCGTGACGACGTGCTGCGCTGGCAGCGGTTCGCCGTCCTTCGGGTCATCGGCCAGGTTCTTGCCGCCGAATCGCTCCGAATACGTGGACAAAAACTCGTCGCACCAACGGTCGAGCACGGCGACGATATGCGAGGAGCGGCTGCGGTAATCGAACGCGGAGCCGTTCTTGTGCTTGGTCGTCGTCGACCAGACGATGTAGGTGCCTCCGTTGGCGCCCGTAACGCCAATCGGCATGAGGCCGTTGTTGAGCGCTGTCTCGATTCCGGTAGTGGTCGGCCAAGCGGAGCGGGTAAACGGGGCCGGGATGCGCCAGATTTGCGACGTATCCTGTCCTGCGATGACGCCGTTGCCGAAGCCGCGAAGGTTGTAGCTCCAAATCTTGTCTTCTTGGATCGCTAGCGTTGCGGCGACGTGCGCGGCAATCTCGCCAGCGGTCCAATCGGCGGACTGTAGCCACGGAATCTGCACGCGGGCATCGTTGATCGCGGCGTTGGCCGCGATGGTGGAGCCGGCCGCCTGGCTGCCGACGAAACCGGCTATGAGGCGCTGGCGGATGCCGGTGAGCGGGAGCGCCTGAGCCTTGATCTGAGCTACGGCATCGTCGAAATTGGTTCCGGAGACGTTCGAGCTCGGGCTGACGATGTAGTAGTAACGGCTCGGCAGAATCGTCGCGAGCGCGTTGGTCCAGCTGTCCTCGGTAGCGCCGCTCGTGAGCGCCGTAGCGACGTTGTTCGGCGTGACGGTGGTAGCGGTCGAGCCGTTCACGATCGCCATGCGGACGCGGATCTCGTTCGCTCGCGGGCCAGTGTTCTTCGACGTGAAAGTGAACGTGTCGGTGACGAACGCGACCGTGACGGGCAGGTGCGTGCGGCTGTTGATCTGGATGACAGCGGCCGCGCCGACTGTGGCAATCAGATCGCCGTTCGCGATCGGCGTGTCGATGACCTCGTCGCCAACCCAGCAGCGCAGAGCAGCCGAACCTGTCGACGTGTTGGACAGGACTACGGTGGTCGTGCCAGGAGTACCGGCTGCGTCGGCCGGGAAGATCATGTAGACGGGCGTGCCCTTGTTGGTCTGCCGGAAGCGGCGCCATAGGCGGTGCGCTTCGGATCCAGCGCCAGCGACGGCAACGACGTCCGTCTCCGACTGCACGGAGGGCGTGGTGTCGGGGCCGTAGATCGACGTGTCGACGGTGCCAGAGCCCGACGCCGTCTTGTTGCCAATGATGAGCGCTACGTATTGATTCGTGCCGGCGCCTGCGGGGCCGACGCCGAGGTTGAGCTCGAGATAGTCGCCGGGTGTAGCCCAGCCGCTCGGAATGCCGGTTAGCTCGATCGACATTGGCTAGGTCTTTCCCTTGCTTGGAGATTCTTGCGCGAGCGTCTTCTGCGCCTGGTGAAACGGCTCAGGCGCTTTCGATGGCGCCTTCAGCTCCGTCAGCAGATCGCCGTCTCGGAGGATGCGGCGGACCTCGCTCATGACTTCGATGCCGTGCTGCTCGACCGAAAACTCCGTCGGCTCTTTGGAGATCGGGTAGAGCTTCTCGAGGTCGGTTTCTTTGCGCTCGAACGCTTGCGCGTCGATGTCGCGGCCTACGTACTGTGCGACGCCGCCGTGAAGACGCGGCACGGGCACGAGCACGCCAGGCTTGGCGCGCACCCGAATGGGTTGCTGCATGTGGCTGTGTCCTCTTTGGGGTGTCGGTCAGACTTCGGCGTTGATGACGTCGACGGGATCGCCCGGCTGAACGGATTCGTCCGTGATCTTTGCGGCGGTGCCGGAGAGCGTTTGGAGACCGGCGTTCGGCGTCTCCATCTCCTGCTCGACCATCACGAGCTCGGCGAACCAGCCGTGGTAATCGAGTTCATTGGAAACATCCCAGCGCCCGATCTCCGACGAGTCGACCTTGCATGACGCCATCCCGGAGTTCTCAAGGATGCGCTCGCCGCTGTTGTAGGCGGGGTCGAACCCGTAATGCAGACGGTTCGTGATGATGTGGCCAACGGAGTTGAGCGCCGGCATCAGCTGAATCGCTTGCGCCGCGCTGAGCGGCGGGAAGATGTACGCGACGCCGATCCGCCAGGTGTTTTGGTCCCAGTTGGCGGTCTTCTGGGTCTTCTCCGCCCGCTTGCGGAATACGGCGAGGTGCGGGAAGTCGAGCTGGTCGACTTTGGAAATGCTCGACGGGTCGACCGAGCTCGTCATCTTGACGACCGCGTCGATGGGCGCGACCGTTGCCGCAGCGTCCACGAGCGCCGCGCCCATGTAGGTCGTCAGAACCGACTCGATGAAGTCGATCAGCTTGGCGACCGACGGATCGCATACCGAGAGAAGTCCGCCGCCCGATGGCTGCGTTAGAAGCGGGTAGCTGACGCCAGCAAAGTTGAAGGCGCCGTAGGGCTCGGTCATCGGTTGAAGCGGGCCGTGAGGTCGTCCACGCGGCCGCGTAGGCCATCGCGAAGCGCCATCTGGCCAGACGCCATTGCGAGCGGCGTGAACGGTCTCGCCTTCGTGCCTGGGTGGCGCACGGAGCGACGGAAGTAGACGGTGCCACCTATCTCGAACCGAAGGAACTGTGCGTTGCGCGCTCGAATCGTATGCGGCGCCGTCCCCTTCTCGATGAAGATGGCGTGTCCGACGCCGTTCGACAGGTAGCCGGAGAAGTTGTTCTGGCGACGCGTCGTGAACCCGCGCAGTAGCGCACCCGTGCGCGTCTTGGTCATCGACGAAACGGCAGACTTGGCGCCCGCTTCGGCTGCCTTGAGCGCGTCATCGATCGAGTCGTTCTGCGCCTTCATGAGTCCGACGAGCAGCTCGTTGAGTGCCCGCTTGACACCGTCCACCTTGACCGCAATCGTCATGGGTTCTCAGTGCCGGTTGGCTTCAGGACCAGGTACCAGTGCAGCGCGTGCATGGTCTCGGCGCCGACCATTGAGCACCACTGCGTCGTGCCGGTCGCGTCCGTGACGCCGTAGTAAACCTCGCGGCCCTGCCCCGCGATCTTCGGCGGAATGATGTCGTCGGCCGTGATGGGGCCGCCGGCGAACGGCGGCGTGATGGGTCCAACCCTGTACTGCCCCGCCTGGTACTTGCCGCCCGAAGCGACGATGTCCTTCTGCGTGACCGCTCGGATCTTGTACAGATTGCCGGCCGTGCCAGCGATGACGGTGTCGACCGTTGTCGCGATGCCAGGCGGGCCCACCTTCGTGCCCGACCATGTCTTGACGCGGACCGTTAGCGCTACCGTGCGGAGCGCGTAATCGTTTGGGTACTGCGTGCGAATCGCGTCGAGCGCGGCTGGCGTGATCGGTAGCGTGCCCATGTCAGTACACAGAGAGCACGGTGCCGCAGTTTTCCCCGTATATGGCTACGCGGACGAGGCTAGAAATCAGCGCTTGAATGTTTCGGTAGTCGAGGACGCGCGCTTCCTGCGTCGTCATCGTGGACCCTGATGGATGCCACTCAATCTCATCTACCTTCTTCAACCCGCCAGTCAGCAGCGACGATGCCGACGACGAGCTACCGCTCTGGATCACGCCCCACGCCTTGTCGGCCAGCCACAGCAACATCCGCAGCCGGCTGACTCCGCTCAGCACGGCGATCGGATAACCTGTCACCGGATGCGCGAATGCGAAGACGGCCGTGAACGTTGTTCCGGTCACGCTCTTGACGACCACAATTTCGGCGAGGTCGCCAACGTCGACGACGAGCTGCGTGTGGACGGCAATGCTCGTCATCGACAGCGGCGTCACGGTTGCGGCGCCGGCGGCAATAACAGTCGTCGAACTGGTCTCTTCGCCGGACGTCAGATACGGCTGAATGACGTCGTGGAAAAGCTCGTAGAACCCGTCTGGTGTCGACGGGTAGGCGCCAATCCCGATCTGACCGTATCCGAGATGAAATCGAAGCGATTCGATCTCGGCAGTTGTCAGTACGGACAGTGCCATCCGCTACCGCCGGCGGCACTGAATCGTTACGGTCTGGACGCCGCCGGCGCTTGTGCTCGCTCCCGCGATGAACAGGAACCGCAACTTGTCGCCGGGGTGCCCGCCGACGGCCGTGCTTACTGCAAGCGCTGGCGTGATCGTAACGCCGTGCACCGTCACGGAGTCGTTGAGCGCCGGCACGTAGGTGTAGTGAATGGCGGCGGCGGCGGCTGCCAACTGCGGGAACCGGTACCATTCCCGCCACAACGTCCCGGAGAACCGTTGCAGGATGACGTCGAGCGTGCCGCCCGTTGCGCCGACGAGATCGGCGTCGATCATGAACGAGTCGTAGGCGTCGAGGCCGGACGCCTCTGCCGTCGAGGCCGCGGTAGACGCAGCAGCCGGCGACGTCGCCGTTAGGATGATGTCCCTTACGGCCATGGCGTCCGGCTAGTTCTGCGAACCGCGTCGCAGGTATCGGTAGACGAGCGTCGCTGTCGAGCTCGTGACGGTGCCAGTCCCCTGCAAGCTTGCGCGGTAGAACTTCCACCCGCCGAGGTCGCCGACCGAATACGCGCGCGTCGCCGAGGCCGTAATGGTCTCCGTGATGACGGCGGAACCGATCGCGAGCGGGTAGTAGGTCGTACCGTCCATGCTCACGTAGTGCCGGATGATGACGTTCGTCAGCGATCCGAGCGTGAAATCGAGGAACACTGAGACTTTGCCGCCCCACGTCACGTTGAGATCGATCCGCTCAGCGGCCACCTCACCTGTCGTGAGAATGGCCGCGGCGCGCGCGGCGATGGCTTTATTAGCTCCACTGGATGCCATGGCGGTCCTCGCTTACTGGAACAGGATGCGTTGAACGCCGCGTGTATCGAGCGCCGTGAAGGCGTGCAGCGCGTACCAGATCGTCTTCGCAACCGTCTGGTAGTTGGTGTCGTCGGCGAATCGAATCATCGGCGACTTGGTGGTCTCGTCTTCCGCGGTGCCGAACCCGACGGCGCCAGGTCCGAACAGAAGAGCTTCCTGCACCGTCACGCCAGCAGGCACGACCTGCCCGTCATCCGGAACGGTGGTGCCTGCGGCGTGCGTCTTCAGGGTCGACACCTCGAAGATGTCGACGTCCTGCACGCTGGCGATGTAGCCGAACAGCTGGTTTCGCCCGTCGCGGTGCGTGTGCGACAGCTCGCGGTAGTCGGGGTCCTGGATCATGTCGACGTTGAACTTCGTCGGCACGAGCAGCATGTAGCGGCCGTTGGGGAATGGCTGCCACTCGCGATCGCTGAGCGCCTTGCGGGCGGCCATGATCATCTCGAGGTTCGCGACGTGGCCGGCGCCTGCCGTAAACGACAACGCGTTCGTAACGTCGTCCGAGTACGTGATGTTGGCGGTCTCGCGGAACTGATCGCGAATGACGGTGTCGAGCCACTTCACGTAGTCGCGTTTGTGGTAGCGCGTAACCTTGCTGACCAAGCTTTCCTTGGCCGCGCGGAACTTGTTGTCAAAGCCCCAAATCTCGTACGGCTTGACGGTATCGTCGGCAGCGCCTGGGCCGATGTACTCTTCGAGCACGATCGGTACTTCTTCGTTCTGAATGAGTTGACCCGACACCGAGATGGCTGCGTCCGTGGCAAGCTTTCGGCCCGCCTTCGTGAACGCGCCGCCGGTGGCCAGGTAGAGATCGCGATCAAACTTGATCGTGTCGCCCTTGCCCTTGCCGTAGTCGTCAACCGCTTTGACGGCGCCCGGGTATGCATCGCCGGCCCGGACGAGCTCGTCGAGATCCGACGGCAGCTCCGCACCCGCCGCGCCTTGCATGGCAAACGAGCGGAGGTTCGGCGCACCAACGGCCATCGCCTGGAGGCTCATGCGAGCGCCAAGTGCCATGCGCGCAAAGAAGTATTGCGGCTCTGGAGTCGTGAGCCGCATTGGCGACATGGTCGACTCCAAGAAGTCGACGTAATTGGAAGGGAGTGTTCCCCTGTTGATTGACGGCATATGGCTGTCCTCGTTGTTCGGGTTGCGACGATGTCAACCGACGGCAGGAGAACGGGGTTCGTTCGCTACTGCGTCGCTGGTCTGGATTGCTCGATGTCGATGGCGTGCGTCTGGTAGAAGATCGCGCCTTGGGTGTCGTTTCTCTTCTTGATGTCGAGATACTCGTCCCACTTCGTGCGGACGCCGCCGGGCTTCGGCGCGTTGGCCGGCGGAGCGGTCGTTACCGGTGCTGGCTTCGCGACCGGCGCAGCTGCTCCGTTCGTGCCAGCAACGGGTGCCGCGACCGAAGCGGCAGCGCCGTTCAGAAAGCCCGCCTTGCGCATCACCTGCATCATGCGGAGCCGCTCTTGCGCATCGCCCTTGGCGACTTCGTCGATCGCAGTCTTGGCGGCTTCCGGCAATCCGGTGAACTGCTCTTCGACCATCGCGCTGACGAGCAACTCAAGCGCGTCGGCCTTGCTGGCCTTCGGCTTCAGCTCGTCGCGCTCTTTCTCTATGCGCTGCTTGTCCGTGAGGTCGGCGTCCTGTTGGTCCTTGGCGATCTTGAGGATCGCCTTGACGTCCGACGGCTTCTCGAACCCGAGCTCTTTCAGCAGTTTCTTGACGCCGTTGGCCTCCGCTTCACGGAGCCGAGCGGTGAGCTGCTCGGAGTTGATACCGACGGGCGCTGGCGTTGCAGCGGGAGCCGCTGCGGCGGGCGGTGTTGCCGCTGGCGGCGTGACACCATTCGTCGCCGTATCTGTCGCTGCCGCGGGCGCAGCCGTACCGGTCGACGCCGGAGCGCCGTTCGTTTCATCAGCCATTTTGCTACTCTCCTACTCGCGATGTCGCTCGCGAGAGCGGTGGAGATGCGCCTTGTCGGCGCTCGCTACTTGTCTTCGTCCGGTTGTGCCCAACGCTTCGCCAGCCACTTCGCCAACGTGACGACTTCTTTAGAGCTCGACGCGATGACGCGATTCGCCAGCGCCTTGAGCGCCGGGTCTTCGATTTCTTCGAGCGCTTTCTTCGCGTCCTCGACGGCGTACTGATGGTGCGATAGCTGCTGCGACGCGAACTCGCGATCGGGATCGCGGTGCGGGTCCTCGTAGCAACCGGGGCCCATCATCAGGCTTCCGTGAACGCGACGAGAATCGCGAACGGGCGCGACTGCGCCGGGATTGCAGCGGCCGCAAGCTCGGTCGTGAAGTCGCCGTCCGTAATTTCGAACGTGACGTCAGCCGACGAGATGGCGACCGTCTTCAGTCCCATGATGGTGCCGGGCGCGCTCGCCTTGGCGGCAGCGTTGCCAGGCATCACGCCGATCATCGTAACGGTCTTGCCGTTGCGTCGGCTGTTCTGAATGAGCGTCGGCACGCCAACGAGCGAACTGTTGGCCGATTGGTCGTACGTGCCCGACATCGTGAAGAGCACGTTCGCAACCTGCACAGAGGTCACGGCGTCCGATTGAAGCGTGTTGACCGTGTGCACGGTTCCGCTGGTAAGAGCCATCTTGGAATCTCCTCAGGTCAGCGCGGTGGCGCTGGGTTACTTGTCGTCGCCCTTGTGGGATTTGTGGAAGGAGTGAGCTGCCTTGTCGGCAACAGCCGCCGCTTCCTTCTTGTCGGCTGCGGCTTCTTCCTTGGCGTCTTCACGAAGCTCTCGCTTCGTCTTCACGTGCTCGTCGTCGGCCGTGCATTCCTCTTGGCCGTTGACAGGATCGACTGCCTTCGAGACGCCCGGCGCAACGATGCGCGCGCCCGTTTTGGTGCAAAAGTATGCCGGCATGTTTGCCTCCGATGTGGGTCAGTGAACTGCGGAGATGGTTTCAGTACAGCGGCACATTGCATGCGCGCTGCCAGGCTCTTGGCCGCCTGGGTAGGATTCGCCGACGCGGACCGATGTGCCGTCTAGGCCGCTGCACACGTCGCACGTGCGCTTGTCGAGCGTCGCGTCCCACGTCTTCATGAGCACGACGCCGGCCCGCTCGGCGCGGCGCTCGACCTCAAGTGTCTTAGCCGCGTTGAAGGCTTGCGCGTTCTCCGTAGCGGCAATGCGCTCGAGCCGGTACGCCTGCTGCTTCGCGGCCTCCGCGATTGACGCCGCTTTTTCCGTTGCCTCTGTCTTCGCGAGCGCTTCGCCGTACGAGCGCGCTACTGCTTGCGCCCTGCGGATGTCGACCGCTTCTGCTACGTAGCCGGCGGCGTGCTTGTCGAGCCCGAAGAGCCCAACTGGCAGCTCTCCGCGGATGGCCTCGTTGACCTCCCGCGCTGCCGCCGAAATACCCGCGTTGCTAGCGTCGATTCGGCCCGCCAGCGTGGCGGTGAAGACGCCTACCTCGATGCCGTCACGCTTTCGCGTCGGCAGCAGCAACGCCAGCGCTACCGCCAACTCCAGACGCCGCTTTGTCCGCTGCTCCGCCGCCAGCATCTCCTGGTGCGTTTGCGTTGCTGCCATTCATGCTCGAAAGGGCGTGTTCGATCGACAGCTGCTTCTTCGACTCGTCGTCCGCTTCCTTCGTGAGTTCCTTGACGGCCGCGTCGACATCGTCAATGGCGAAGTACGAAGCGATGAACTCCGTGGCCTCGCGCGTCGGGATGATCTTCGCCTCGCGCGCCTTCGCGACAGCCTCTACCCCGACCTTGATCTCGTCGTTGCTGGGGCTCATGTAGTCGCCCCAAATCGGCACGAGCTTCGGCGGCACCCAGACGGTCTCGCCGTCGAAGTTGACGTTGCGGCGCGACATGATGTCGGCCACCTGCTGCGCGCCCGGAAGTAGAATGCGCTCGCCGCCCAGGATGGCGGTCATGCGCAGCATCATGTTGAGGATGCACGCTAGCCCGCTCTGCCACCAGGAGGGACGTAGGTCGTCCACCAGGCTGAAGAGGTCCTGGAACACCATGGCCAAAAACTTGGCCGACATGGCGCCGTGGCCCGCTAGCTTGGTCGTGTCGACCAGCACCACCGACATCGCTTCCAGCAATCGGCTGCGGATGTCGACGACGTGTTCGGTCGCGGCCTCGAAAGCCTTGCCGGTCGTCTCGAGCAGCCCGAGCCGCACGTCCTTGCCGCCGTACGACCACATCTGGTCGGGGCCCGTGGGACGCGCCGGCACCGTCTCGGCGGCTCCAAACGGTGGCGCACCGGGCGCGCTGTACGGCATCGTCGGGTAGGCCTGCCGGCCAGATTGGCCGGGTCCGTCGCCCTCTTCGACGCCCGTCTCCCACGGCTGCGGTACACCAAAGATGACGATGCCGCGGTGGCGCTGCGAGAGGGCGAAGTTGAGCGCGTCGAACTCGTCTTCGAGATCGGCGTAAATGCTGATGCCGTCGATGTCGCCGCTGCACTGCTCCGCCATGTTGCGGATCCAGACGACCGGGCAAAAGCCCAAGCCGTGCGCCTTCGACAGCGCTTGGTTGACGACGAAGTGCGGTGTTTTGCCGTTGTCTTCTGCCGGCGTGTCGTCGTAAACGATGACAGCATCGGCCGTGAAGTCGCGGCGGAAGAAGTGGTCTTTGTACTCGGGCTTCCCGTTCTTGTCGGGAACCATCTTGGAGAATCGGTAGCACCAGACGAGCGACTCGACGTCGCTGCTCGGGTCGTCGTTCTTGAACTTGGGCCAGCAATCCTTCGCGTGCGCGAGGTCGATTGCGAACTTGCCCTCACGGACCGCCAGCATGGCGACTGCCGTTTTCGCGCTGAGCCCGTGCCGCAGCAGCGTCCGCATGGTGGGCCGAAGCCCGCACTGCTCCGTCAGCTCCGCGATGTAGCTGGTCGCGGCGGCCGCGTCCTCCTTCGAGAACTGGAGGCCCGCTACCGCGTCGTTTGCGGTCGCCTCATCGACCTTGACGGTGGGGTATTTGCCCTCGCCGAACGTGTACCGTACCGCCTGCTGCACTGCTGCTTTCGGCAGCGGGTAGATGACGCACGGCGCGCGCTCGCGCAGCGGAACCGCTTTGCCGCTCGAGCCGCCAACCTTGCGACCGGTCCAGAAGTCAGGACGGTCGCGGTACTGGGTGCCGTCATAGTAGGCGCACAGGCGCGCGATCGTGCGGTACCGCTCCGTCTCGCTGAAGAACTGCGGCGCGATCGGCGTTTGCACCGGAGCGAACGATACCGACTCGGCGGCGGGTGCTTGGGTTTCGGCCATGTCGGGTTGGCCCGTGGGCCGCTAGGAGCTGCGTTCTTCGAGGCTTCTCGTGTTGCGCTTTCCCGCCCTGGACCGTGGATCGAATCGGTTAAACAGGCAGTAGCGCAGGGCGTCGATCGAATGGTTCCAGCGGTCGAGAATGTCTTCGAGGTAGCGGTCCTTGTCGCGCGGGTCCGCTTTGCGGCGATACTTGCCGAGCTCAGCGATCAGGTTCACACACTTCGGCGAGACGTAGAGGCGAGCGAACCGCGAGCCGTCCTCACGCTCGCGAATGACGAAGCGATCCGCAACGGCGTTGATGCCGTCCTCGATCGAGTTGTCGACCTCCTGCACGCGCGCGCCGGCATTGAGCCGATAGGCTTCAACGGTGCCGGGTCTCGACGGGTCGCCGTAGAATCGGTGGTTGGGGTACCAACCGGTCCAGCGCTTGAGCTGCTGGGTCCACCAGCCCTCAAGGCGGTGGCTCTCGTAGACTTCGTCAATCACCCAAGCGGTGGCGTCGTTCCCGTGGCCAATCACGCCGACGAGAAGCAAGCACCCTGGGTCCTCGGTGCCGTGGTCGCACCCGATGAGAATCTCTGTCCACGTGACGTCTTGCGGCGGTGAACGGACATGAAAGCTCTCGACGAAGACGTCGCCAAAAACAAGCCCCTCTGCGGAATCTGGATCGGCGAGCCACTCTCGCTTGAATATCGACGGCGGCGTTGTTGCCTTGGCTTTCGCCACGGCAACAGGGTCAACCGTCTCAGGCGTATCAACGTATGTCGCCAGAAACGGATAGATGCTGGCGTAAGCCTTGGTCTCTTCCGGAGACAAATCCGGAACGGCTTCGCCGCGTCGAATGCGCTCGCCGAGTCTGCCCCACTTGAGTGTTCTAAACCACAGACCGTGACGCCCACGCGTGGGCGTGCCGGCGATTAGTTCCTCGCCAAGCGACCACCGCGCGCTAAGCCACGGTATGGCCACCGAATCGTAGACGGATGTGTCGACGTCGTCGCCTTCGTCGACAACCAAAATGTCTGCACGGATCCCTCTGGCGGTCTTGGAGTTCGCGTCAGCCGCGGGGAACGGCATCAACGTCGACCCGCCAGGAAAATCGATATGCCAGGTTGCGCGGTTGACCTTCCCGCCCAAAAAGCCGTATTTTCCACCTGGCTCAAGATCCTGAAGGATCGAGGCCCCGTGGACATCAACAAATTGTTTTCGAGCCGGCATTAGCCATGCGATGCGAACACCGCGAAACGGCTCCTGCGCCTTCGTTCTAAGCTTCCCGTCCCATTCCGCCACGCGTAGCCAACACACGGTGCGGAGAAAGTGAGACTTTCCAGTCCCTCTTCCCCATCCGAGAAAGATGGTCCGGCGCTCGCCCATCGCACAGAACGCGCGATGCTGTGGACGGTTGAACTTGACCCCTACGTCGACGGTTGGCAGACGCCGACTCCGCGACTGACCCAGTCAAAGACTAAACCGTCGCGCTTGGAACTGTTGCAACTGCCGCACGCCGGAACAACGTTTTCGCAGTCGTGTTGTCCGCCACGGAACAACGGCCGAAAGTGATCCTGCGTCGGCCTGTCAGTTGCGACCAGGCAATATGCGCACAGACCACAGAACTCGTCCAATCTGCCGACCCAATCGAAAGCAGTGAGTTGAGACGATGACCCGGCAATGCGGGCTCGACGGTTTCGACACGCCGCCTTAACGTTCTCCGGATGGCGAGCGGCCCAATTCTTGGCCGCTTTACGAAACACCTCTCGGTGTGACTCTCGCCACTCGACGATCTTGGGCTTGTTGGCCTTTGCCCACTTTGCAAAGCTGGCTTTGACCTTGGCAGGGTTAGCGGCTCGCCATCGGTCACCTAGGGCCCGCATACGACCCGGGTTGGCCTTTGCCCACTTGCGTTTGCCACGCCGAGCTGCCGTTGGATCAGCCAAGAAGTGGGCGCGATTGTCTGCGTTCTTACAAGGCTTGCATCGAGACGACAGGCCGTCTTTCTTTTGCTTGTCTCGATAGAAGTCTGACGCGGGTTTCTCGGCAGCGCAGCCGGTGCAGCGTTTCATGACTCTGGTTTAGCAGGGTCATCGGGCCCCACCACTGTGATTCTGACGTCCCTGGCGTTTAGAACCTCGCCGCTCTTCTCCGCCTCGAACCGCGCCAACGCGTGCGCGTTCTTCTCAGCCTCCAGCACCAGCTTCCCGTAGTCGGGCCGCTTGTCGATGATGGTGACGTTGGCGCCTTCGCCTACGACTTGCGGCACTTCGCTCTTCGCCAAGAACCGCTTCAGCGCCTTCTCGAGTACGCGGTGGCGAGCAACTACCGCCTCCTCCAGGAATCTCGCGCGTTGAACGCGGCGCTCTTCGGCGAAGGACGCGTCCAGCTGTAGACGCTGCGCTATCTCCCTACCGGTACGCTCGGAGATGCCGACTTTGCGAGCAGATTTCGAAGGATTGCCGCTGCAAACGTAGTCTGCGCGGAACTCCGCAATCGTCTCTTCTGATGTAGGTACTCCTGCCGGCACTTTGCTTCTCCCTTTACGGCCTGTGTCGCCAGGTCGAGGCGGTCGGGAGGCGCTTTCGCGCGGTTACTGGGTCAATTCACGTCTGGCGTTTCCACCAGTCGTACATGTGAGCTTGCAGAATCGAGACGGCGCCGATGAGCGTCGAGAGACTCTGTCGCGGTCCGGCGGCGAATTGATTGCCCACCGATCCGTCAGAAGTCTCGTACGCCAGCGCTATCTGCGTGATGTCGCCGCGCTTCGCCTGAACTAGAAGTTCTTCGAGCGTCTCAACCACGGTCGGTGCCGATGACTTGCCGTCACCATCGACCGCCGTGAGCTTCATCACACCCCGCAGACGACGACGAACACGATGGCGAGCAGCCAGAGCGGGAGGGCGTCGAGGAGGCGGGAGATCACGAGGTGAACTGCCAGCCGACGAGCGCGTCCTGCGTGTACGAGCAGATGCCGTTGATTGGCGCCGCACACCCGGTCGTGTTGTCGGTTTGGCTGACCGTGATGGTCGCCCAAGGCTGCTCGATCCAGCTTGGCATTGGGTACGTCGGTGCCGGCCAAGGCTGCGGGTACGGCATCGGGTAGAACGGCACCACCGGCGCAGCGCTTCGGCCGCAGTGCGGACAGTAGCCGCACGCCGGGCAGGTTTGCTGCATCGGTCCACCGGTGAACATTGCGCCGTCCGTGTTGATCATGTAATCACTTAGCCGGTTCCTGCGCTGGAATCGAAAACTCTCGGCATGTGCAGTTGAACTCTTTGCACCAGCGGGGTCCGCGCGCATGCGGTGGATACGCGTGCCGGCGACCCTGGTGGCCGCACTCGGCGCAGTCGAGGTCGAGAACGTTTGGGGTGTCGGTCGTCAACGTTTACCGCGCCGTTCTTCGCTCAGCCTGACCGCGTGGATCTCGGCAGAACTACTGCGCTGCCGAATCGGGATCACGTTCCCGGCGCGTTCGGCCTTCGGCTTCTCGCCGAGTCGGTCGGGGTCGTCGTAGAGCATTTGGCTGAACTCTCGCCAGTCCTCTTCGCCTTCCAGGGTTGCGACGCCGTCCGCTGCCATCCGCTCGGCGAGTGGCCGCTTGGGACGGCGATGCAGGACTTCGGGCTGCCTGGGGCTTGGGACTAGGCGGAGGTGGTTCAACTGAGTTACGAGGTCGTTTCACTGGCGCGCACACCGCCTGGGCGGCCGTTACGCTTGGAGGCTTGCCTCCCGGAAGTTGGTGCACCGCTGCTACCCGTCAGGGCCTAGGCCGTTTTCGCGGCTGCTCGCTGGCGCGTGAATGCTTGGCGTTTTCGCTCACCGGTCTGTCCGGGAGGCAACGCGCGAAGCATGACGCCAATGGTGCGCCGAAAAACTGAGTTATCAAGCCCCACGGTGCGTCACCTGAAAGATTCTTTGGAGCCAATCACTCGGCTTTTCCGTTCGGCTCGGGACTGAATGGGACACCTAGCTCCCGCCGCGCGACCATGCGGGCCTTGTTCCACGCGATTTTCTGACGGCCGCGCCAGTCTCGCAGCGCCGTCGGATAGGCAATTACGGAGTCGCAGTAGGCCCAAACTGGGAGCGGATCCTGCTCCCCTCGAGCGAGCCTATCGGCGAGCCGCTGGACGGTCTTCACGCTCGTTCCCATCGCGGTGGCGATCTGTTTCCAGCCCGTAAGCACAAGCTCGTCCTGGTCCCGGTCGGGCGGCTTCAAGCGACCTCCTCGCCGGGCTCGTCGTCATAGCCGAGACTGACCACCTTTGGTGCTCTCGTTCTTTTCTTTGGCTGCGCGGCGGCATCCGCCTCCTCTGCCGTCTCATCGGCTTCCCGCATCGCCTTCGGCAGCTCCGTTACGGCTTCGAACGCCTGGATGGCCTCGCTCGCCATCTTCTCGGCTTCTTCTCTGGCCAGTTCGATGAACTTATCGTTCTTTTCAATGCGCCGCAGAATCCACGTTTCCAGCGTGACCCGCTTGTGTTCGGCTTCCTTGGCCATCGCGGTCGCGTGGGCGCCCGTGGTTCGGTCGAGCCGCATGCACAGGTCGGCGAGCTCGTACCCCCACTTCGTTTCGATCTCCGGCGCGTATCGCCTAGGCACGCAAACTACGTTCAACACGGCGTAATGGGTCGGGTGCTCTGCCTTCAGACGCAGCATTCCGGCGTGCACACGCCTGTACCGGCGAACCGCCCTTAGCTGATCGTCCGTTGTCTTGTCAGGCTGCATGCAGCCCTTGGTTTGGCGGCTACTGCCAGGACGAGCCGCCGCGCCTCCGGTCGTTCGCATGATGTAGTCCACCAGCTTGAGCAGCTTCGGGTCTCTCTTGGCGCGGTCTTTCAGCGCCTCGAAATTGTCCCAAAGCGCCACAAGTGGCTGCCCAATCGTTTCAGCCTGTGGCTCGATGCCGTGAGTCCTGAAACCCATCTCTAGCTCGCACCACCGAAAATAGAAGACCGCGTCCAACCCGCCCCATGATGCGTACAGCCCTGGGAATCTGCGCGCTTGGTGCCGCATCGGCCGCTTCTTGCCTTCTTCGCTGTGAACCGCGGACTGTTCGATCGCGGCTTTCTCTCTTGCTGCTCGATTACCCATCCGAACCTCCAGTTACGCGACCAGCGCGTCACCGATTTGAGACAACCGAATAAGCTACGTACGCTCTTCCCTCCGAAGCCTTGCCGCCTTCGACCTGCCCGCTGCGACGCGCGCCAACAACCCTTCAAGCTTCGCCGGCTCAGCGCCGAACCAAAGCGACAGACTCTTCACGTTCTTGCGCGAGTTACAGCTTCGGCACGCTGGCAGGATGTTGCGCCACACGTTTCGGCCGCCAGCGGCGAGCGCCTTAACGTGATCGCGCGTGAGACGATTTGGCGTGGCTTCGCAATAGACGCACCTGAAGTCGAAGGCGCGCTGGATGGTTAGCCACTCGTCATCTGTGACTTTCCAGCCGCGCTTCGCCTGCGCTTGCAGCGTCTCGGCGCGTTCCCGTTTCGACCCGAGCCAGCCGCGATCAAGACACAGCGTAGCCGTCGGACTCCGAAGCGTGTCTCTGACGGCACCGCCAGGCGCAACCATGCCGACGGCGTCTTCGTCGGCCATCCATTCGGCTACCTGATCGATCATGCACCTGTCACCGACGTTGAAGTAGTCCGGCGACTCACGCGGCACGATCTCGTCAAAGCGGACCGTACCTCTTACGTTCTCGATTGCTGCCATCCACTAACTCCCGCCCCGCGCCAGCGCGGAGCCGTCTGCGAATACCTACTTCTTTAGCACAGCCATCTCAACATCTACTCCACGCCTGCCCTGTCCCGACCAGCCATACCTCGCCAGGCCGAACCGAACCCGGCCGCGCCTAGCCTAGCCTGCCGCGCCAAACCGAGACCTGCCCGGACGCGACTCGCCGGGCCCTGCCCAGCCGTGCCACGCCTGCCATGCCGCACCAAACCACGCCACGCCGTGCCTAACCGTGCCCAGCCGCGCCTGCCACGCCCAACCATGCCAAGCCTCGCCGTGCCCGGACAAGCGCCGCCGCACCGGGCCGAACCGTGCCACGCCTGCCTTGCCCTGTCGCGCCGAGCCGCACCTAGCCGGGCCGCACCCTGCCGCGCCGAACCATGCCTGCCTTGCCATGCCATACCGGACCGAGCCTTGCCCAACCGAACCGTGCCTGGCCGCGCCTGCCTTGCCTGCCACGCCGCGCCTGAACATGCCAAGCCATGCCCCGCCGGGCCCTACCTTGCCTGCCCCGTCTGCTTTCATCCAACGTCCGCGATCGCCACGCTGGCCAGATATTCGTTGAGCGCCGCCTCAAGGTCTTGGACCAGTCCCGCGACCTCGGTAGATGTGTTGCGACTGCGCGCGAGCCACGCGAGCTCGCCGACGGCATTCTTTACCATCCGGATCTTGTGACCTAGCGCGTTCGCAAACATCGGATCGTTCGCCAAGACGTCGTCGGTTAGCACACGGCTTCGTGTCACGCTGCCATCGGTCTTGACCAACCCATTTGGGACGTAGATGAATTCCGGGACGCGGCGTTGTTCGTCTCGGTTCCCGTTTTGCTGCCCGATGTCGACCGTGCGGATGCACCGGATCATGTTGCCAGTGACGGTCACGCGTTGCGCGCGTGCCGCCTTCGCGTCGTCCCAATCGTAGAATTGGCGTAGCGGGTGATTGGGCGTTTTCTCCACTCGGTCGAATACGAGCTCCTTGTCGAGTGACGCGACGTCCGTCTTGTTCGCCTTGGCGATGCGCGCTAGCTCCGCGCCGATGATCTGCGCTTCGTCCTCCGAGTAGCCTGACGCGACGTATCTCTTGGCCATGGGCGGCGCCGGCGGCGACGCCTTGGTTATGTGTTTTTTCATGCCTCAACCTCCGCTTGCTTTTTGGTCTTCTTCCCATTCGCCTGACCGTTGACGTGACCGGCGACGGCCATCGCCTTGGCGGCCACATCGGATTTGACCTCGCCCATGGAGAACGCCCGCAGGAACTCAGGCGGAATCTTGTACTCCTCCTCGGGCACGGAGTTCTCTTTGAGGATGCGCGCAATCTGATCGTTGCCCAGGATCTCGATCGTGAACGTCCCGTACTCGCCGCCGCGCTCTGGTCGCATTTCGCACAGACCTATGCAGGAGCCAGCTCCTTCGAGCGCCGCCACCACCTTGTCAGGCGTCAACGGGCTGTTAAACTGGACGACGATATCGAAGTGATATCCCGCCGGGATCACGGCGCGGGCGCGCATGTCTGGGGAGCCGTTATTCGAAGCGATGCGGCAATCCATTTCCATCGGCTTCTTCGTAACGATCGGAGCCGTATAGCCGACGACACGAAGCGAACGCTTCAGATCCGCTTTGGTGACAGCGCCCTCGGTTGCGATGGCGCCGTCGATCGTTGCTGCCTTCACGATCCGACAAGGCATCGCGACCTTGCCGTTCTCGTTACGATGGTACGATTGCTCGTATTCTTCCGTGAGATCCTTGGCGCCTCTCGGCTGACTCTGGCCTACCGCTTTACCAACCATCTGGATAATGGCCTTGGTCGTCCAGCGGTGCATCAGGAGCGGCGACGTGCCGACCACTCTAATGGCCAACTGAACGCCGACGGCTCGGCGCTTCTTTAGCGCCTCGGAAGCCTTCATCGCCACAGTCGCCTGATCCAACTTCTCACTGCTCTGCGTTTTCTTTCCGAATGCCATTGTCGTTACCCTTCCTTGCCCTTTGGGCCAGACTTGTAATGCCACGAACTGAACGTTTCAGTTAACCATTGCCAACATCACGCGCCATACGCGCAATGCACAAATCGACATCTCTCCCTACTTCCTCTCCGCTTTCGCCAGCTCCAGTTCGACCGCGGCAACGTGCCCGATGAGCTTGCCAAGCTGTGCACCGATTCGCGACACGAAGCCGAGACGCTCTAACACCCTGCACTCAGGCATATCGGCCAGCAGCTTCACCATCGTTTGGATGTCGGCCGAGACGAACTCTAGTTCGCCATCCGATAGACGTTCAGGCGGCGGCGCGGCGGTCATCGCTTCTCCCCCACGCCCGCGCTCTTCTCGTCGGCGACGACGCCGCCTTCCGCCTTCACCTCCAACGCCTCCAGCGTGCGCAGCAGATCCTCGTGCTCACCCATGAACACACGCAAGGCTTCGTTGAACCGTTTCTTACCGGCGATCAGCTCCGCCATCGCTCTCGGCGCCCGCAGGCCCCTCGTCTCGCATTGCAGTCGATTCATCAGCCGCGCGGTCTCGCTCCACCCGAGAACGTGCGCGAGTGAATGCAGGATCTGAACGGCGCGCTCTTCGTCTTGGTCCAT